GTGTTCCACGTTCACGAGCCATGTGGCGCATTTCTGCCTGTCGCACATCTTCGCGTGTCATTCCAAGAGCCGAAGCAGTGTCCATGAGCGATTCTCCACCCATGCGGCGCTCAAATATCTCCCTGTCGGAGATGCCAAGCTCCTCTTGATTCTTTCTCTTTCCAGAAGACAGATTTCTTGCTTGACGATTGTCGTACTGTGTTTCTAGATAATCCTGGTATAGCTGTGACGCAGCGTACGCAACATCTTGAGTAAATCTTTCTCCACCAGCACCATACTCGTTGATGTACTCATCCCGTGTTTCGCCGTCAGTATCCATCCAATGGTCAAGGATTCTCTCGGCCTCCTTATCGGTGTGGCCAATCTCTCCCAATTCCCAAATCTGGTCTTTTCTTATTGTCGTCTCTGGGTCTTCCCCTGGTGTATACAGGCTTTCCCCACGACGACCCCCACGACGGCCCGAGCTGAGTCCTCGTGACTCTGAATTAGCAAATTGTCTTTGTCGTATTTGTCCTAGTTCACGACGAAGCCTGGACTTGTACTCATCTCCATGCCCCCTGTATTCCAGGCTCGACAAAATCTGTCTTGCTCTTGCTTCGTCTCTTGCTGGTTGCATGGCTTTTAGCTTTTCATCAGCCAAATCGTAAGCAATATCATCATCGACTTTGTTGTCGTCAATTTGTATAAGGGTGAAGCCTTCGTTTTCTTTATCGTTTTGCTTCTTCCACATATCTTCATCTGCAATCAAGAAGCCAGTTCCGTTGTCGGTATCGAAAGAAACTTCATAACCGTCATTTAAGTATTCTGGAGTATCCAGTAGATTGCCATTTTCATCGTGGGTAATCACGATGTCTATGCCACCAGCGATAGGTGTAGGAGTGTCTCTTCTGGAGCTGTATTCACTCTCTCTGAGCTCGATGTCGAAATCAGAGCCATCAACAATGACGCCTCGTCTTCCGTCGTTCAGGGTTACTGTGTTGCCGATAAAATCGGTTCCATTTGCTGAAGATATGGTGTCCAGGTCGACTAGGTAATCGTCTGAGAATGGGCCACTATCATCCCATCCACCGGTTGCGAACTCTGCGTCAATGTCTCCGCCGTACCCATCAAAAGATGCTGGTTTTGAATCTCTGGACATTGCATCATTTAGTGCTTCTTTTCGGCCAGAAGAAAGACGAGAACCATCAGTGTCTTGATTTTTTTCTCCTGCAATGAATTTCTTTATGTCGTCAATCGAGATGTTCCCAGTCATGTCTTCGTAGTACTGGTCGATAACATCTTGCTCTGATGGCACGACGTCTGGCTCTGAGCCATACGGTCCAACTGGTTCAAGTCCCCAATCGGTTCCAAGTCTTACATCTTCCAGGTCGTCAGAAGTTGGCGCTCCATATATGGCGTCAACCACTTCTTCCTTGCCATAATCGTTGTATACATCAATTATTTCGTTGTGAGTTACGCCTGTATCAGGGTCAACATAGTCTGGGTGTATTTCAGGATTTTTCTCTAGTAAGTCGCTAAAAAACTCGTCGTTATCATTGAGTGTTAATTGGTTGTTTCTGTCTCTTTTTGCTTTTCCAGTATTCCAGTCGCTATCCCAGCCACGATTCCTCCACGCATAGGTGGCTTGAAGGATGCCCTTCTTTTCGTCATTGTCAAGATTTTCCCATGACCGCAATTCTGGAGTTTTATCGGAACGACCAGAAGAAAGGCGTGAAGAATCAGGCATATACTCATCAGCACCACTCATGCTCTCAATTATCTTGTCGTAATCTTTTTCTGCCCATCTCTTCGCAGCTGAAGGACTGCTGAATGTTCTATCGACATCTTCATCAAGTGCGTTTTGTCCACCATTTCTGTAGATATCAGAGAAACGGGTTATTGAGTACTTACCCTTGCCCTCGCTATTGATTCGGTACATGCCGTCAATATCTGGCGCGTCCATCTCAAAACCGTCTTCTGTTTCTGTCCAGTTATTTGTTGGGGTTTTCCCATAAAACACGTAGTCGTCTATGACGTCTCTGGCACTCTTTGGCTTCTTTTTGCCAGAAGAAAAACCAGGTTTTTCTTTTAGAGTTCCATCAGCATTAGCGAGAAATGTTTCTTTACCTTTATTTCTCTTGACTCGGTCGAGACGCCTCTTCTCAATTCCCTCAGGCGAGAAAAGTCTTTCTCGTGCTGCTCTCGCTCTCTCGGTTCGTGCAGCCATTTCCTCATTGGAAACCCCTTGAATATCAGCTAATGCTCTTTGACGAGCCCGCTCTTCGGCTCTTTCGGCAGGAGTCAGACCTTCGTCTTCATCATCTTCTGCATCCTCGTCAATTACGTCATCTTCAATAACGGGTCTTGGTTTATAGTTCCCGTTTTCATCCCACATTAGGAGGGATTCTTTTCCGTCACCCTTCGCTTTTGCTCTCTCGTAATTGGCAGCGCGACGCAGACGGCGCTCTTCTTCCCTCTCCTCCGGGGTTGGCTTCTTTTTGTCACCAGAAGAAAGCTTGCCTTCTGAATTGAGTTTGCGAAGTTCCTGAAGGTCTGGTCCTTTTTCTGTCCCTGAACCACCCTTCTTTTTTTTCTTCTTCAGCTTGTCAACATCCAAAAGACCAATGTCATTTAGGTACTCGTTGAGGGTGGCGATGTCTTCTTTTGCCCAGTCCTGCGTGTCTGGGTACTTGGACTTAACATCTGCTCTCAGGGCTGATTCAATTCCGTCCCAGTTATCTGAGTCATCTCTGCTGTGTGCATCAAGATAGGCACTAACTGATTTTGCATAGCTCGAATACCAGTTACTGTATTCATTGGAAGCTTTTTGCTTCTCGTTAAACTTTTCAGGACGCTTTCTTACAGAGTCGCCATTCCACATAACACGTGCTTGGTTGACTCCGATTTCGCGACCACGGAGATAGTCAGAACTTAAATTGTTATCTGCGTTGTAGCGTGGAACTTCTTCCCAGCCAAGACCCTGCTCATCCCATGCTTTAGCGATTGCTTCGTGGTCTACGCGCTTCTGATTTTCTTCAGCATTTGGGAATTGCTTTTCCATGTCGGCAGAACGGTCTGCATGGCGACGCTCATTACGCTTGCCAGAAGAGAGTTTTTCTGTATCAGCAAGTTCGGCTCGCTGACTCATCTGCCTCTTTGATGGCTTCGGTGAATTGATGGAGCCAGGACCAGAAGGCGTTGGGTCGGGTTGTTCCCATGGCGTGCCGTCGCCGACCATGCTGTTTAGGTTTGCGTCTTCGACTGTTCTTGGGTCCCAGCCTGGAGGCGGATTTATACCGGAACCACGAGAGCGCCGACCCCTTTTACCGCCAAGATTTGGTCGGTCAATTCCTCGGCTTGCAATCGCACGACCGATACGGCGGCCAAGTGCTTTTTCTTCTATTTGCTCAGAAGCTATTTTTTTTTTTAGAAATTCATAAGCAGAAGATGCAGCTCTAGTTATAGCGTCCTTCGACTCTTCGCTGAGCGGTGAGTTAATCACGATTCCGTACTCGTTGACGGTTGTGTCAATTCTGTGGTAATCAAGAACTGGGTCAATTACCGACTTGAACTCAAATGCGTCTTCAAGATTTACTGGGATGACGTATGACGAGTCTTGAGCCAAGAATGGGTCGAGACCCTTTTCCTCAAGCTCTTGCTCCTCTACGCCCCACTCCTCAAGAGTCTTATAAGAGCGACGCTTTCTACGGCGCTTCTTCACCGTGTTACGCAAAACCCCAAGAATGAATTCTCCAGGGTACTTCGCTTCGATGTCCTCAACCATCTTGATTTCTTCGTCATCAAGAATGTCGTTGTATTCCTTCTTGCCAAATCCGACTACAACACCATCTGGGATGATTGCGAATCTGCACTTGGCTTCATCTTCAACCTTGAAGTCAAGAATCTTGCACTTGCCTTCACCTTGGTAAAGAACACAGTTTGAGCACTTAACGCCAATGTCTTTTACTTTGTTTTCTGCCGGAGGATAGTATCCAGCCCAAATTCCGTCGCCGTCTTCGTCAAACTTTCCGTACTTGCGAGCGATACGAACAAGCGATTCGGCAAGCTCGCTCTCTTCTGCACCAAGCTCTGGCTTTTTGTTCTTGTCAGAACCTTCGTACTCAACAGGCGCCAATGGAACCATGACCATTCCGCCATTAACTGGCTTCATTGCTACAGGCATTGCCATTGCAGGGTTATTTGTCGACGGCTTATTCGGTTTGCCCATAATCCCAGGCATTGGCGAAGGGCCAGACTGGACTGGCGGTTTTGCCTGTTCTGCGTGAATTAATTCTGGCTTACCAAACATGTACTCGCTTCCAGTGAAGTGGTAACCAATTCTGAATTTTCCTTTTCCTGGCTTCACAAAGACCACAGAGTTCTCAGTCGCTTCAACAACCATGACTGGTCCTGCGGCGCGGCGTGAAAGTTCGGCAACCACTCCTGCAAGCTGTGGTCCACTTATTCTTTGTGAAACACCTTCGTCAAACAGTCCGTCTCGTCGTGGCTCTGATGATGGAGCGCTTATTGACATAGGCATCATCCCGTGCGTCTTCTCTTCATCGCTCTTAACCGAAATTGTTCCGGTTAGCTGATTGGCTCCATGGAGAACGGGTGAAACTTCGTAGAGTTCAACTTCGTAAAGAACGTTTGCCTGAAGGTTTTCATCGTATTGAGCTCTGAGAGTTTTGTAGCCGATTGACCACTCTTGTTCTTCACCAAAGAAGGCGACGTTTGCGAATGCTTCTCTGCCTTTTTCTGACTGAAGATTGAATTGAACTTTCGCGTAAAGACCGCCGATTCCAGCCATTTTCATCTTCATTGGAAGTCTTGGGTCTGATGCTGGAACTTCGTAAATTTCCAGAACTTTACCAATTGGGTCATTCCAGTTGTGGCCCCATACAACACGCGGCTTGCGACGCTGAAGGCTCTTAGCAAATGCACCAGTAGCGCAGATATCTCCTACAGAGTCCTTGTTTCCAATCCCCGAAACGAAACATTCAACAATGCCCTCTAGTTCATCGAGCTTGATGAGACCATTGGAGGCCTTGTATTGAATATTTCCGAAGTTAGAGTTTGGCATAGCGCTCCTTGGTTCTAAACGATATTAGAGGAACAATGAGCGCGCTCACAGCAAGTATTGATACAAAATCAAATAGTTTCAGTAAATGAATTGTAAATCTGTTGTTTTACTGAAAGTCCCTAAATGAACTGCCCGAACTTCCATGCTCTTCGCGATTCGTCCTCGGCAATTTCAAATCTTTGCTTAGCCATGAGATTTGCGTACATGCTTACAACAGCACCACGGAAGGAAGCAGCTCTTTCTTCCTCGCCCATCACGGATAGCGAGTTGAACATCATCGAAGATATTTGATTGAAGTTGTCAAGATTCATACTCTTGATGCGTGACATCTGTGAATCAATCTGGGCATTGAGGTCCGACTGATTTATGCTCTTTTCAGACTTCTGACCGTATCCATCATTGTACGTATTAAACGCATCCTGAATGATTGCCGATATAACAGGCCTTATGTCCTCGTCCATTTGCTTGTCCCAAACCTCGGGGGAGAGTATTGAGTCAATTTCTAGAGTTCCAGCAAACAGCGACTTCTTTGCCTTCGAACCGCTTGCCTTCTCAAGCACAACTCTTTGCTGTCTCTCGATAACTCGCTCAATGCTTCTGTTGAGAATCTCGTTCCATCTCGTTAGCGATTCTGCGCTTTTTGCCTGCAACTCGCTCTCGATTGACTTGTACATCATTCCGCCTGTTGGAACAGATGCGGCTCCGCCTGGAACAGGCTCTGCGGTTGTCGCAACAGCAGCAAGTGCCTCTGGCGGAATCGTGCTTTGGGCTAGCTGGTCTGGAGCCGGAGCGACTGGTGCTTCAACTTGAGCCAATGCACCTTGCATTGTATTTGGGTCAAGTGGTGGCTGTCCTTCTGCGCCAGGGATTGGGGCTTCTGGCATTGGTGCTCCAGGGACTGGCGCGCCAGGGACGCCAGGTGCGCCACCCATCTCTGCTGACGGAGCGGTTTCCATCTTCTTTTTTGTGTTCGCGATTGGAATCAAGTTTGGATTCATCAATAACGAGTCGGCAAGGTCGGCTTCAACTTCTTTTCTTCCTGAGCCTGTTCTGTACTCATTGTTGCTGATGAGGCCAGTTTGGAACTCCTGCATCAGATATCTTTCACGCTCTTGCTTGTAGAGCTGAAGGATTGGGACTTCACTTGTATCGAAGTCAACGTAGTACTCGTCATCAAGTTCATCCAATGAGCGAGCAAGTGGCTCAAGGTGCGGGAGCATTGTTTCCATCCAGAACACACGAATTTCTTCGCTTGCATTGCTGAAGGTTCTTCCCGCAGCGTTTCCGATTACTGACTCTGGAACACCAAATGATGCAAGGATTTCTTCCTTTGTAATCTGTCGCATCTGAGCGTACGCAACGTCTCTTGGCGACGCAGAAGTGTCCACATAGTCAACGCCATCGTCGGCAGAGATAACCGTCGTATGACCCGCTCTTCCGATGTTCCCACGGAATCTGCTCTTTAATTCTTCCTTGTCATCGTCTTCGATTTCTCCACGCAAAACGAGCAGACCACCAGGTCTACCGTCGTTGAGCAGATAGTTTCTGTTGTACAGCTTTGCAAGATTTTCAATTTCAATTGCAACACCAGCCGACTCAAGAGGCGTAAGTGACAAATATGGGTCAAGAGGGTGAGGTCTTCTAATCCAGCAAACATCCTCTGGTTTCATTGTGATTTTTTGACCGTAAGGCATTTGTACTTCGTACCCAGAAACAAACTTCTTTGCATCTGGAATTGGCGCTGTTGATTGAGGAGGCAAAAGGTTAAGACCAATTATTCTTCCGTCTCTACCACGAACTTTTTCAATGAAAACACCGCGTGTACCCAGCAAGAGTTGAGCGGACATTCTGTATCGGAAAATAAATGAGTTTTCACCAACGTTTGATTTAGTGTTTAGGACTTCAAGCAAAGAGTTGTTTTTTGCTCTGTTTCCAATAAGCACCTCTCCGTCTGGAGAATTGTCTTTACGAAGAATGATTGGGAGTCGTGCTTGGTTCCCAGCGATTGCATCGATGCATCTTGCAACCCAGGTAACCTTCTGCATGCCTTCGCGGTATGCGCGCTCAACATCCCATGAGTCTCTATAAGGTCGTCCTGCATAACTTGGGTTCTGCGCTATGGGCGCACCAGGTCCAAGCTCCTTGGATTGTGCGTTTGCGAGCGATTTATTGCTCGATTGATTCCATGCCATATTTACTCAAGACCTAATAGGAAGCCGAAAAAACCACACGTTATGCCTGCCACTATCAGCCCGGCAGGTAGAAAAATCATTGCCGCACCAATACTGGTAAACAGTATAAATGAAATCATGAGCAAGTTGGCGAAGGTAGCCCGTTTAAATAAAGATTTGACGCGCGATGGCAAGGATTTAATCCTGAGCAGTAATTTTGACATATCACCTACAGTAGCGCATTCCGTGCTTAACTGTATCAAGAGGCAAATTAAATATGACAACAAATTGGAATCAGGTTCTGGAGTATCTTCAACCAAAGATGCCACCCTTCTGCCCTGAAGAGCCGTCAATAAATCAGAAAGTTTTTTTGCGAACAAACTCTATTGAGGCATTGTTTGGGGGAGCGGCAGGCGGTGGAAAGTCTTCTGCGCTACTCATGTCTGCCTTGCAGTACGTGGATGTTCCCAACTATTCCGCAATTCTCTTTCGTCGAACTTTTGCCGACTTGTCACTTCCTGGAGCGTTGATGGACCGCTTTAAGTCGTGGGTTGCTCTTTACGATGACATCCACTGGAACAACAACAGTTTCCAAGCGACATTCCCGTCTGGGGCGAGAGTCTCATTCGGTTATCTGAATAACACCGGCGACTACCTTCGCTATAAAGGTTCGGAATTCCAATTTATTGGCATGGACGAAGTAACAGAAATCCGTGAAAGTGACTACAGATATATGTTCTCCCGTCTACGCCGTCCAGCATCTGGACCCCTTTCCTCGGTTCCCCTTCGGATGCGTTCAGCCTCAAACCCTGCACCCAATTGGGTTAGGCAGCGTTTTATCGTTGAAGGTAAAAGCGAGGGCAGAATCTTCGTTCCGTCAAAACTAACGGATAACCCAGGAATTGACGCTGTTTCATACCGCCAAGCCCTTCAGGCTCTTGACCCAATTGAAAGACGCAGACTGGAAGAAGGAGACTGGTGGAGCACGACTCTGGGCACCCTATTTGACAGGACCTCAATAGTCATTATTGACGATAGCGAAATCCCTCAAATAACCTCATCGGCCAGAGTGGTCAGATTTTGGGACCTTGCGGCCACCGAGCCAAACCACTCCAACCCCAACCCGGACTGGACGGTAGGAACGCTCATGCTTTTCGACCAAGGAATTGCCTATGTTTTGGATGTGAAAAAGGCTCGGGTAAGAGGGGAAAAGGTCGAAGAGCTAATAGCCAGAACGGCCTACGAAGACGGAAAGGCTGTCCCGATTCGGATGGAACAAGAACCAGGCTCATCTGGAAAGGCCCTTATGGACCAGTACGCTAGATACGTCGTTCCTGGGTATGATTTTGCGGCAATCCGCTCAACTGGCGACAAGGTCACAAGGGCTAGACCTTTTGCTGCAGCATCCGCTAACGGGAACGTTCGGGTGGTCCGCGGAACATGGCTGTCAGACTGGCTTGACGAATTCTCCTCATTCCCGGAAGCCTGCGACCATGACGACCAGGTTGACTCTGCGGTTGGGGCATTTACACATTTAACAGGGCTCGGGTTGCCACAGCGAGGAAGAATCGCTATAGTCGTGTGAGTTAACTATCCAAACCTAATAAGGACACTACTAACATGACACCAGAAAGAATACTTGAAGTTCGTCGATATCTGCTTGCCCTCGGTCAAGAGCTTGATGAATACATCAACTCAAACCCAGAGACGCAAGACGCTTGCGACATTCTCTACGAAATGAACATGGTCAAACGGGATATCTCAACAGTTTACGACTCGTTTTCAGTATCCGTGGGGCAACTAATCGCTGACGGGAAAAACATCCAGCTAAATAACGGCGGTGTGATTGAAAAGAAAAGCTCTTATGAGCGCCGTGCATGGCAACACAAAGACCTTGCAAGTGTTGTTGCTCAGAAACTTGTAAGAATGTCTGTCGACATTGATACTGGGGAAATAATCAAATCCCCTGAAGAGATTGCAATGCAGGTTCTTGACTACGTTCAACCTTCATACTGGAGAGTAAAAGAACTTTCCAGCCTCGGAATCAACGTAGATAACTACTGTGAAACAGGTGTACTAAAAACAAGCATTATCGTCAGAAAGGGCGACGCAAATGACAAGCAATAACATCTATCAAACTCTGTCAGAACCATTTCCAGCGGAGATGGAGAAGAGACTCAACAAGGGTGGGGCGAACCTCATCTACATCCCTGTAAGCGAAGTAATCAACCGAATGAACAAGGTTCTTGGGGTTGAGAACTGGTCGTTCACTGTTCATAGCTGGCAACAACTTGGAACATCGATTGTTGCTCACATTCAACTTCAGGCAAAAATTAATGGAGAAACCGTTCACCGCGACGGTGTTGGTGGGCAGAAAATCAAACTGAACAAACAAGGCGAACCAGTCGACATTGGCGACGAGGTTAAAGGTGCAGTATCTGACGCTTTAAAGAAGGCAGTCCAAACACTCGGTGTTGGGCTTTACCTTGCGCGAAGCGAAGACGCAATTGAAATTGAACAAGTTATGGACAGCGAGATGGAAGCAGAGGCACGAGTGACACCTGAGGTTTCAACAAAGTGGGACAATTTCATGGGCATCGCAAAGGGGCTTTCTCCAGAGAATAGAGAAAAGCTCAATGAATATTGGAGCACATACAGCAATGGACAGCCAAAGCCAAAGCGTGAAACAGTAACCGAAGATGCTCTTGACAAGTTGATTGCAGAAGCGATTCGTCTTTCATTCGGCGGAGACTATGTGGTTGTAGATGACAAGTGAGCTAAAGGCTCCTGACTACTTGTCAGCATCTTCCATTGGGACATTTAAACAGTGCCCACAGAAGTTTAAGTTCAACAAAATTGACCTAATCCCAGACCCATCTAACCACTGGGCGGTATTAGGTAATTTTGTCCACGACATTCTTGAAGAGATGTATAAGCTCCCAGCTGAATTGCGGACACTTGCAAACTGTCGCCCATTAGCGAAACAGATATGGGATGAGAAGTGGGCAGAAGAAGCAATGAAAGTTGTTGACGGCTTTAAGGTCACTTACAAAATAGTCTCTCTTAGCGATGCTGAGGCGTTGAATAAATTTCGTTGGGCTGCATGGTTTTGTGTTGAGAATCTTTGGAACCTAGAGGACCCACAGAAACTTGAACCAACTGGCCTTGAATATGAACTAAATGGAGAGATAGCCGGAGTAAGGCTTCGTGGATTCATAGACAGATATAGCCAGACAGAAGGCAAAATGTCACTGACCGTAAGCGACTACAAAACAGGCAAGACACCAAAGTATGACCTAGACGAAAAGTTTTCTCAGCTTTTAATTTATGCAAAACTTCTAATCAACCTTGGCGTTGGCGATGTCGACAAAGTTGAACTTTTGTACCTCAAGGACGGAGTGAAACTCACGCGAGAAGTAACTCACTCTGAAATAGTAAAACTTGAAGAGATGATTCAAGAGACAAAGTCGCAAATAGATGAAAAATGCAGGACTGGTGAGTTTGAAGCAAAGACTTCGTTTCTGTGTAATTTTTGCAGTTACAAACGCATATGTCCGGCGTGGAGATAAAGATGATGCTCAACGATGACGCATTTGCAAGAATGGTTGCAGAGGAAGTAAAGAACAAACTTTCTCCGCTTCATAAAAAACAATTGATGGAAAAGGAAAACTGGAACAGGTGGAGAGACGCGCTCCTATTTCTTTCCGAAAATCTAAAAGAACAGATTGACGAGATTGAGTACGACGCTCAAGCCGATGATGCCAGGTATACGGCACTCGGCAGGGATGGCAGAAGGCTTGCTATTGAAGCAAAAGCGGCATACGACTCAAAGCTAAAGAAGGTCAGTAGGTTTAAGTTCCACGTTGACAAGCGACTTGATGAAGTTGCTGCAATGATTGAAACTGGCGATGAAATATCTTCAGATGGATGGGAGCAAGTTGATTTCTACAAGAGAGCGATTGCCACCCATCGTGCAATGTTGAGAGACTACGACCTTGAAGAAACATCAATCGATAGGGCTCTCTGGGCGACCCTTGAAAGCAAGTGGGAGTTTGACCAGATTGACGTTGAGAATCTCTAACTAAGGTGAAACCTAGAAAGCCGCTCAAGAGAGGCAAACCGCCAAAAAGAGGCGCTCCCCCAAAGCGAACTGGTTCAATAAAGAAAAGAAGCAAAAAGCAATCTGAGCTTTATGAACTGCGGCGTCCATTTGTAGAAAAGATTCTTAGCGAACGACCTTTTTGTCAGGCTTGCAAAGTTTTTGCACAGCATGATGAAAAAGTAACTTTTACCCAAAAGAACAGTACGGACGTTCACGAAATAATTCGTCGCTCACAGGGCGGCTCGATACTTGATGAAGATAACGTTCTTGCGGTTTGCAGACCATGTCACACAAGAATTGGAAACCATCCACAGCTTGCTTTTGATTTAGGGTTAGCAAAAAGAAGTTGGGAAAAATAATTTATTATGTCTTTTTATTTGACACTTTCAGTATTTAAACTCAGTATAAACTGGAATTCCTTAGGACCGTTATAGGTGCGAAAGTCGGGTGGGGAGACTCACTCGGCTTTTGCATGTTCGGTGTCTTTTACTAGATTTTTAATTATAAATGCTTTACTATTTAGCTTTAATAAATAGTGTTACTCTTTTTTCATCTAGCCAATATCTACTCCGAGTGGAAGAAGGGCAGGTGGTCAAAAGGTCTAGTAGCGAAAGCTATGGCAAATCGAAGACTCGACTGCACGCCACCTGTGTCACTCGACAAACCCGCTGAACCGGCTAGGTGTTCGGCGGGTTTTTGCTTTTATGGATTAGTATCTGTCCGTGAATATCAATCTACTTGGGCTTGACCTCTCCTTAACGTCCACTGGGTATTCTCATAACGGCGATACGGGTGTCATCTCAACCAGCGAAAAGGGCGTCCAAAGGCTAAGGACAATTTCTGAAACAATTAAAAAAATAGTTTTAGAAAATGATATTGATGTTGTCATTGTTGAGGGTTATTCCTTCGCATCTCGCAGTGGGCAAGCATTTTCCATTGGAGAACTTGGTGGAGTCGTGCGGCTTTGCCTGTTTGAACTAGGCGTTCCATTCGTGGAAATACCGCCAACATGTAGGGCTAAGTTTGCCACCGGAAAAGGCAACGCTTCAAAGAACGAAGTAATTTCTGCTGTTTCTGCCAAGACCGGAATCGTATGGGGGAACCCTGGGGCAGACGACAAATGTGACGCTTGGATTCTCGAAGAGATGGCTCTTGCCTTTATAGAAAAACCGAGGTTTTCTTGGCCAGCAACGAATATGTCAGCCTTAGACAAAGTAGATTGGAGCCCACTACAAGTGAAAGGCAGTACATGAGAAGCGCACCTATTAGTCAAGTTGAAATTGAACAAGAGATGCTCAGGCTCGTTGGGGAACTAGAAAAAGAAACTGAAGCATTTGAGGTTTTAGCCGTTGAGGCGGCCAAGAAAGAAGCAAGGTACAAGTCGAACTGGGCAAAGGAATATCTCGCTCGTTCTGGCTCAATCAAGGAACGTGAAGCTTGGGCCGACTATAAGCTTGATGACGTTAACTATGAATACAAGATTGCAGAGGCTCTTGTTAAAACAAAACGAGAAGCACTATTATCTTTGCGAACATCAATAGATGCAATGCGAACACTTAATGCAAACGTGAGAGTACAGGTATGAGCGGAATACATCCTTCTTTAAAATCACTCGCCGTAGACATCGACACTCTTGACTATCTTGAGGGGAATCCGCGAATAGGAAATGTTGAAGCAATCATGGCTTCATACTCAGAGTTCGGTCAGGTTAAGCCAATTGTCGCCAAGAAAAACGACGATGGAACTGCAACTGTTATCGCAGGTAATCACCAACTTGAAGCAGCAGTCAATCTCGGATGGGAACAGATTGCGGTTATTTTCCTAGACGCCGACGACAAAAAAGCAATTGCTTTTGCTCTTGCCGATAACAGGACAATGGAGCTTGGTTATACAGAACCAGAGCTCTTAACCGACATGCTTCTAGAAATTAGCGAGTACTACCCAGACCTTCTTGATGGATTGGGCTGGGACGAATTCGAACTTGCATCAATGGAAAGCGACATGATAATTGAGCAAGCAAGAATGGATAACTCCGAAGAAGAGATTCCACAGACTAGAGAACAAATAGCAGAGCAAAAAGTTTACGACGATGCTGTTGACTCAATAAAGGGAATGGTTCAAAAAGATGATTCTGGAGAAAACAGAATCGTTGCCAATTCGAATCTAGACCATTCTGATATTGCTACTCGTGGCTCCACTATTGCTGTACCGGGCTCAGCTCCACAGGCAGCAGTTCAATACACAATTGTTTTTGATAATGCAGACCAGCAGGCTCTGTGGTACAAATTTATCAAGTGGCTGCGTTCTGACCCAGCTGTTGACGGAGACACCACGGCAGAGAAATTGATTAACTTCATAGACCCACACATGCCATGACCAGACAAAGAATGTTCTTGAACATTTCTTGCGTGGAAGCTGCGCGCCAAAGAATCAGGCATGTCTACGACCAGTTCGACACTGTGTGCGTGCAGTTCTCTGGTGGCAAAGACTCAACGGCTGCTCTGCTATTGGCAAAGGAAGTTCACGAGGAACGTGGGCTTGGACCAGTCAAAGTTATCTTCAGAGATGAAGAGATGGTTAGCCCAAAGACAATTGAATATGTTGAAAGAGTAAGGAACTACGACTGGGTAGATATGGAATGGTATTGCCTTCCATTCATTGCTGAAGTTTGGGTTCTTGGAAAGCGTGAACGAATCCTTCTATGGGGCGCTCTTCGCGGAAGCGAGGGCAGGTGGGTTAGAGATATGCCACCATGGGCAATCAATGCTCAAACACTTGGATTGAATCCAGCCATGTCTCTTCCAGAGCAAACCGACTATTACACAATGCAGGGAAAGGTCGGCAACGTTGCCTTCATCACTGGTGTTCGTGCAAGTGAGTCAATGGTTCGTTATCGCTCAATTGTTCAGAAGCTTCATGAAAATTACATCGTTACTCCATACAAGCTAAAAAGAGGAATACCTCTTAAGTTCGCAAAGGTCATTTACGACTGGAATACGGATGATGTTTTCAAGTTCATAGTCGAAGAGCACGGTTCTGATTATTGCGAGTACTACGACCTTGCAGCTTTGACTGGCAGCAATACGCGAGTCGGTATCCCACTCCACTCCATTGCTATCAGAAGAATCGGAGATGTGGTTGCCACCGAACCGGAATTCTACGACAAGCTTGTTGAGTGTTTTCCGCACATTGACGCTCAAAGAAGAATATGGAAAGACTTCGATGTTGAGAAGTTGATTTCTAAGTATGCCAAGGATGGTTTTACTGGTGCATCCAACTTCATCAATGATTTTATTATTGGCGAAGAAGCAGCTCGGTCTGCAAGAACTTTCGTTGCGAAGTTTAGGCAGAAGCACGCTATAGACCCAGGCGGGTATCCACTCAATTATCTAATTAGAACTCTTCTCCTAAACCAGTTTGACTCAAACTCACCGACACCAGTTGGCCCCAAAACAAAAGCTCATGCCGTAAGAACCATTGAATCGACGGAGGAACAAAGTGAAACATTTGAATATTAATTACGTAAAGGCAAGCGACTTAAAGATTCCGGAATGGAAGGCAACGCACATACTCCGTCCAGACTTGCTTGTCTTGTCTGCATCGCTAATGGAATTTGGTTTTATTGAGCCAATCCACATCCGGGCATCAACCAAGGAAGTTATAGACGGAAGCGAAAGACTCAGACTGGCCATGAATGTTTCAAGAATTGCCGATGCTCATGGGGACATGATTCCAGTCATCGAGCACGATTGCGATGGTCTGACCGCAATGATGATGCATCTACGCCTAAACAGGGGGCGCGGAAACCTGGTTTCAAAGAAGATTTCCAACATAGTACGGAAGCTAAAGCAGTCTGGAAAATACAATCGCCATGATTTTGATTTGCTTTTGTGCATGAAGACTGACGAGCTTGAGGTAATGTTAGAGGCGTCAATCATCAAGACGAGAAACATAGCTGAACACACGTACTCCCGTGCTTGGGTCCCAATTGAGGCTCCTGCAGGAACAGTGGACAGCGAGCCAGTTGTAGAAAGACCACCGAATCCGGATAGGTGACGGTGATATAATTATTTTATTAGTCCGTCCAAAAACAAGGAACAATTAATATGCCACAGCCAATTCAAGGACCAACGCTTGCTGAAGTAGCTTTGAATCGAAGAGAAAATGAAAAACTTGTTAAAGCGAGGGGTGTTCTTTCCAAAGACGGCAGGGACAGACTGAAGAAGGCGCTGAAAGCTCCAGACATGACTGGTGCCACTCAGAGAGAAAAAGCCAGACAAAGACAGATAGCCAGGGAACTCAAGAAGTACAGAACAGGAGCAAAGGGCGCTCCGTCGACACGAAAAGCCAACGCTCTTTTCAACGAGTCTGGAAGAATTGGCGCAAGAGCAAGAAAACGAGCAGCTGAAAAAACAGCAGCAGCAGCCAAGAAGGCAAAGAAGGCCAAGAAAGCCGCTAAGAAGGCACCCGCCAAAAAGGCTGCTAAAAAGGCTCCAGCCAAGAAAGCAGCCAAGAAGGCAGCACGACCAGTTAAGAAAGCAGCCAAGAAAAGTCGCTAGGACTTAATTATTGAGTTATAAATAATTAGTGCTTTTCTTTAAAGTGCTACAATTGGACTGAAAAGTTGCAACCTCAGAGGTAAGCCATGCTTGTATCAGTTCAAGATTTAGTCACATATATGGACATCTCTCTGTCTATGCGTCAACAAGATGCTGCCGAGATGGTTCTTGAAGGTCTTCAAAGCGAGCTAGAAGCGTATCTTCGCAGACCTGTCGAGCCAACAGAGTTCACTGAAGAATATGTTCTTGACTCGGGTCACCTTGGCGTTCCAATGGGCACTTTCCTTTCAGTTAATAGGCCGGTTGGTGACTCATTTAGCACGACGAGTCCTGTGGAAAATACCGTCTATACGGAGCCTCCACAGACAATATATTTGCGCAACTCCCCTGTCGTCTCTGTAATCGAGGTCACCGTCAAGCCGCAATTCGGCGAAGAGCGCGTTTTGGTTCCGGAAAGCGACTATGTGGTTAGACGATACGGAATTGACTACTTCTTTGGATTCTCTAACGACATAGTGACGGTTAACTACACTGCTGGCCTTGATGGTGAAAACATAAAGATGTTTAAATTGATGATTCTTCGCGCGGCAACTCGTGAAATGCAAAACATGCACGACGATGTCGTTGGTGTAAAAGACCTCAACACAAGAAACGTTGCGCCACTGGAAACAGGGTTCTCCGACCGCGAGCTTGCCTCTGTCAGAAAGTACAGAAGAGTTAGAGTTGCGTAATGGCTAGGACAACTGGCAGGATAACAATTGAGGTTGAAGTCAAGGCGGATGATGTTCTTGAACTCCTAGAAAACATGAAGGACAGGGCTAATGATATGCGGCCTGTTTTCAGATGGGCAAAGGGTCAACTTGAATTAGCCAATGCGGCAAACTTCATGGCTAACGGCCTTCCAAGCGGAAAGCCATGGGCGCCACTTGACAAGGACTACGGCACATGGAAATCAGCACGCTTCCCCGGACGCGGAACGATGGTTCAGACTGGCAACCTTTTTAGAAGCCTTATCAACATGAACGACTCGTCGGTTAACGTTATAGAAAAAGATACAGCTACATTTGGGACCAACGTTGAGTACGCAAAGTTTCATCAATATGGAACCACAAAAATGGCCAAAAGAAAAATAGTTTTCACCCCACGGGAATTCCCACGAGAACTTGGAATTAACATGGTCAAATATATGGTTCTTGGTGAGGATGCGATTACATGAGCCTGATGCATGGCCCACAGTTTGCCAAGTCTTATGTCAATGAATATCTTAAATTGGATATTCCAACGAGAATAGTTAGCTATCGAAATGGCTGGAACGTTGACGACATTACTCTCCCGACACCAATCGACTTCTTCATCCACGAACCAATTGCAATGGATACCTGGCCGACAATAATCACCGCAGCAATATCTACAAGTAAATTTGAAAGAATTGGTTATGACGGGTCAGACCCTCTCTACCGTGTTGACTACTCAATGCGCACATATGTGTGGACTAGGTCAGATGGAGCCGAAGCTGTAACAACAATGAGAGACCGCTTAACCACGGTTCTCAGAGCAGCCCTTCTCGACTACCCATGCCTCAAGGCGTATGACGATAGGAACTCTTTTCGTGCAATGATTGACGAATCAACCATTCGTGAAGAGTTCTCCGACCTGACGCTGCTAAAGGGTGACAGGTTCCTTGCTGGTTCATACATCTCGTACACACTGCAAATAGACGAGATAGTCACAAGGGAGCCAATAGGTACGGTTTCAGAAATTGACCTGGAAGTAATAAATACTCCACTAACCGATAGTCTCCCTACTTTTGAACCTTTGTGAAGTACAATAAAAAAGGTTTAAAACATAAAACCGTTTACATCAAATCTTTTTAACAGTTGCATTAGAAAAACGTTTTGCATCTGTACAATTGAAACTAATAAGCGGGATTCCAATCCTAAAACGAGCAACAGGAGTGTCCAATGCCCGGTGTAGTCATTTCAACAGCAGTAAGAACAGGTCCATCAGCAACAACGGTTCGCGAATCATCGCAGCTCTTTGTCGTTGGCAAAGCACAGCGCGGACCAGCCGACGAAGCAGTACTCATCGAGAGCATTGCTGACTTCGAAGCGAAGTTCGGTGGTTATCTTTCAAGCTCTTACTTGCACCCAACAGTCGAAACATTCTTTGAAGAGGGTGGCACACAGTGCTACGTTGCTCGTACAGTAGGTGCTTCTGCAACAGTCGGAACTCTAGACCTTGATGACTCCTCGTCGACAGCTGTTTTGACGATTGACGCAAACGGACCTGGCACATGGAGCGCCGACGTAGATGTTGAAGTTGTCGAAGTTGTTGCTGGAACATCATTCAAAATCAACCTCCACTACCAAGATGCTCTTGTTTACTCAACTGGAACTGTCACATCAGCAGCACAGGCAGCTGGAAGAATTAACCTCAGCGCAGTAGCAACTCAGTATGTTTCTGCATCAGCAACAGAAGGAGCAACAACTCTTCCCGATGCGCTTGCAAAAACTGCACTTTCAACAGGAGCTGCTGGTTCAACTGTTGTTGTTGGTGACTATGTCTCATCGCTCGATTTGTTCAACGGAGCTCTTGGTTCAGGAGCTGTTACTTGCCCTGAAATTTCAAACTCAACAATGCACGATGCATTGATTGCTCATGCAAACACAAACAGCAGAATTGCAATCTTGCATGATGTTGAAAACGCAAGCATTGCAGCTGTCAAGGTGACTGCAGTAGCTCTCCAAGGCGGAGACAATGCAGAACATGCAGCACTTTACTTCCCATGGATTGAAGTTCCAACAACAATCAATGGCGTAACACGCTTTATCCCACCAGTTGGATATGTTGCTGCCAAGCGAGCAACCGCACATAATCAGACTGGTTCACACGTTCCAGCTGCAGGCTTGCTCTCAGCATCACGTTTTGTTACTGGCGTAAAGACAGACATCGACAAGACAAACGGAGACTCACTCGATGATGCTGGTGTTAATGCAATCAGAATCATTCAGAACTCCGTAAGAATCTACGGCGCACGTTCACTCTCGACAGATGATGAGAACTTTAGATACATCACAGCTCAAGACACCGTGAACCATGTTGTTATCGAAGCTGGTAGAAGCCTCGAAGACCTCGTCTTCAGCACGATTGACGGAAGAAACACAATCTTCAGCGCAATCGAATCACGCCTCATTGCAATTCTTTCCCCGCTTCGCGACATTGGAGCCTTGTTTGAGGCTTACGATGCAAACGGAAGAAAGATTGACTCAGGTTTCACCGTCAGATGTGATGCAAAGCTCAACCCAGTTTCACAGCTTGCCGGTGGCACTGTGAAGGCAAAAGTTGGTCTTCGCGTGAGCAGCGTCGGCGACAAAATCGAAGTCGACATTATCAAGTCAAACCTTACGGCGTCAGTCGTCTAACGGAGGAATAAAGCATGCCAAATACCAAAGTTTCGCAAAGGCAAGTACTTGGAAGTATTGTGCCAATTAACCAGACTCACCCTAAGTGGACAAACTTTAAGTTCGCTCAGGTGTCTGGTGGTGAAATAACAGCCTCCGTTGAGAAGATTTACGAAGGCGGAAAACTTCGCCCGACAGTTCTTTGTGCTCCATCAGAAATTGGTGACATCACATTGACGGCTCACTACGACTCAGATAGAGTCGCTTCAGAGCTCGGAACTGGAATTGCAGAAAAGATTGCCCGTCTCCGCCCACTTGTTGGTCGTGCAGAGTACGACGTGACAGTGCAGGTTTACGACTGCGACCTCGCAGTGCCTGGTACTGACCGCGTCTACTACAAGGCCCTTCTTGTTGGAATCACTGAGCCAGATGGTGACTCATCATCAGGCGCACCAGCAACATTTGCTCTGACATTTGCAATCCAGGACGTTGAATCGCCAACAGCCTAGTTTCTTTAAAACTAGACAAAAAGTAGTTGCACTAGCTCCCACTATCTATGTGGTAGTTTTTGCAACATGAGCGACAACAGCCTTTACAGCACAGAAGTAGAAGTTCCAGTTTCACCAGCAAAAGCAAAGCAGGCTAAAGCAGAAGCCGCCCCAAAGAGCGACACTGCATTAGACCGACTTCGTGAGGTTATTACCAAAAAGGTAGAACGCACGGTGGTTTTGCTTGAAGTACCAGAGCGCCCTGGTGTTCATGTTCGCATTAGTCCGAACATCACCCAGAATCAAATGCGCAACTGGCGTAAGGCATCTGGTGAAGATTCGCGAAATGGTCTTGATGCAACAAAGTTTGCATGCATGGTTATTGGACACACAACTGTCGGTATCGAAATTGACGGTGAAGAAGTTTTTGATGAGAACGGAAACGAAATCACTTTTGCTTCACCACTTCTCCTTGAGATGACAGAAACATCACGTCCGCTTCCAGATTGCGTTCGAGCATTCTTTGGTGTTGACCCACACGTTGAGGCTGCTGCATTGGCAATTCTTGATGCATCTGGCTACTCGGATACGGTTGATGCCGTGGACCCCTCGAAGGGGTCTTCGACGAACTAGTCGATTCGCCGGAAATTAAAACGGCCGCCAGACTTGGCGAACTATTCGGAACAGACCCCATAAAAATCCTTCAATCGGATGACATTGACTGGATGATTAGGCTTGCCTGTGCTAAAGTTATATCTAACGACCGCGAAGAGCAAGAGCGAAAGTCGAAGACTCAGCAGGCATAAACTGCATAGCTCGGCCGCTTTTACACTCACGTGACTTAAAAACTCACATGGAGCAGTAAAGGTATGGCAGACGAAAAAATCGTCATAAAAATTGATGTAGACGCAAGGACTACAGCTATTGAAAAGACGACGCAGGCGGTTAAGCGTCTCAAGCGCGAGGCTGGGAAGTTCTCATCTGGGCGCAGCGACGTAACTTCTTATCTAAACACAATGGATAAGAGTTTAACAAAAAGCACAAGCAAATTAAAAAGACATTTTGACTTCATAGATAAAGGGGTCAAAGCTTTTGGTGGTGTGTTAAAGAAATTTGTGTCTGTAGCCTTAAAGGGAATCATCCTGGAAATGGCCGCTCTTGGCGCAGCGATGCTTGGTGTCCACGCTTTATTTGTCGCTGGCAAATTCTTAGCCAAGGCCTATTCGGGGGCGATGCAGATATTAGCCGGAGGTGCAGCAGCCGCCACGGTTGCCATTGCCACTGCAGCAGCTGCGATAAGGGAACAGCAAGCTGCTATGTACGCATACCGCGGGAAAGGCGCTAAAGAACTTGGTTCTGGATTAGACCAGGCACGAGCAGGAATGCGCGCCTTGCAAATGGATGCAGACCTAGCTGGTCTGGGTGTAGCTGCACTGAACAAATCGTATGCAGTCATGTCGAAAACAATGAGCACACCACAAATCAATGCAAGTACAGGTTTGTTCAAGGGTCTTATGGACTTCGGTTCTGCTGGTCAAGACCCAGCAGCCGCAGCAGAAAAAGTTGCGGCAGTAATTGAATCTCTTTCAAACTCAAAGAAGAGTCTTTCTGATGTTAAAGCTGCCGCAAATGCTGTTGGTCCAGAAATGGCAGAAGCACTAAAGAAAGCAAACGTAAAAACAAAAGACCAACTTAAACAATTGATTATGTCTGGAAAGCTTGCTGAGTTTGGCGGTGTTGCCGGGCAGTTTGATGCTGTTAACAATACTCTTATTGGTAAAGTCAAAACATTTTTTAACTTAGTAAAAGGTCAATTTGCTGACTTCGGACAGCAGTTTCTAGAGCCAGCAAAAGTAGCAATGCAGAAGATATTCAATATCATCTCTCGCGACCTAAGAAAGTTGATGGTTTTAACATCCGATTTTGGCACCGGAACGTTCATGGACTCACTTGTAGCTGGTGTCGACAAGGTCAGTTCATTCATGGTCAATGTCATTGAAAAATGGCTCCCCAGGACCCAGGGGTTCTTTACCAAAATAAGTAACTGGTGGAATTCATTTACCGGCGGCTGGAAGAGAATGGTCGATTCTATGCGTCCGTTGATTGATGGCGCGCGTGTTCTTGAAAAAGCATTTTCACCAATTTGGGCAGCGATAAAACAGGGCGGAATCGACAACCTAAACAACTTCAGAGAAGGACTAATTGAAAACGAAACCGAAGTTCTTGAGTTTGGGAATAGGGTGGGCGAACTTATATCTGGTATTTCAGATTTTGCCCAAGGTCTAAAGAAAGCATTCTTCGATATATTGCCAATCATCAATGATGTTGTTGGTGGTCTCACCATGATGTTTAAGCAAGCAGCTGGATTCATGACGATGTTCAGCGGTAAGGGTGCCTTTCTTAGTCTTCTTCCAATCTTGACCATGTTCCTTGGTGGCAAGAAAATGGGGGCGACCAAGGGTGGATTCATGACTGCTGGGAGCATGGGTCTTCAGAACATGAACGTCAATGCACAAAACGTGACGATAACAGGGACTGGTCCTGGTCCAGGTGGGCCACGTGCTCCGACACCAGGGCCTGGTACGCCAGGTTTTTCTAGCGGCAGAACAGGTGGGGCTCCAGTCCCACCTGGATACACGACCACATCAACTGGTCTAATAGTTCCTAGCAGTCCAAGAGTTATCCCTGGAGCACCTGGTGTGAGCGGAGCGCTTCCGCATACCGCTGCAGCATACGGTGGCCCAACTGCAACGGCACAACAAAGCGCGGGTATGCGGCCAGGCGTTCACTCGTATGGTGCAAACTTCGGCGTAGCAAATGCATTTGTTCCTGGAAATTTTGCAGAAGGTAAAACTGGTTTTAGAAAAGGTATTGGGCGATATAGGGATTTTGCCATGAAACAAAGATACATGCGCACACAATCGGCCTATGGTTCAAGCCTCTTTGGGAACGAAGCACTTGGCAAAAAGGGCATCAATAACAGCATGACTGCAAAAATGGGAACCGCAATGGCTCTCAGTACTATGAGTCAATTTGCACCAGAAGAAATGCGTGGAGCAATGGCTCTTGGTGGCGCTGTTGGCGCATTTAATCCATTGGCCGGAATTGGTATCGCTGGAATTGGTGGAGCAATGAAAGCTCAAGGAGCAGGAAAGGGCGCACTAGCAGGAGCTGCTGGCGGTGCTGCAATGGGTGCATTCTTTGGTCCGGCAGGAATCGCGATAGGCGCAGGAATTGGTCTTCTTGCTGGCGGAATAATGGGTGGTGTAAACGAAGTTAGACAACGAGCAAAAGAAGCACGCGCTGCAATTAAGAGCTCTGTTGGAAGTGTTCTTACAGGGATAATGACAGAACGTTCAATTGAATTTCAAGACAACCTCAATGCAGTGAACCGTGGAGGAATAACAACGGGTCGTCGCGGCTCACTTGAAGGTGTTGGCGCTGATTTCATTTCAAAAATGGCACCACTGTCAGAAAAAGCAAAAGATGCAAATCGTACGCGCAAAGGCGAACGCTACTCGGATGTTATGAACTCAAACATCACAACAGCGGCAATGCTCAAGACACCACTTGCTCCATTGGGTGTTCTGAGAGCAAAGGTTCGCGTAATGAGCGCACTAATCCCAGACATTATGGACGTTGGTTCTCTGATAGGTAAAATACCTGGTGCCGGGAAATTAAACAAATTACCAGGTGTTGGTGCTATAAAAAGCACTATTGGGATGGATGTAAAAACAGCACGAACTGGAAGAAACGAAGCTTTCATTCAAGACCTGTTTGATAATCAAGCCAAGTATGGCATGAAGATGACAGAAGATGAACTGAAAAAAGCTCTTAAAGACCCACAGAATTCAGTTCAAGAATTTGTAAAGCAAATAGAAGAACGCGGTGAAGCTTTCAAGATGATGGACGATGTCAATAAAACTCGCCTTGACACTCTTTCAAAAATGAGCGGAAAAACAAAGCCTGAACTCGAAGCTTTGGCTAAAAGCCTTGGTGTAAACCTGTACGACGCAACATTGAAATTTGACGACCTGGTAACAAAACTGAAAATAAACATGCTTCGCTCTGCAGAAGAAATGAAGGCTGCACAGACAAATGCGTTGCTTGACTCAACTAGCCTATTTGATGATGCAATAAAGCAGATAGACGCATCATATGCAATTGACTCTAAGTCAAGAACCCTTAAAGACCAATTTGATGCAGGAAGCCTAAGCGATAAGAATCTTCTTGAGTATATGAAGACTCTCCCAGCAGACCTTGCTGCCGCATACGGTGGAGACCCAGTAAAAGCTTTCTACGAACTACGTAGGTCTGTTGGTTCAGAAAAGGGAACTCAGTTCCAGACCGGCGGCGCGCTGGAGGGCATGGCGGCAACGTTCCTTAATAATCCAGTCTTCCAAAAGTATATGAAGCAGTCAGAGGACGCGATGCTTGGTGAAGCAGCCACCCAGGTTGGTGGAGTCATTAACCAAGGCGACAAAATGGTCGACCCAGCATTAATCAAGCAAAAACTTGCAAGCATGGACCCAGCTAAGCAAGAAGCATTCATGGCAAAGATATCTGCATACGAAACAACCATGAATCTTCCAGGCACCGATGCAGCAACGCGTATGGCAAAAACAAAAGGTTCAGAAGCTCTTATGGCTGAACTTGGAATACCACTAAGTGCATTGGAGAAGATTCCAGACAACGTAGACGCTGCTGCGACCTTGGAGGGTGCAAGCAAAAACTTCAAAGATGCAGTTCAACAGTATGTTGACAATACATCTAAATTTTTCGGTCCCGATGCCGATAAGCCAGATTGGTGGTCAAAAGAAGCCATGAAAGACATCATGACTGGTGGAGATACATCTTCTCCAAGAGGCAAAGGCATTGGCGATACAACAGCATCGCGCCTATCACAAACGATGAGCAGACATGCGGCGATGAATGGGCAGCTGACTGGAACAAGAAATATTACGTCTGCTTTCAGAACATTTGGTCTTGGCTCTCCAAGTTCCGACCATGCAACGGGAAGAGCTTACGACCTAACCGGACAGAACCTTGGCGCATACTCAAAGCTTGTTCATGCAAATGGTGGCTTTGCTGAGTTCCACGGCAACAACGCGAACAGACATCTCCATGTTGTTCCTGGTCCTGGAGCAATGGGTGACACATCAGTTCCTTCGTTTGGAAGGATGCCACAATCAATGCCTGGTCAGAGCGGTTCAAGTACTACAAACAACATAACCGTGAACGGCGCTCCTGGTCAATCCCCTGAAGCAATCGCTGCTGCAGTAATCCAAAAGATTGAAGCACGTGAAAGAAATATCAGGGAGCGTAGATAATGACAACCGGAGATACAGTTGGTCCGTACTACACGGGCTCAATACATTACAGAGTTATTAGAAGACTCAGCTATCTAGACGCTCTCAGCAAATACCAGGGATACAGAATTTGGGGCATGTTCAAAGTAACTGATTCTAGGTTGGCAAAGCCCGATGAGCCATTGGGTGCTGGTTGGCTTCGACTAAATAACAAACAATATTGGAATCCATTTCCATTTTATGCAACAACGCACGTTCAAGAGTATTTTGCTGGAGACGAATACACAACTCAGGTGTATGGGTCAAGGCCTGTTGGGCCGAATCTAACTGACCCAAGTGGTGTTGATGTTTCAAAACTTGGAATTGTTAATGCTCAAAGCCAACCAGGTTACAAATTTGTTGACCCTGGGACATCAAGACTGTGGGTCTCTTCTATATACAGAGCAACATTTCAATACGTCCAATGGGAATCAATCAAAAACACATCTCAGGCAATAAAATCAAAAGGCATAAATCCATACGGAGGAACAACAGTCCAAGTATGGGTCAAGGTGACCGGAACCGGAACAAGTACAGAAACCGGACTGACGTACTGGTATCACCCTACATTCCAGGCGTTTTATTCAATACCTCCAAGTGTTGATTATTTGATTGGCGCTGTTGGGAATGAAACTACAGACTCTCTTAGAGAGGGAAAAATACTTTCACTAATAGCTCAAGGAAACACTAGAGCACAGGCAATTGCTCTTATCGATTCGAAGACCGCAGGCCCAGGTTCACCTGGAGCTGGTGGCGGTGCTGGGGCAGGAGGGGCAGGAGGGGCTGGGAATGGGAATGGTGGGAATCAGAATGGAAGTCAGTCAGAACAGTCTGCTGGACCAAAAGCTGCAATAAAAGCAACAGTCAGAGTGCGCGGGAATTTCGGATTCGTAGCCCCAGGAGAGCCAGAGGGCGGAGAACCGCAGATGGTTCAGTACTACAAGTCTGGTGACAGTCAGTTACAGACAACTGCTAGACATTATTTCCTGCCAAAACCAAACCAGGTTAATTATCAGAACCTTGGTTCCGAATGGACAGAGATAGAGCGAGTTGGAAGAATTCCATTGGTCGACTGGAAAAACTACAGACTAATGAAGGTTTCATTTCAGTTTTTAGTTATTCCAGACAATACATATAGAACCGGTGCATTTGGAGAAACAGCAGACGATGGAATAACGTTCTCAATTGATGAAAAGTTGGAAAATCTTAGAAATATGGCGGCAAGGCCGTACCCGGTAATACTTTATGGATTTGATGACCTTTTGATAAATTCGAATCCATTTTCTATGTCAACCGGTGCAGGCGTCCAGTTTGTAATAAATGAATTAACAATATCTTCTCTAATCAGAACAACAACAGGCTCGATAAATAGAGCAACGTGTGACATAACTCTTCAAGAAGTACCAATTGAATACATCAATATCATTTCATTGCCAAAACTCGTTCCTGGACAAATAATCCCTCCTCCGCCAACCCTTGTCCCACCAGCATTCGGAGAGAGAGACTCCTTCCTAGACAGAGTGCAAAATTATGGGAATCCATTCAAGACAACAACGCAGGAACCATAGATGGCAACTTTTCAATACGTAAGTCCAGACATTGGTGCGTATTCAGGGAATCTACCAAATACTGCTGGAAAGATTTCAATTGGCTCACTATCCGATGGCGTGATGACCAACATAGACCACTCCATCATTTCGGTAAGCGTTGATTACTCCATGAATGAGGCATCCCAGCTGAGCTTCGATGTGATTGAAACAATGAATACTGATTTTTCACAGATTGCAGAAGCTGAGAGAACATATCCAAGAGTTCTTGAATTTGCACAAAATAATTATTTTCAAATCGGCAGAGATGTAATATATGAAACAAATACCCTGAATGAGATAAGCAATACAAACAACTCTGGAACAAATTTAATAAAACAAAAACAACTTTTTGAGATTGCAAGCGTAACATTTACCCAGGGTCCTGGCGGAAGTCCAGTATGGCAGGTTAAGTGTTTTACAAAAGCAATACAACAGATGAAGAGAGACAGAAAACCAGGCACGGTAAAAGGAACTGGAAGTACATTTGTAAAAAATGCAGCAAGAAAATACGGGCTTAAGTACTTTGGTGAAGAAACATCAAAAAAACAGACCGTAACAAAAGCATCTGGAGATAAACAAGCCGACTCGCTATGGGACGTTCTAACCAGACTTGCGCAAGATGCAAAATTTGTTATTTATGAAGTCGATGGATTCTTGGTGTTCGCTTCAGAAAAATTCCTTATGCATAAATGGGGTATTGACAGTGGTGACACTGTTCGAGTTTGGAGTAAAAAAGAAAAAAAGTTTAAAACAAAAAGCACAAAATACATACCGCTTCAATACCCTGCTGTCGGCAAAGGGACTCCTGGTTATTTTTTTGCTATGTCCTACCCGACTATAAATGTGTCAACAAATGACCCCAGGTACGGAGATGGCTCGATAGTTGTTGATAGACAAAACGGAACTCAGATAAGACCAGGAATGACAGCGTATGTTGGTGATGTTCCAAGTCTGAACGGATACTACCTAATTGACTCGGTGGGCTTCACAGACAGAACACCAGACCCGGTGACTGTTAATTTCAGAAAACCAACACTTGAGAAAAAAGAAGAAAAAGAACTACCAGTAGGAGTTAGGTTTCTTCAAACAAATGCTGAAAGACCAATACCTACAAGGGTTGCAGCAGCCGCCGTACCATATCCACCAAACGGCGCATACTTTCCGCTTCCGACAGAATTCACTGAATATGATTTTCCATCTGTCTACCCTCGCATGAAAAGCGGTTTGGTGTCTATCGGCAACATCCCTCTTTACTCGCGTCCAATACTGACGGTAAATGGTGAACCCAAAACTACATTTTCAATCACGATATTCCAAAAACCAGATTTAACAATTAATCCAAATGGATGGAAACCAGGGAATACTGCGGTTCTAATAACACCAATATGGACTGTTGGTGGATTTGCGGTAGAACTAACAGAGGCAGAGGCAATTGCTAAGTATCTGTCTGATGGATTGTTTTTAGCAAAACTTGACAGTCCTGCAAATGCATCAAAGTATGCAGACTTTATCCATAGGCAGCAAGTAGAGATACTGAGAGTCAGATTTCCAGAAATTGATTTCTATAACGGTGGCGTCTATCCCAATACGGCTGGTTTGACATGAGCAATGTGAAAATTATGAACCTTCATTCAATTAAGCACTTTAATGTAAACTTTACTTGTCAAACTCAAAGAAACAAGGCTTAACATGACTACCCCTAACATTGTAAATAGAGAAAAAGGCTCGTCTCACCCGCTTCAGCCTGGACAGTTTTATAAGGGAATCGTTGAATATGTTAACGATTCTGGTCTTGTGACGGTCAAAGTAAACGCACTTGGTGCTTCATTCGGCCCGGTTGCGCCGGTTGGGGTGACTACCCTCAATAAGCTCAACAAGGATGACGTCGTAACGTGCACATTTACTGATGAATTTTTTACTGAATTGATAGTTTTTGGTTCTTCCAATATAAAAGCCGATGTATTTGCATCGAAGGTTGTTGTCGACGGTCTTGTAGCCACAATAACAAGTCTTCAGAGTCAAATCACAGCCCTCGATGGGCGCGTAACCACATTGGAGAACGCATAATGGACATGATTAAATTTCCAGTAAAGTTTGACAGAAGCGGTTTACAAAAACACAGAGATGGGAGCGAGGACTACTACGCCCAGCTCTTGACAATATCAATTCTCACAGAGCCAAGAACACACGTATTCTCTCCACGTTTTGGCGTTCTTGACCCATCATTTCGCGGAATTGACAAGGGCGTATTTATTTTAAATGCTGCGAGATTCGTGCCTGAAGTACAAATAACAAACTTAAATACGAATATCAATACAAATGGGAACGAAATGAAAGTTGAGTTTTCTTTTAGGGTTAAAGGCGAGGTTAGATAATGGCCGCAGATTTTTCCAAATATATCGACCTAAGCATATTTGATGCTGAGCCAGGCGACATTTATTTTGACGCGATAGAAGCTGCAAGATTAACTCTTCCTGAATTCAATCTGCGCGTAGGAACTCCAGAGGACGCAATATTTCAAGCTGCAGCATATATTGGCTCGTTGAGTATTGCATCAATAAACAGACTTCCAGACAGGTTGATGGAAGGAATAATGAACATACTTGGCTACTCAAAGCAGCAGGCTGTTTCGGCCGAGGTCGACGTAACCATAACTCTCGATTCTTATTCGGGCGGAACGATTCCTGCTGGAACAATATTTAGTTATGAGACATTATTTGAAGACGAAGTGACAGAATTTGCTTTTCAGACTTCCACAACAGTTGTTATTGAAGGGATTGAGAACCCTGGACCAGAAGACGACTTGCCTAGTGCCTCGGTAACAGTATCCTGCCTGACTCCAGGAATAATCCCACCAATAACCACGCCGGGGACAGAACTTAATGTAATCAGTGCTGGAACAAATATATTTTCCGTAGTTACTTTTTCAAATTTTACAAACGGCATAAATGCGGATGAGGATTCAGATTACTTGTCTAAATCCGCAACATATCTTCGCTCGCTGAGTTCCGCTATAAATAAATCATCACAGCTTGATGCATATGTTATATCAAGCTATCCAGATGTTGTTGGTCGCGCTAAATCATATGACCTAACAGATGGCGACCCAGGACTTGGCGATATATCTGTTCCAAGACAGTCGAACGTTGTGACAACATTTCTTAATACAAACCTTGCTACTGTTGAGACTGACGAAAATCACCTATTTGTTGTTGGAGACGTTGTTACCCTTGAAAACTGTGGAGCTTCATTTAACGGACAAAGAACAATCACTGGAGCATCAGACACAACATTTTCTTTTGTTAGCGTAAACACAAACTCTGGAAGCACAAGCATAACTGGAACAGCATCTGCTGGAATCGAAAATCCTGGCAATGTTTCACTATTCACTTATGGACTTAATACTTTTTTAACAAGTACCGAAAAAGAAACGATACTCCTAGATATCACAGATAGGTCTGTTGCTGGTCTTTCCTTCAATGTGCTTGATGCAAATCTATTAACAATGGAGTTGGTTGCATCTATTGTTCTTGACCCATCATTTGTGCAAGAGACATTGCAGGAGAATATTGAAAACAATATAGTTGCATATCTATCCCCAGCTGAATTTCCATTTGGTGATGACAGGGTTAGAAAAACACGTCTTATTTCTTTAATTAGTAATATCCCTGGTGTAATTTATGTTGAGTCTCTTTCAATAACTGGAACAAATAATGGATGGCTGCCTCAGTTTGGTGACGATATTCTCTTTTTGAATAAAGGCTCTCTCCCGCTTATCTCTGCAGAAGATTTGACTATAACTTATACATTGGCGCCTGAATGATATGGCAACAACAGTAAACCTCCTATCGGCTGACAGCGCCCTGCTGAGGTCAACATCTGCAAGCGTCACTATCCCTATTTCTTCCTCTGGAACAGAATGGATTTCAACAAATAGCACGCTCAGCGTTATACCAACTGAATTCATCACAAACTTGCGGTACGTTCTACGAATTGCGCCTTCTGGTTCTGGTGATATAACCATAATTCTAGATGAGCAACTTTTAAGACTTGCTGAAAATGGAGAAACATTATCCTTTAACGCAAAGATAAGACCATCTTCCGAATGCACTATTACTTCTCAGCTCGTGGTTGATGGCGAGACCGCAATCGACCCTCATCAACAAAGTCTTTCTGGTGGAGTGTATGGTGCCATACAGTCAAATACTGTTTTGGTTCCAGATGATGAGCAAGTGCATTCTGTTTCCGCATCAATAACGGTATCTGGTCATGGTGGTGGAAATATATACTTAACCTATCCAAACCTAATTAATGACAGAGCTTTCTACAACAATCAATACATACCGCTGTCTAGAAACTTCATGCCAGATTTCTATTGGGAAATAGATAGCGCAGAGCAGTATCCGACTGCTCCATTTCATAGATTAATCGATGTTCTCACATCTGCAGGAAATGAGGTAATGGCCGAGTACCAATCAATATATCCATTTGAACGTAACGAAATCAGTAACGCAGAACAGCTTGCAGAGCTAGAAATAAACAGCTCTCTTACAAATCCTGCATTTGTAAAAGACAAGTACATTAACTGGCTCTCTCAGTTCAGCGGCTCCGGTATTCGAAAAAATATTTCCAAATCAGATGGGTCACGATTTTTTGAAACTTATGGGGAAGAAAGAGAATTCATAGAATGGCAGCTGCTTACATCCTATTATGGACGTGGTTCTGGTACTCGAGGTGCTTTACTCAACTCGGCAAAGCAAGTGCTAATAAAAACCAAAGACGATACCGAATCATCAAGAAGCGTTTCTATAACTCCAAACTACAACGGGGATAATTGGAGCTTTCTTGTAAGAACTCTAGAGAACGAAACGCCAGATGCATCAAACGGTGAATCCAGCCATCTCGTCCTTGCTGCAATGGAACCAGCAAGGCCAATGGGTTATAAAATTTACCATAGCACCGTTGATGAGTTCTATTTAACACTTAACGATATATCATTTGGGCGTCTCTCGGAGATAAGACTTGGTGTCGTTGTTGCCCCCACAGACGCTCCAGACAGCATTACCGTGACCTCTGTGACGTCTACAAGTGCAACCCTTACGTTCTTGCCACTTTCTGTTCCAGGGGGCGGAGATGGTGGTGGAATCATCTCGAATTACCAGTATGCGCTGTCAACAAATGGGACAACTTATGGTTCATACACAGCACTGTCGCCTGCAAAGGGGAGCCCGCCCATCACCATAACAGGGCTTAGTAGTTCAACAAATTATTGGGTCAAGTTGAAAGCGGTTAATGAAGCTGGTGTTAGCGCAGTTGAATCAGCCGCCGTTACCTTCACGACTTCGGCATAAATAAAAATGATAAACTTTTCACTTAATAATAAGGAGATTTAAAAATGGCTGGCTCAGGAATCAGGGTATTTGCTTCTGGAGAGATACTCACGGCAGCACAGGTTAATGGCTATCTCATGGACCAGACTGTCACCCGTTTCGCGGACGCCGCAACTCGCGACGCCGCTTTTGGCGGAGTGGGGCAGCCAGCGCTAGATGAGGGCCGTATTTGCTACCTCGATGATGTGAACTTAATTCAATTTTTTGACGGCGCTACATGGGTTGACTCAGCCCAGTTTACCGTAGGCGACGGAACAATCTCTAACGTAAAGCTTGCTGCAAACTCTGTAACATCAGACAAAATTGCTCCGGGAACCGTAATCGCGGCGGATATAGCTGCTGGAACAATCACGGCAACAGAGTTGGCAGATGGGGCGGTTACTTCAGGCAAAATTCTTAACGACACCATTGTCAACGCCGATATAAACAGTTCCGCGGCAATTGCTGACACCAAGCTTGCAACAATTTCAACTGCTGGAAAAGTTTCTAACTCGGCAACAACTGCTACAGATGCCAACACTGCTTCCGCGATAGTGGCCCGAGATGCTTCTGGAAACTTTGTTGCTGGAAAAGCAACGCTTGCAACGGCAGATGTAACCACAGTAATTGAAATGGCAAATATTGTTTCAGCTTCAGCCAATGGGACAATCAATATTGATTTCAACACAAATCCAACTGTGTACTACACCGGAAATGCATCAGCTGACTGGACGCTAAACGTAAGAGGAACATCAAGCGTCTCTCTTAATGACACTATCTCAACTGGACAAATTGCTACAGTGACTTTTCTTGCAACGATAGGTACGACGCAGAGAAGACCGACTGTATTCCAAGTCGACGGTTCAGCTATTACGCCAAAGTGGATGGGTGGAGCAGCTCCAACTATCGGAAATGCAAGCTCGATAGACGCCTATACGCTGGCAATTATAAAGACTGGTAGCGCTGCGTTCACGATGCTTGCGAGTCAGACAAGATTCGCATAAAAATATATGCCATTTGTCAATCGCATCGGAAGCGGAGCAACCCGCAAGTTCGGGTTTGGGACAGGGGTTAAACCTGGCGCACCAACGATTGGGACGGCCACACGGGGAGACCAGCAGGCAAGCGTTGTTTTTACTGAACCCGCAGTACTTGGAACTGGGGCACCTACGTATACGGCTACTTCAAGCCCAGGTGGCTTAACGGCGTCCGGTGCAAGCTCGCCAGTCGTGGTTACAGGTTTAACAAACGGTACCGAATACACATTTACAGTCACGGCATCCAACTCTTTTGGCTCGTCGACATCTGGGTCTTCAAATTCAGTGACCCCAGCAGGAGTTCCAGCTACACCTTCAGCTCCAACGCAATCTGCAGGGAACGCTTCAGTCGCCCTCTCATGGACTGCACCATCGGCCAATGGTTCTGCAATTACCGATTACAAGATTTACTACGCAACTTCAGAAGCCGGCACTTACACGCTATTCAGCGACACCGTAAGCACCACTACGTCAGTCACGGTTACTGGACTAACGAATGGCACAGCCTATTACTTCAAGATTGCCGCAGTAAACTCAGTTGGAGATAGCGCCCTGTCTGCTGCTTCTGCTTCTTCCACTCCTGCCGCTCCACCGTTCTTCCCGTTCTTCCCTACCTTCGCTCCACCGTTCTTCCCGTTCTTCCCGTTCTTCCCTGACTTCGTCGACCCATGTGCTGGCGTGAATTGCGCTGCATACGGAGCCCCACCAGGGGGAGTATGGCAATCACAGGGATTTAACACCCAACCTTGGGACCCACACTGCATTAATGCAGGATACCCTGCAGACCCACCATACTGCTGTAACTTTGGCACCAACACATGTGGGAGCGGTAATTCGTATTGGACCTCGTATATCAGCTCAGATGGTTGTTGTCAATTTAACTTGTATGTATACTGTGCTTGCAGTTAAGATGTTCACAACCAACACGCTAAAGGATTGACTATCAATGGAACCAATTAACATTTATCCGCAAGATAACCCGGACAACTTTCTATGGGTTGCTTTTGTCGTTGATGGAGAGGTTGGGGTCAAAATGCCGTTTCCACTACAAGCAAACCTATTGACAGCGGTTATGTCATCAAACCCACAGGCTATTGTCATCACTGAAGAAGACAGACTCAATGTTACAACCGGATGGACATATAGTGACGGAGTATTCAGTCCGCCGGCAGGTGAGTGAGAATGACGCCATGGCAGGAATATAAGAAAAAACTTGGCACGACCAGGCCATGGGACATGGTCAATCCAAAAGCTGAGCATGTTTCGGTAGAGGAGGCTACGGCGCGTATGGATATATGCGAATTGTGCCCAAGTCTTCTAGGGGCTACTCATCAATGCAAGGAGTGCGGATGTTTCATGAAGTTGAAGACGAAACTCAAGAACGCTGAGTGCCCTCTTGGAAAATGGTAATTTCAATCACTAATCTTTAATACCTGTTTCTTTCGTAAAAACCTATTTCTTTTACGAAACCAACTACAACATACCTCACTGGTCCATCAGAAACAGTCTTTACCCCATGTTCGTACTCGCTGTTGCCAGGGAAAAATAAAAGGTCTTTTGGATTTGGTTTCAAGGCAATTTCACGATTCTTGAAGAAAATCTCCCCAGAATTGTAATCATCGTTTATATATAGTATTGAGGCATACCTGATTGACGGGTCAGTATGTTGGTCAACATGTGATTTCAATTCCGTGCCGGGTGGCAATCTTTGCACGGTTGATAAACCGCTAAGAGTTAGAGATTGGTCGCATTCAAGTATCATTGATGACAAGCGGCGATGAATAGAGCGACAAACACCAAGATGCTCAATACCTAGTGTCTTGTCTGAAAAACCATGGGTGATTTCAAATTTTCCCTCTGCAATCAAGTTGTCAATATCGGTTCTTCCAAACTTGAGCTTGCAAAAATTAACAACACCAGACATGTAGTGGGTTTCCCAATCTTTTTGCGTAGTGTTCTCTATTGCACTAGTTATCGCATCTAGCTCTTCCTGTGTTATGAAATTTTTAATCCGAATCAACTCGTCGGTAATTTCTTCAAATTCCAGATTATTCAACTTGAGTTGAAGCAGAAAGTTCTCAATCATTGGCGACACCACAAACAGTCACAATATTCCTCAACAAAATAACTATGATTCATTTGTTTTTCATTTCTAAGCCTATAATCTGTATCTGGCTTGTAGTCTCTGCTATGAGTGACATATCGCTGGTCGAATATCTGCGCCACTTTAGACCTGTTAGAAGCAACTGTTTTTCTAAATAAGTGATGTGTAGGTGTTTTTTTTGGTTTTGCATTATTTTTGAGTCTTTCTTCATTTTCTTCAAAATGTTTTTTTACGTCAGCTAAAAGACTAAGACCTATTTCACTATGTAATTTAAGAATAAAATTACAATTGTTGGACCCAGGAAGCCCATTTACTTGGTCCCCATTTGGCAAGGCAACCATTTCTATTGTGTGGTTTAATTCATGAAGTATTGGCTCTATATTTAATATTGGAATTGAATCCAAATCCGCATACATGCCGCCGTAAAAACAGGTCACAGAATATCTCCAGATATCCGATTGAGTCATTCCTGAATAATTGTCATATATTTCGGCCTCAATTGGAGATAGGCATAAAATATTTATTACTTCTTCGCGTCTTTCTTTGGGGTTTTTAAAACAATATTTCCAATCTGGATATGTGTTTTTCCATAAGTTGCAGCATTTTTTGAAAGATTCATGAAGTTCTTCAAAGTCGCACTCATATGTTTGAAATATGTTTTTATTCCACATTTCAAATTCTTACACTGTTATATAATTTTTTATTTTGTTGTGTCATTCACATATAATCTTAACACTTTTGCTTCGTGCGAACCTATGGATTCGTTCTTCTCGTTTACTGCATCCCTGTACCAGTCGGTGAACTCTCCAGCTCGATTAAGTTTTTGCGCTGCGTACCCATAGCTCGAATTTGCTTTAAGTCTTGTGTTTTCTGGGTCCGAATAAGTTGTGATATTTATTGACGAATTATTTAAAGCAGTTAGCGATATAGGGATTATTGTGGCAATTGGTGTTCCAGCTATTATTCGTGTCTCCGCATTGGCATTTTTTGCTTTTATTGCCAGAGGTATCGGGTGGTCATAAAATGACGTGCTAATAAAGTTGGACATTGTCTCAAAATCATTATTAAAATAATTGACTGGATTGATTGTCCAAAGACTTATGTCTTCGGCGGTTCTAAAAATTAGTCCGGTGTTTAAACTTATCGAAGACTGACCCCTGCCAGCATATGCATCAATAGGGCTTGTTATTTTTATATGGTCTGGGGTCTGGTCGTTGATTCCGTCCCATGTGAAAACTATGTCTTCTTTACAGGAGAGGCTCCACCCGACCACATTCGCCTGCGTGACCGGGAAGCACCTATACGCATGGTTCCCTGATGTTTCGTCCATCCAGTCTCTTTTTACGGACATCTGAGAGATTTCAAAAATTGAACCGTTTGTTTTTTCAACAGAAATTTCAATCATTTCTCATCATTCCATTTCCTGTCGTACATATCTGGCGTATGATATTTTTTGCTGTAATCAAGCATGGTTACGATTGAGTACTTTGTCCCTGCGGTCACCGGCATGGCTTGATGTGGGTACATGTAGTTTGACGGAAATACATAAAGGTCTCCTGCCTGTGGTTTTATTTTTAAATTTTGCAGTCTAAAAAATAGCTCTCCGCCTTCGTAATCGTCGTTGACATATCCAACCAACGAGACCGTGCAGTTATATGAGAATCCGTGGTCTTGGTGTTCTTTGAAGTGCTGACCTGGGCCATACTTAACAAAATTCATTGCTTCCCAATACTTGAGGGACGCTATGTTGTGTTCGGAGCGATAGTCTCTGACGGCCGGAAGTGCGGAATCATAAATGTCCTGCCAAAGCGATTGTAAATTCAAGCTAACAGTGCTTTTGTCGTGTTCAATATCTGTTTTTTTAAATTTAAAATCAACACAGTCTCTGTACTCTGGCACTAATTCTTGGTATCCAACATATGCTGGCTGCCAACTATAACCAGTTGTATCGCCGACTGGTTTTAGGTTCGATTCAATTCTATTGATAACATCAAAACTCGATTTGATTATATTTCTGTAACACTTTATGCCATGCCCAAAATCGATTTTTTCTGTCCATGTTTGCATTTGAAATGCCCTACTTGTATTTTCTTCTTGACCAAATTTTGTTTTTGTAAACCCCACCATCGGGCTGGCGGTAAAATCTTGCATTGTTCATGTATTTGGACTGCATTTCTTCTTGTCCCAACATTTCCACTTTGTGTTCCCAGTCTTCTCTTTTGAACGGGAAAATCTGGAGATAGGGAGTCCCAGCAGGTATTACGCCCTCCCAGCCCTCAATGAGGAAAAACGGAAAACTTCCCAGTAAATGAACCTTATCTGAGTCAACGATTCCTGTTGTGTTCAAGAATGGAAGGTCAAACCTATTCATCGGCGTCATAAACAAGGCACTATAACCTTCTGGGAGTTCTATGCCCCAGTCAGCAAACCATGCAAAATGGTGGTCGTAATAACCCTGTGGATGTACGAAATCCGGCATCGGCGTTCTTGGCGTGCAGAAGTTTTTATACTGACTATTTTCTACCTTGACGTCAATTAAACCTTGAGTGTTTTTGTAAAATGTCAAGTCGCAAGGAGTTTTAAAAACATATCCGGTTAAAAAGGCGTCCAGAATAGCAGGACAGGCTTTCCATGTCGGAATTTTACCGTAATCGTCTGTTGTTCCTTCTTTTGGAAATGGACAAATTTCTTTTGTTGCTTTACGGTATTCCCCGTTTAGATTTTTTTCAAAACTGTCAGCATCTTTATACCATTGTGGAGCGGCGCTTTGTGCTGCTGATGGGGCGTATTTATTTTCTTTGTCCAGCCATGGTCTATGTGGTCTGAATATTGCGATGTTGTATTGCTCGCTCATTGTTTATGCCCTAGCTTATTTATGTCGGTCATGACTACTACACAGTACTTTATGCCAGATTTTATTGGAAGTGACGCATGCTCGTAAATATAATTTGATGGAAAAATTGCAATATCCCCAACTTTTGGTTTGTGCACATAACCGTCAAGTCTTGGGAATTCAATTTCTCCACCCTCATAATCGTCGTTGATGTAGATGACGGCAGAAACAGTGCAATTGTATGCCGGTCCATGGTCTGCATGTATATTGAAATGCTTACCCTCGCCATCGTATTTTACGAAGTTGAAAGCTTCATAGTAAACAACACTTATACCCCAGTATCTAGCATAGTCATCAATGCAAAACTTGAGTTTTTCATATATCTCTTGATGAAGGTCCAGAAGCTCGGAGTTGTGCTCGTCTCTTGGTCCTAGATTTTCTTGCTTGTATTTGAAATCGTAACAGTCTCTTGCTTTTTTTATCGGAATATTAGAATTTGTTACCTGGGCTTCGTTCCAGCTGTATTTTTTGTTCCCGGACAAATTTGACTCAAGAATCTTGATGTATCTATTTGAATCTTCAAGCGAAAAAGTATTTTGGTATATGTTTAATCCTAGTGCTGGATTTTGGGCTGTAATTGTTTCACTGGCAGCTCGATGGATTCTATTTGACGCAGTCTCTGACCTGTCTTTTGTGAACCATGGAATTGCGTTTTCATCATAAATACTCATACATGTATCTTATAGTCAGGCTCGGTGCTAGCATCGTTACATGGAATTAATAGGAACATGGTTCATAACCGCAACCTCGCCCCTGGGAAAAGAGACATATAACCTGCGTTTGAATGACGATGGTTCTGGCTCAATTTCACATGACAGGGGAATCGTGGAATTTTCAGATGCTCTAATCAGCACCTCTGACGAGTCCATGACAGTGAAGATTTGCGGCCACACAGACATACCAATGAGCGTCGACTTTCTGTGTCAATTTGAGTCAGTAGGCAAATCTCTTGCTGGATTTGTAGAAATCGGCAAATACGCAAACATCGAAATAAACGGGGTAAAGATATGAGCATCAAGTCAGTTTTTGATATGCCGATAAAATCTGTAGATGGAACGTTTGATGTTATGGACTCGGTTCGTGGCAAGGTTTGCTTATTCACGAACATCGTCACCAAGACTGGCTACACCCCAAAATGTAGCCCCATCTGGTCTTACGCAAGAGCTGCCAGACAATTATGGGAGCTACAGCAGCTTCATGAAATGTTTTCAGACAAAGGTTTTAGCGTTGTGGGATTTCCGTGCAATCAGTTTGGCCAAATGGAACCATCCGACAATGAGGATATAAGTCAATTCATATCAGAGGCCTATCCATTTGTGACTTTCCCAATTACAGAAAAAATTGAAGTAAACGGTCCGGGCGAACATAAAATATGGAGTTTCCTAAAAGGTGACACCGTTCGTGCTTTTGATGACAGCAAGGCAGATGGTTCAGATAAAGCTGCATCCGGGCAGAACCTAGCTGGACAAGCGATAATGCGCATACCTCACAACTATGAGAAATTCATGGTTAGCAGAGAAGGTCAGCAAGTTGCGAGATTGAACTGGGCCGACCTCCCACTTGCCGAACAGCCGCTTGCAGCGGGCTCCTCATGGACCGTTATAGAGGCAGTGAAGTCTCTTGTAGGTTGATTATGAAAATGCCTTCGACCCCGACCATTGGGGCCAATGAACTTAAAGAGATAAGTGAATTAGTTGTCGAGGACCTTGGCAGTGGAATAGTCGTTTTTAGAAACGCTTTTTCCGTTGAGGACTTTATTCTCAGACATATAGACGATTGTGCTGCAGAGGCACATAAGAGCAGATGGTCGTATGTAACCGATGAGGATGGGGTTGAATACGGGATAAACGAGGACGGCTTTAGATACCGCCTAGAAGACGTCCCAAATGCCCCTGTAAGGCTCCTGGAGCCCGTTACAGAGGCGACAAGCCCCAATGTGGTCGAATACTTCACCTATCTTGAGGACGCAATCTACAAGTGTCTAATACGCTATACGGACATGTTTCCGCTGATAGTCGGAAGCCTCTGGTGGAGGACCAGGGGTCACATACTCAGATATGACGGTGGGGGCATTCTTGGGTGGCATCAAGACAATGACACGAACTACAAAGTGACCCAGGGTGTCAGGTATATGCCAAGGGGGCAGGTGGCGCTCCGACAGACCGCTGGAGCCCTTGCGTATTTCAACGACTGCGTTGACACTAAGGAAGAACTTGATGGCACCAACTTTTCTGGCGGCCATCTTAAGTTTGCATACCTCGGGATTGACTACAAGCCCAAAAAGGGGGACATCATTATGTTCCCTACAAACTACATATGCGCTCACGGTGTAACAAAGATGGATGGTGGCACAAGATATGCATATCTCTCGTTCTTCGGACAAGGCGGAACAGATAATGCTGCAAACATAAGAATAAAGGAAAAAGACGCGAGTATTCAATGGTGTGAGCCAGTTTGGTTCGACAACATCTATGACGACTACGAGTTTTATTGCAAGTCTGAATACTCAATCTGGTCAAAACCAACCCCAGGTTTAGAGCTTGGCTCAAACCCTGTATTCCAAAATAGATGCGTCACTCAATACGGCGATACGCACACTGCGCTGGAGGTGAACCAAGTTGAAACGATATGAGACCAGGACACTTGAAGTCACGGATGAGGTTATAGAAGAAATATCGAATCTTGAATTCACGGACCTTGGTGGAGGTGTGATTGTATTTCATAATGCAGTCGACGTTGACCTAGAAACCATGTCGAATTGGATTGACAAAAATGCTCTTGCAGCACACCAGCAAAGATGGAAGTACGACATCGACATAAATGGCGTAGTCTACGCAAAGAACGAAGATGGGAATAAGTTCTCTATCGAGCAAGTGGAGAGAGTCCCTGTAAGAGTTCTTGAGCCGGTCCAGGACCATACAGAAGAAGAAATTGTATCCGTGTTCAGAAACTGGGAAGACTGCATATACAAGTCTCTAATACGGTATGTGGATATGTTTCCACTCGTGGTTGGGACTATATGGTGGAGAAGCAGGGGACACGTTCTGAGGTACGACTCTGGAAAGTACCTGGGACTACACAACGACAACGACACAAACTATAGAGCCACGAACGGGGAGAGGTACATCCCCTATGGTCAGCTTGGAGCCAGGCAGACAGTTGCCGTCTTGCTGTATATAAATGACTGCGTTGCCACTCCGGACGAATTAGACGGAACGAATTACTCTGGAGGGGAGCTCTACTTCCCATACCTTGGAATTAGCCATATGGCAAAGCGTGGGGACATCATAATATTCCCAACAAATTACATTGCTTCGCACGGGGTAAACACCGTCACCGGCGGAACAAGGTACGCCTATCTTGAATTCTTTTCGCAAGGAAGCCCTGACCCAAACGCAAGGATAGAAGTCTCGGAAGAGGATGAGGTTTCCAGCTGGTGCGTTCCGCACTGGATTGATACGATTTACGATGACTACCAAAAGTACGCGTCCTCAGTTAACCCAGGTGACAGCAAAACACTCGTAAGAAATCTTGAGGGCAAAAATGGTTACATTAATCCGTTGAACATGAAAGCTGAATCAGTTGAGTAAGGTTGGAATAGTATCTCTTGGCAATATGGGTGTGACAATTGCTCACAGCGTTATTAATTCTGGGCATATTGTCCACTGGACATCAGAAGGTCGTTCTGAAACGACAGTTGCCGCAGGCAGAAAAATAAAAGATGCCATAGAACACGAGTCGGTTAAAGAACTATTTGGCTCAGTAGACATTTTCATTTGCATCGGCAGAGGTGGAGTTGCAGAGGAAACAATAGAGCTGGCAAAGAAGTACGCATTTACAGGAATATATGTAGACGGCAACAATCTCCACGGTCTAGAATCAGAACTGAATATTGCATCAATAGCGGAATCTGGCGGGATTAATTATGTGGAGGCTCTTTTCCGAGGCTATCCGCTTGGTTATGACCAAGGTGGAGGAGAGGACAAAAGAAATTTATATCTTTCAGGTCTGTGGAAGTCAGCAAAAGTGATTGAATCACTATTCGTTGACGGAATATGGAAAGTAGAAATTGTTGCAGAGTCAGCAAAAGCTTTAAACCGAACAAGATTTAAAAGACTTTTTTAATGGTTTTGTGTTTTATGCTCGCCGACTAAAACCTGTTTTTGTTGGCTATTCAGCAAACCAACATCTGACCTGAATTTATTAACCCAATCATAAGCGCCTGGTTTATTTTCTTGGCCATTACCGTGATAAAACCACGACAGAAATGCCCAGCGCTCTCCACTTGTGACTTCATCTACTTCGTGGCAACCAATAAAATTAGATGGATATATAAGTGCGGAGCCAAACTCCGGTTTTGCATTTATTCCCCAGGTCCTGAATCTGACGTCCCCGCCTGCATAGCCATCATTTATAAAAATTGATGTTGTGAGCGTGTTGAAAGCAGGGCTTGTTGTTAGTGGTTCCAATGTTCCGGGTTTGTAAGGAATGTTGCAGTCTGAATGCGGCCCCATTCCATTGCCAGTTAGGTATCTAATTAGGTATCCATCGGTTTGACCAGTTATGCACTCCGTTGCAACAGGAAAAATTTTGCAGTACTCCACAGCAGCTGAATAAATTGCTTTTCTTAGCAATGTTGTTATCCCGAGTTCTTCTATGTCCGTGTATCTGCTTGGAGCTGCTTGCTTGCCTTGTTCGTCAAATTCATAACCACCATCACTTATAAGCTTGCCGTCAATAAGCGAATAACCCTGAGGAATCTTTGCATTGGCTATATGCAGCAATTCGTTTTCGTCAATTTCATCACGCTCGATTAGGCCATAAACGATGGCTATCCCATGACCCAAGTGTTTGATTTTCATGCGTGTTCACCCATTGCCAGTCGATATGTATTAGAAGATTTTTCCTCGCCAACCGATTCCAGATATTCAATAAATCTTTCCCTGAGATGCGGGATATAAACATTGGAGGATACAGCCGCTTTTTCTGGGTTGACGAGAGGGTCTTCAACTTCTTCGTTAACTGATGGATTTGGCGTTCCATGAGCGTACCATCCAAGATAGGTGAATCTGTTGCCTGATTCAACCGGAGTAACTTCATGCGCAGCAATATAGTTTGATGGAAACATCAAAACATCGCCTCTTCTTGGAATGTACTCAATATCCAAATATGTAAACTTATGATGCCCACCTGTAAAGTCACCCAGCTCAAAAACTTTCTCCCCATCTAGGCAGTTACCAAAATAAACCAAACATGACAGTGTGTTTCTTGAAGCAAGCTGATGTTGAGGGTGTGGTAATCCATAAACATAGTCAACGCTCGTGTCGCTATGCTCCCCTATGAAACCCCCACACTCGGAAGAGTAATTGACTAAATGTCCTTTCACTTTCCACCATATGTTTTTGAAAACAATTGGGAACATGTGCATATATCTGAAAAGATATTTATCTTTGCATTCCTCAATAAAACAAAATAATTCAGCTACTTCTGGTCTTGTGTCCTGGTGTACCCTAGACCCCCTTCTTGGCATTCTATCTATCCCATTTTTTGAAAAAAAATAACCACTTCTGTTAACATATTCTTCCAAGCCATTGTCTGGATTGATAGCCGGCTGGTACATATCGCCCATCTCTCTGTCAACAATTTCTTTAGATATTCGGTTAACGTAATCCCAATCAAGGCTTATGGCGTTACGAAATACAACAACACCACCACCAAGATGTTCGGCTTTAGAGTTGTTAAAAATCATTGATGGTCATCTTTTCTTGATTTGAATGGAGTCTTTCCTGATGGTATCTTACCCTCATCACCATATTTATCCATTAAGTATTGTTCGTAGTCTTCAACTATGGTTTTCATCCACCATTGTCCACCCACCGGCCTTTGTGCGGAATCCGTTGGCTCTTGCGGTGAGACCCCTTTGTCTTGTTGCGGGGAGCCCTGTGCAAACCACGAAAGGTATGAGTACCTAGAACCTGAAGTTACTTCTAGTATTTCATGAGCGCCCAAGTAGTTTGCTGGCATAAAAAGAATTGTTCCACTTTTAGGTTTTATGGTTATGTCAAAATACGGCAAAACCATTTCTCCGCCAGTAAATGAATACTCATCGCAATCCGATTCATCGCAATTATCGTTTATATAGAGGAGAGCACTTATGACGTTTCTAGTGGCGTGCTCAAAAGGAGGGAAATGACCATACCTGTAGTTGACATCGTTGTCGCAGTGGAAACCCAGTTTTGAGCCAGATGGATATTTAAGTGCGTGCCCTTCGCTTTTCCACCAAAGACACTGCAGTACAGCGGGAAACATTTCTACATACTCAAGTAAGCACCTGTAGATAGCTTCTTCGCACTCTATAAAGAAACCGTGATTCAGCTCTTGAACTCTTATTGGAGTTTTTGATATTTCATTAAGTTCGTAAATAAAACCACTTTTGTTTATTGCGTGAATTGGTTTTCCGTCAATATCGTATACATACTCATACTGTGCTTTTATGGCTGCGTCAGAAAGTTCATCTATCAGGCCTGTAATCTCCACGACTGGAACATTTACTGCATCCCTGAATACAACTACACCACCACCGAGATTTTCCACATTGAAAGACATGTCAGTATGTTAGTCAGTTTTTTTAACCACCGGAGATTCTATGATTGGTCTATCCGTGTATATTCCCCAATCTGCATTTGGGTTTACTCTGGGTTCAATTGGGCTAAGATTCATGCTTACAACAATCCTTGGACTTTCAATCATTTGCCGTGCTGTCATGTGGGTAATAAATGAGTTAAAAATAATCAACAGTCCATCTTGCGGCTTAACAGAAATAGTGTTGTGCATATAACCACACCAGTGCGCTGAAAAAATTAAATCCGCAGAATCAAGTGGGGCAGATGGGTAGTAAGCAATAGAAAAATAGTCACCAGGGTGTGTGTGATGGTTTTTGTAATGACTGTGAGCTATCACACTCTGCCCAGGCATTAATTTTATCGCCCATATTTCATCAATTTTGTATTTACGATTTGTTACTTCGTCAACAATTTGAACAATTAATTTTTCAAGTTTTGTGAATTCAGGTGTTACTGGAACAACTGTATCTTCATACTGCACAAAACCACGACTTACTGAGCCATATTCTTCGCAATCTGCATTAACTGGAAAACCGTATAAGTTTATATCGGACACAATCTGTTCATTGTCTATGTCCAAAAGCTGCGATGTAAATATGTTTTGATTTATTAAAGGAATAGTATTTATTTTACTCATATACAAAGTTGGACATATCTACTGGTGGGTTTGATTTCAGCCACACATTGACAACCATTACATTTCTAACCCCATACAAACAAGGGCTAGTTTGATGCACAACCCGACCTGCATCAAATATAACCAATCGATTTTCTCTAAAGGCAATTCGCTCTCGCATCTCAATCGGGTCAATATGTTTTTTCAAATTTTCCCATTCAAGCGCATTGTGCTCACCAAAGACAAGCTTTGATTCAAAAAGCTCAAGAAACCCACCAACCACTTTTTCTTTTGATGGGCCGTAATAGACACACCCAACTTCAGGCCCGTTGTATATTTTTTTATCCTGATAAAGAAAAGTGTCTTCATCAACATGGGGTCCAAGAAACTGTCCAGCCCCAAATGTTCTTGTCCAGTACTCAAATCCAAGAACTTCACTTATCGGCATTGGTAGATTGGTTTCCCATATCTCCCTAATGACTTGCTTCCTAAGTGTGTTGGCCGAAGAAGACCACCAACCATGCCAAAACATATAAGGTGCATAGCAGCTGGATTTTTCATCATGATAAGAGTTGAGCTCGCTAGCAATGCGTGAATCAGCTGTCATTGGACCAGGGAAAAATGATGCATCCTGGATGATTGCTGAATAAACAGTCTCATCTATGGCGTCATCGTAAATTTTCATATATTTTTAACTTTATTCAATTTGTAAAATGGTACGCTTGGCTTTAGGTGGTGGTTAAGGTGCTTATGGTGTAGTCCGGTAAATATGAATCCAAAAACAAATTTATTATTTTTTGCAGTAAAATTTTGGTTCTCTGCCTCTGTTGTTTTCCCAGAAACGTACGAATAGCTTATGTGTGGGAACCACGATAAGAAAACGAACACTAGATACGGAAAAATAAAGGTTGGGAAAAGCCATATGAACGTAAATTCCATCAGTTTCCCAAACATATACGACGAAAGAAATAAGACGAAAGTTGCTCTGTAAAAATTAACTTGAGCCTTATCTTTATACATTAAATACGCAAATATCGCCTCTCTTCTGCCTAACGTTTTTTTTAAAAGCTTAATGCCACCTGGAAAACAAACAACTACTTTTTCGTACAATCTTTTTGTTGGGAATTCAATTATTGAAATAGCACCATCCGAACAACTACTATCAGGGTCCAATTTTGAATTTGCGTACCTATGATGCGCGATATGTAATTTGCCGTAACCCAAAAACGGCAAACCCAAAAACACGGAACTAGAATGACCAACTAACTTATTCAAAAATTTAAACTTTTTTATTCCACCGTTTACGTTCCCGTGTATTGCCTCGTGCATTACCACAAATAGGTAGTAACAAATTACCGTGTTTATTAATGTGGCGATAAACAGTGGGAAATGCCCAACAATGGAAACTAACGCAACCAACACGTAGGAGAACATAAGAGAAATCCAGAAAAAAATTATCGGCCACCTTATTCCGTCGTTTGTTTTGTCTGGGTACAGTTGGTTCACAGGTACCCACTACCAACCGTATCGCGTAGATACTCTAGGTCAAAATCAAATATTAAAACCACCCTGTCATTTGTTCCTTCGTGTATTACAGAGTGCCTGTATGGCGGGCCATCCTTGAACGCAAGAATTTTCCCCTCATCCCATGTCCTGGTCTCATTTCCAACGGTAATTTTGCATTGTTTATCGTTTACAATGCATAAGTGACATCTCATTATTTTGTCAGAACCATTGTGTGGATTAATTATTGCCCCTGGTTTCACTATGCTGAACATTCCGCCAGAACACTGTCCATCATCTGCAAACTCTGAGACTATTGAATTAAATGTCTTAAAATAAGAACTTGAGTAATCAAGATGTGCCTCTAGGTCTTTTTTTGTCTTCCACTTAACCACGCTACCCAGCAGTTCGGTATTTCCCCACTGCCTGCTATCTGCGCTTGGTCTTGTCCCAGCAAAACAAACATCCCACACCCCTGAATAAAGGTCTATTTCTTCTTCTTCTTCTTTTTCGTTTGATTTTATCTTGAGCTTTGGCGACGCAAGAGTGTTGCCGCCACCCCTGGTTGGGAATGGGTGGCTATGTTCCATATAGGAATTAAATTCGTCTTTTATAGAGAGCCAATTTTTTTCAATCTCCACGCATACGGGGATTTCCCTAATAATATCATCCCAGAATGCTGGCTCCATTGACATTTTAGTCCTTAACGAAAGCCGTGTATCCGTAACTTTCAGAGTTGTGAAATGTGCTTCCATTTGAAAACTTTAGCACTTCGTGTAAATCACTTAGTGGGTGCAGGTTGTAATCGTCTCTGTAAATCTTCCCGGAATTGTTTGTTGAGTTTATCAGCAGCACACCGCCAGAAGACAGGGAGCCAATGCATTTTTCAAGCAACTCTATATCGTAAGCAACATCCCAGCCCATAACTTGAATTAGGTCAAAACCGGAAGCCTCTCCGTCGCCTATCTCGTCTGGCTCGACAACGCCATAACTTGTATCTCTAAGGCTTTCCGAACCGATACTCATGGAGTGGTCACGTAGAAAAGTTTCAAAATTATAAAGAGATTGATTGTTAACAAAATTTATGCTGATGTTTTTTCTCTTAGAGAATTCTATGAATTGCGAACTCCACAAATCCGGACTAAAAAACAGTATTTTTTCTGGATTCTTGACAGACATAAACAACTCAACCGAGTTATGCATGTTTGCCATTATCTCTCTCCACCCAGTCTGTGGGTTTAGGAGCAAATCCATATACCAAACCCCCTCCGAAGTACCCCTGGATGCGATTGACATATTCAAGTTCAAGGATGCTCGCCAATCAATTGCTTTTTGCGCTGACTCAAAGACCTCGTTAGTTATATCTTCCCAGGATGATTCCGTCCCCAGAACACGCTGCATGGGAGTATTACTCAACAGATGCGTAACCATTGCAGTACGTAGCCACCTATTGTCCATTTTCAGACGCCTTTGCCAACTTGTAGTTCCAGTATGCCTCTCGTGCAATACTTGTCATCTTTACATTTATTTTTGCCAAAAATCTTGGTATTGAATTAGACGTATAATCAGCGCTTGCGCCTCCCCTAATGTCACTGCTGTACTTCCAGAGCTGGCGTATTTTTACAGCTGCGTAATCAATCCTCATTGAATCAATGTCGCTTGGGTCTTGGTCTGTAATAAAACATATGACCGCAAGTTTTTGTTCATTTCTTTTGGCGTCTTTTTCGGCGTCGTACAAGTTTGCTCCGCCACTTTCCCTAGTTCTCATTTGCTATTTCCTCCACTAATTCGTTACGGGTGAAGTCTCCAGGTTCTGTTTCTTCCCATTTTCTCTGTGGGTCATTTGACTGGAGTAGGTCGCAAAAAAAGGCAGCTCCATCTGGGAGTTCAAAGGATAAAAGCGCTGGATTCCAGCGAGGAACTTGGCTATCCCTATTCGGGTTTTGCATTGGTTCTTGGATGAATGGATAATCCGGGTCCATATCTGGGCATATTTCATACCTCCCAGAATTTAGTGCAATTTCGACTATTGAAATCTTCCGTGGTATTTTTGGAGCTATTTTCATAACCGCCCACTAATCCCGGAGTCTTGCCAGCGCCGCCAATTGAAGTTTCAAACATTCGTATGCATCGTACTGTGCAAGCAATGCAGTGTTTTCGTTTACCGAAAGGTCAACTGGGTTTTCCATACCAGCCTCTAGGTCATCATCTTCCACACCAAGAACAAAAGCAAGCGTGTATATTGAGTATTCGAGTATCTGAATTGCTTCAGCCTTGGCCTTTGCCAATTGTTCTGGTGTTAGTGCCATGTTGGAAGCTTACTCAGCAATTCTTAACTTGATGTTGTTAATCTTTGAGATAAAATCAGCAATCAATTTGTGGCCATGAATAATGCCGTTTGAGTCCATACCTGGGGTGAAGTTGACATCATCAAACGTGTCTGGGTCGAAACCTTCTTGGAGCAGTCTCTCCATAAGCTGTCTCTCAATGTCCTTCAGGGTGCGCTGATAAACAAGCTTTTTTTCCTGAGTTGTAAAAGAAGATTCAAATTTCATGGCTGCTCCGTAATCCGTACGTTGGACAAGTACCCATATTCTACACTACGGATTGGCCAATTTCGGCAGACCAGTGAATGTCGGCCCTATCCGATTATCGTCAGCGTCAAGACCTGTACGAATCCCTTTGGTCCAAGTCCATGGTTTTTCAATACCATTTCGCGCCTTGAGTTCACCATATTTCATTCTAGAATCCACCAGCTCGGCATCGTCCCAGAAATTTGAAACAATAACTTCGGTGTTTTCCAGAATTGAATTATCGTAAATATTAAAAAAACAAAATGGACTTCCTGCTTCAAAAACTACAGGCTCTCCAATTTTTGTTATTTTCCAGTTCATTTGAGATTCATCCGGCCACCAGTAGCTGGGTATTGTCGCAGTGAGCGGTATTGCTCCATCTACAAAATAGTTTGGAGAGCCTGAAAACCACGTGTTGTAACCTTCTTCAGTATTAATGACCCACCCCATATGGATGGAAATCATTCCTATTATTGAAGATGTAGCCTGAACGCGACCGGATGAAGATATCTCGCCAGAAAGAATAACGGGAGGAGTATTTCCTCCATCCCACTGGACAACAAGGTCTTCCTCCATTTGCAATTCCCATCCGTAGACGTTTGCAACAGTCATTGGCAGGCACTGATAAGCGTGTTTATTGTAGGTGTTATCCATCCAGTCTCTTTTAATACGAGACTGTTCTATAACAGGTGGTTTCGAGTGCATTTTTTTAAGGAATAACTTTGTCATTTTTTAAAAATAAACCTTTCCCCAATGTCGCTAGATGTTGAAAAAACATTTGACTTATCGTATGTTGCTTTTTCCCCGTCAAGGTCTTTGCCGTAACCTTTCCACATTTTATGGAATCTGTCATTGTAGTCAAACATTGTAACTGCTGCGTATTTGGTACCCCTCGTTACAGGCAGAGATGCATGAGCATAAATGTATGTAGATGGGAACATCACTATGTCGCCATAAGTTGGTTTGAACTTTATGTCAAGGTATGGGAACCATAATTCTCCACCCTCGTAATCGTCATTTAAATACATAACCGAAGACACTGTGCATATGTAAGAAAAACCATGGTCAGCGTGTATGCTGAAGTGCTGCCCCTCCCTGTATCTAACATAATTAATTGCCTCCATAAAATCCATGCGCAAGTTGTATCTTGCTTCGTAATCTTGAAGGCAGGCTGTTAATCCATATACGGTATCGTTGTATATATTTATTAATTCAGAAAATTCTGATGGACAATTTTCAAGATGTGTTGGACTTATTTTACAGTCCACGCAATCTCTGTAGTCCTTCATTACTTCACCATCGCCAACCAGCGCCTGCATCCATGAGTATGGTGGCGTACTGCTTCCCCCAACAGTCGCCTCGAGGCGCTCTGGGATTCTCAAATCCTCGCTAAGCACATTTCTGTAAACTAGAAAACCTGCTTTGGGGTCGCCAACATATTCTACTTCAATGTTTTTCATGAAATCATCCTACACCCTCAAACCAGAGCGGCAACACCAAGCGATAGCCGTTTTTTACATTATCCACATAGTGCGAATAATCGATTCCGCTTGGGAAAAGCACGCAGCTACGAGCAATTGGTTTGTATGAAATAGATAATTTTGGAAAAACTAGTTCTCCTCCTAAAAAATCATCATTAAAGTAAACAATCGAAGAAACAACAAAATTTGAACAGCCATCCTTGTGGGAGCCATCCATGTTGACATTGTCTGCATGCTCTTCCGGTTTGTGGCCGACCTCCGTTTTGAACAAATTTGGCACACAGGAATCAAGACTCAAACCGAACATTTCCTCAGCAGCAATTCGCACCCTTTCGGAAATAGAAAAAAGAATACCGTAGACAAAATCGTCTAAACACAAAATATAATCACTACTGTAATACCTTACGCAATCATCGTCTTTTGCGTGATTTTCAACTTCTGGATATTTATTTACAAATTCAATAATTAACGAGCGTTCTTTCTCGGAAATAAAATTAAATTCATAGAATATTTTCACTCACTTCTCCACAGTATAAAAAGATGGCGTTGTATACCTGTAGCCTTTTTCAATCATGGTCACACCATGCAAATAATTAACATCTCCTGGGTGTATTACTGCTAAACCTGGTCTTGGTTTAACGCTGATTTCGTGTTGCGGATAATAAAGTTCGCCACCGTCAAAATCATCGTTGTAATAAAATAACGAGTTTATATCGTAATTTACAAAAGCGTTTGGTCTTCCATCATTGAGCTGTTTGTCTGCATGCGGGCGTTGCTCTATCCCGGGTCGCCACTTCATTATCACGGGTGGTCGGACTGATACCTGTACATTGAAAATATTTTCAATTGTGTTCTTCATTTTATGTATATATTTATCTATTATTTTATGGACATCAGGATTTAGTCTAAGAATGATTTCGCTGCTGCACTGTCTATCATTCCAATAATCAGCGTTGTACAAACATGTTCCATCTTCCGAGTAAACGCTTTCTGCTTCATTGTTCCACTCGTTTATAGTTGGGCAAAAATTTTGTATTTTGTTTAGGTCTTCTTGGTCTATAAAATTTTCGATTATATGAATATTTTCTGGACCGCTACCAAAATGGCCCGGTGGTATTTCCCATGGTGAATTTTCAATTGCCGACATGTCAACAAGACTACCAAATTACCGTTTCTGCACCAAATCATACAAATATTGGTCTATCTCAGAACGTCGTTTTATTTCTTTTATGTGGCTTTTATCTGGTTTGAATCCATTTTTATTTGAACAATTTAATGTGTTATAAATTGATTTATCCAAAGAAAAACCATGTGATTTTTTTAATTTTTGCTCAAGCCAGCTAATTGCCTCTAATCTTTTAGGAAGCGAAAACAAGTTCATATATTCAATTAACTCTTTTATCCCATCTTCGTCCGGCATGTCATTTTCTATAAAAACAATATTTTCATCATTCCGAACATCGTCATTACTAAGCGACACAAGAGACTTGTCAACAAATGCAATTCTGCAAAACAACATTTTTGACTGTATGTTTCCAGAGTTTGAAAACAGCTCATTAACCCCAAAGGGTGTCATGTTCCCATAGATGAACTCATCCATGTATTCATTCGACATTTTTAAACCAGCGCCAACTGATGCGTAAGCCGCAATACTCACAAAATGCTCTACTGGGTCTCTGACTATTGAGAAAACTTCAAAGCCGTCGTTATTGTAAACAATTGGATTTTTTGCAAAGTGTCCAGATATGAAAGGAAAGTCTCTCATTCCTTCGTCGTCGTACATTAGCTGTGATTCATGTGCGTCTGGTAAATACACATCAACAATTCCATTATTGTAAAATGTTTTCCATAGTGCGTGGCAAATACCCATTCCTGAAGTTCTGGGTATATGCAAGTGGTACAAGCGCTTCATAAATTTATCGTGCATCAAGAATTCTTTTTTGTTCTTTAGTAAAAAGTATGTTGTAAATTTCAAAATCTAGCCAAATTTTTGACATGATTAAATTTTTATGTTTTTTGCTTATCTTAAAATCTAGTCTTGGTGTTGAATTTACTATCTCAATGCTGTTCTCTATTTTTATCTGAAACAAATCATACAAATACGCATTTAAAATATTGATAAAATAATCTCTATTTACAACAGTTCCAATAATTATGTTTTCAATTTTATTCATCACATCTTCTATTGATTGTGGTTTTTCCACAAACACAACTTTTTCGTGATTTGCAGTTTGCAATGCGAGGTATGAAGTCTTTGAATAAAGAAAACAAGACTGAGGGTTTTCGCAGCCGGACATACCCTCAAATTGAGACAACATTTCATTGCCCTCTGTCAAAAAAAAATCAAGAAAATCTTCCGTGAACGGTTGATTCGTATAGCTCGCAGCGTATTTTAATGTGCTTAGGTATTGTTCGTATGGCTCACGAATCATAGAAAATGAAAAAATGTTTTTAACTGTTTCTATTGGATTTCTCCCGAAATGTCCACAGATTATTTCATTTGTTTTGGCTGTATCTGGGTTGAATACAAATTCAAATTCGCCCGGCAAATACACAGAAGGCTTAACTTTGTTTTTGCATTTACGAGCAGCATTTAACAAGTCGTACTGCATCTTCATTCCGGATGTTTTTGGTATGTGCAAAAAATAAGCTTTTTTATATTTCATTAATTTTAGCCATGTCAACCAACATTTTATTTTTTGTTGGAACCCAAAAATGGGCAGATGTGTACCGCACGCCAGAAATAATTTCGTTAACTCCGTGAGTGTAATTTCTGTTTGATGGGAAAAATATGAGTGTCCCAGGTTTCGGTTTAAGTTTTATGTGATATTTTGGGAAAAAAATTTCTCCGCCCTCATAGTTGTCGTTCAAATACATAATTGAACCATAATCAACTATGTAGTTGTATGTAGGCCATCCACCTGCGGTTTCTCCGTCAGCATGAAGGTCTTGTCTTTCGCCTGGATGCCATTTCCTTAAACCTGGATTTGCTTTTTCGAGTTCTCTACCAAAATGATATTCAATTTCATATTGAACATCATTTACACAATTTTGCAGTATCTGGTGTATCTGCGGAGAATTGTTTTGTATTTGAATATGTGTATGAATACTGTCAGAACCTAGTGGGCTCTGTGTTCCCCACTCAGTTGTTTTTTTGCAATATTCGTATATTTTTTTTACATTTTCCGCAGAAATAAAATTTTCTTTTATAACTATGTTTCCAGGGTTTGAAAATGGAAGAGACTCTACATCAATCCAATCTGAATCCATCTACAGCGCTCACTTAAATCCTGGAAAGAATGACGGAGGGAAGAACGGTGGGAAGAAAGGTGGGAAAAACGGTGGGAAAAACGGTGGGAAGAAAGGTGGAAAAAATGGAGGGAAGAATGGCGGGAAGAATGGAGGAAAATAAGGTGGAAAGTAAGGTGGGGCAACTGGTGTAACCGAACCTGAAGTTGCAGATTGCGAGCCATACGCGTTTGATGCCGTTACGGTAAACGTATAAGAAGTACCGTTGCTAAGACCAGTAAGGGTGACTGGTGATGCCCCAGTTGATGAAACCCCACCAGGGGACGAAACTGTTGTATGCGTTGTAGCACCAGTTCCAGCAGTGGCATTTGTATATGTAATAGTTGCTTGCGCGTTGCCGCCAGCAGCAGAAACGCTCGTTGGCGCTCCTGGTCTATTTCCTGCAGTAACAGAGTTTGATGATACTGACGTTGCAGAGCCGTATGTCGTAGATGCACTGACGGTGAATGTATAAGCGGTTCCAGCTGTTAGCCCAGTTGCTCTGATTGGACTTGTACCAGTAAAAGTCAAGCTGCCTGGAGTCGTGGTTACCGTATAAGTTGGAGAACCAGTCCCAGCTGAACCAGGAGTGAAGGGGACATCGATTGCTCTGTCCACGTTTTGAACTATTGCTGCGGTACCAATTGTTGGAGCGGTTGGAGCGTTACCTGCAGTCACTGAGTTTGAAGAACCAGAAGTTGCTGAACCAAATAGGTTTGATGCAGTAACGGTAAACGTATAAGCGGTTCCAGCAGTTAGGCCGGTAACTCGAATTGGGCTAGAACCAGTTGCGGTTATTCCACCGGGTGATGATGTCGCGGTAAAAGTTGTTACACCAGTTCCTGCAGTTCCAGCTGTGTATGGAACATCAATTGCTCTATCGACGTTTGCGACAATTGAAGCAGTTCCAATTGTTGGTGCACCTGGGTTTTGGCCGATTGCAACAGACCCAGTTGTGACAGTGTCGGATGGAACTCCATAGTTTGTGTTTGCTACTAGAGAAAATGTATAAGTTGTTCCAGAAGTAAGACCTGTGAGTGTTATTGGTGAGCTAGATGCTGAAGCACTAACGTCTCCAGGGCTAGACGTCACCGTATAGGTAATTGTGTCTTTGCCAATATATTCAGACGGGGTAAAAGATATTGAAGCTACTGTGCCTGCGCCGGTATTGGTCGCAACGACATCTGTCGGTGTCGTTGGCTTTTTACCGCCACTATCTTTTAGTGCTTCCATGATTTACGCCGAAAGGTCTCCGATGAGCACCCAGGTATCGGCTGCTCTTTTTATCAGCGTAGCACCAGACCACTGTGCGCGAAGCTTACGTCCTGGAGTTGCATTGACTGTCACCCCTGAACCTTGTGTTACAGTGCACTGCCCTGAGCCGGTCTGAATAATCGTGATGTGAGTTCCAGTGGGAAATAGGACTGTTGAGTCTGGCGGAACCGTCAAAGTGTTTGCAGTTCCAACACCCATTTCAACAATCTTATTTCTATCTGAAAGCACAAGTACGTAACTGGCTGCTTGAGCATTTGTCAATGGCTCGGCCAATTTGTTTCTACCTATTCCAGCATCTGATGATATGTCTCCGTCGACGATGGTTCCATCTTCAATCATGTATGAAGTAATCACTGCCTGGTCTGTTAAAACTACAGCAGTACCCGCAATTTTGTCCGGGTTAATTTCTGCGCCGCTGGTAATATGGATATCGCTAATAGCGTCATCATTAATCGTCAAAACACCAGAGCTAGTCATTTCAACATCGCCGGATATGGCGGTTGAAGTAGCAACACCGGATGAGTTGTACATAACAATTTTCCCAGCGTCGCTGTCCACAAGTCTGTTGAGAGGAACAGAATCCTCGGTTAGAGACGAACCAGCAACAGCGCCCGAAGAAAACATTGCTGATGGGATTGTTACAAGAACCCAACCAGAACCGTTGAAGGTCCAGGTCTTACCCGCACTTACGTGAAGGTCGCCTGATTGCGCGTCTGATGGAAAGTCAATCGCTGGCATGATTAAGCCTGTGCTTCCGTCCATGAGAGGCGGGCAAACACTGTCGCAGAAGCAGAACCGATGTTTGTAGCAACAATGTGCAATGTGTCTGGACCGTCTGGGTAAATGCCTGTTGTTGTTATCGTCGTGCCTCCGCCAAGAATTGAGTTACCAAGGTCTCGAACGTCTCCGAGGTCAATCTGCACACCACCTGTACCACCCACAAAGAAACCACCAGTTACTTCGCCACCGCTAACCGTTGTTGATGTTCCTTGGTAGTCTGCAATTTGGGCCAAACTTGATGTAACCGCTGTTGGCTTTGCCCATGTACGAGAGTTTGATGGAACACCATTCAGGATAGCCTGAACAAGAACGTTTGATGTAGAAGAAGTAGTCGTTACGTCAAGGTTTCTTAGCACCAACTGCATTCTGTTAACAAGCTCTCTTTCACCGAAGAACGCCGAGGTTCCGTTGTCTGCTGATGGAGAGACGCGAATAGCAATCAGGGTTCGTGTTGCTCCTGCCGAGATAGAAATACCGGTTGTCTGACCATAAGTAAACACGAGCGACTTGTCGTCGTCGAATCTTCCGTCCATGATTGCCGATGTACCCCAGTGAGATATTGAAGGCGCATATGTTGGGAATGCAAGCTCAACTCCAACTGGATTGGATGCTGAGTATGTAAATGCAAGAGCTGCGCTTGTTCCCATCGGGATTGCGTTTACTGTTGGGTTAGCCCCAGTCACAGCAGCACTTAACTTGATATTGGTGCCATCAATCTGTTGAATGAATGTTCCGTCTGGTACGTCTGTTCCAGTGACTCTTTGACCGACTTGCAGTCCAGAGTTTGATGCGACAGTTCCATCGTTTGCCCCAGCAGCAATTGTTAAGGCGAGGGAAGCGTTTCCTGTTTTTTGTCTTGTAAGACCAGTAAATGTTGTTGCAGTTTTCCCAGTGTAGTTGATGTATTCGTAACCAGTTGCCGTATTGAATACACACAATGTTCCAATGCTTGGGAATCCTGTTGTGCTTCCAACATTCATCGTTGTTGTTTCGGAGTCAGACAAAGTTCCAGTTAGCTGCGTATGTGGCGGCTGGCTGAGAGATTCGTATCGCGCTGGAAGGTTTCCCGAACGCATGTACGCTTCGGCATTTGTGTTGTTGTTGATTATCTTGTGACAGTAAGTAACTTTTCCGTCTTTTGCACGCATACCCCAACGGATGAAACCAGCACCATACCAAGAATAGTCGATGTAGAACATCTGCATTCTAGAAAGGTCAACGTTGTAACCAGATGCTCCAGTTCCATCAAACTTGTCTAGATTCCATTCAGCTTGTGGATACTTTGAGTCCACTGTTTTGGAAACTGAAACCATGGTTGAAGTAGAACCACGCCATGCAGGGCTGATTGTCAATTCAGTGTTGCTTGCAATGTCGGTAATTCTGTACGACTGACCTCGAGCAACGATGTAGTCACCGATTTCAAGCTGACCAGCATATCTCGTTGGGAACGCTGCGTTTGTTTGAGTCACGGTGCATGAGCCATTTGTGAATGTTGACTTTCCAGAAATCTGGAATGTTGATGAACGTTTTACGGCCCACAACGTTTGCCCGTCAAATTCAAAGAACACTCCGTTTTGGTCGTCAAACAAACCAATTCTGTTTACGTTTCCATACCAACCTGCAACGGTAATGTAATAAGGACCAGAAGCAAGAACGTTCGTTCCAGTCGAAGTTGCTGGAGTATACGTAAATGTATTGTACCCAGTAATCGTATAAACGGTTGTTGTACCGTTAAAGATTGCCTCATTAGCACCAAAAATGGTTATTGTCGAGCCTGGGTAGAGGTTATGCTTTTCCTTGGTTTGCACTGTAACCAAGTTTGTTGACGTGCTGTATGACAACTGGTCCAACTGAAGGTCTGGTTTGAGCAGTGTTCCAGATGACATCTGGATGCCTTTTCCTGACTGATAGCGGAAATAACGGCGTGTTTGACGTGCGGCCATTTCGTAATTAGATGTTCCGTTGTTTGAGAAAATAACACCGCCGTCAAAAGGTCTGTGTAGAAAGTTTCCTGATGGGGCTGTATAAATCGCCGCGCTTGTTGCTGTAAGAGTCCCGGTTGGTGCAACTGGGGCATGATAAACAAACTGTGTTGCGCTAATTATTCTTGAAACAAAGTTTGCGCCGTTTGGTGGGTTTGTGCCTGAAGTAGTAATTCCAGTTACTGCCACTTCGTTACCGATTGAAAGACCGTGCGGAATTGTCGTGGTCACTGTAACTGCAGTGCCAGAATACGAAACTGTTGGAGCTGCGCCTATTTTTGCGTTTGTAAAAATAACACCAGTAAAAATTGAAGTCTTATTTGCATCAAAAATTGCTGTCAATGTTCCGGTGTTTACCGCTTTACCTGTGTACGTAAATGATGTATTTGTCGTAACAGATTCAATTAGGTACGCACCGTTGGCAATAGATAGCTGTGTATCTCTGACGGTAATAGGCGTTCCAACAGCAAGCCCAGTTGTATCAGTCAGTGCAACCGTGACTGTTCTTGATGAAGTACTCATCGTAATGCCAGTAATCGACGATATAAAACTTGCCGAGTCATAAATAAACGGTCTATTTCCAACTGTCGTAAGGTTTTCCCACTTTGAAATTTGTGTTCCATACTCAAAGTCGGTGTCAATCAACGACTGTGGCTGTGAGACTCTTAACTTTTGGACAGGGTCAAAAAGTACTTCTTCTGGTGTAATCGGCGTTAAGCCAGGTGGTATTTGGTTAAGACCCATTACGCTATCTCCATCCCGCTGATGTGGAATTTAATGTCAGTTGAGTTTGCATTCCCAGTGATTGTGTCCCCTGCCGCGAGAACCTGCTTGAGGTCTAGGGAAATAACAGAATTTCCAGGTATTTCAAGTGTTGGAACAAGAGGGATACCATCCAGACCGATTGAGTATGTGCCGCCAGCTACGGCATTATTGGCCACGACAATATTCGTAACAACAGTAGTCGTCAACGACGGCACTGTGTAGAGCACCGTCGCAGGGTTTGTGTAAACCGTTGCAGCGCCTCTAAAAAGAATTTCAGCTGTATTAGCCATTGATTACTCCAGTCATTTAGAACGCTCCCATGATAGACGCTACTCCGACATCGTCGGTGCTAGTTGAACGAGATACAAGAACCCAGGCTCCGTCATAGTAGACGAAAACTTCGCTAGTTGTATTTTTAAACCAAAATTGTCCATTGGACGGGTTTTCTGGAGAGCTAGACCCAATGACGGCACCAATTCCAGATGAGCCAATTTCAACCCAGTACGAGTCGTAGTAGACAAAGGTTATGGCGGAGTCTGTCTCAAACCAGAAGTCACCATCATCTGGGGAGCTTGGCGGCGTTGTACTTAGCGTCATTTTTGCGCCAGCGTCAATGATGTGGTAGCTACTTCCGTCTCTAGTTGCTTCCCATCTGTCTTCTATTTCATTCCATCTAATATCGACGCTTGCACTTGAGCCTCGGTCAATTACGATTGCACCGTTGACCGTAGGTGCGCCAATTGTCCCAGCATTAAGAACAATCTTGCTGTCGGCGATATTTAGTTCTGCTTGGCTAGTTGTTTCTTGGTTTGTAGCAAATAGGTTAGTTACTACAAGTGTGTCAAACTGAACGCATGCGCTGGTTCCAACTTCCTGCCCAATTGAAATAGTTGGGGTTGCGCTTTCCCCGGAATTTTCAATAATCGTTACACCTGTGCCAGCAATAAGGTTGGCTACATAATTCCCAGTTGTATCAGTTCCCATTACAACAGAGTTTGGCTGGATGGCTGTTGACATCGTCACATTGCCAAGGTCGGTGAAGGTAACTGAGCCAGAAACATCACCAGACAATGTCAGTATTGGAGATACGCCAGTAATTATTGGGCTTGTTAAGGTCTTATTTGTTAACGTGTCTGTGGTGTTCGTTCCAATTAGGGTGGTAGTTGCGTCTGGGAATGAAATAACCCTATCTGCTGTTGGATTTGTAAACGTGATTACTGTTTCAAATTCATCAGGGCTTGAGCCTTCAAAGGTTATTCCTCCGCCAAACTTCACCTCTGGGCTTCCAGACGAGATTGATGATGACGGTGTTACTACTGGGGTGTATCTAAACTGGTATGCAGATGTTACTTGAGCAACAGTAAAGTCTCCGTTATACCCCTCTTGCGTTGCTCCGGAAACTGTAATCCTTGCTCCGACATAAAGGCCGTGCTCGGAAAGAGTGTTGACAGTAGCAAGATTTGTTCCTGCATTATATGTCAAGTTGCCGTTTACGCTTAGGTTTGTGTTCCCTATCGAGAGTCCTGAAAATAGTGGTGAGTCTCCAGAACCGACAGGTTGTCCGATATTGATAGTTGGGGTTCCTGCCTCTGAAGCCACTCCATTTGTTAGAGAAACACCAGTTCCGGCTATGACCGAAGCAACGAAGTTTCCACTTGTGTCAGTGCTTAGGTCAACCAAATCTGGAACCCAAGCTGTTCCGTTCCACTTAAGAAACTGACCACTTGTTGGTGCTGATGCAGAAACATCAGAAAGTTCATCCAATGCATGAGTTGATATTGATGAAACTGTTGCCGAGTTTCCTGAGATGCTTCCGTCAACAGAACCGGTTACGTTTCCGGTTAAGTTTCCAGTTACGTTTCCAAATAGGTTTCCAGTAACATTTCCAAGAACATCTCCGCTTACGCTTCCAGAGACGTTTCCAATCAGGTTTCCCGTTACATCTCCTGATACGTTTCCAATATGAAGACCTGTTGTATCTCCAAACACATCTCCGTAGACATTGCCAGTTAAATCTCCGGTTACATTTCCTGCCACGCTTCCAGAAACACTTCCGTATAGAATTCCTGTTACATCTCCAGTAACTTCTCCAATATGAGTACCAACTAGCGTGCCTTGAAACTCGGAGGCATAGATATTGTTGGTTGCGGTTATATTGCTGTAGAAAATTGGATTAAGCAGGTCTGCTTTTTCATTTAGCTGTGATTGAATATTTGCGCTTGCGCTATTTAGATATTCGAGCTGTTCTCTTGTGGTTGCAATTTCAAATAATTTATTTAAATCACCAGAAGTTGCAGTAAGACCATTTATGTCTGTTGTGTATAGGGTGATATTAGCTGAACCATCAAATGATTGACCGCCAATCAATCTTGGCGTTTCAAGAACTACAGCTTCAGCGGCTACACCGTTTAGATATGCAGTTACTCCAGCAAATGTAACGCTTGAGCTTGTGGCTACATTTTGACCAATAGCAAGTGTGTTTCCGGTTTTTGTTATTCCAGTTCCAGCTGTTATTGGTGCTGTTCCAGAAAATTGTGTAAAGTTTATTGCGTCTACGCCGATTATGTGTGCTTTGTCATCACCGGTTCCAGACGAGACAACTAGAAAACCTTGGTTTACATTGGTTGCTCCAGAACCTACATAAAGTGCTTCTCCAGGTTGTATTTCTGCGCTATATGTACTTGAGTCAAAATCTGAAGCTCTTTCCAAAACCCATTGAGAAGAAACACTTCCCTGAGCTTCTACAACGTAGACACCGTTATGAATGGGATTGGCTTGGTTCTTTACAAGAATTCGTTGCCCGTCTGATGCGTTTTGTCCGTCAACAACAAGTCTTGCGTTGCCAACAGAAGTGAGTGTTGCGCCAACACCATTAGTTCCATTTGAGTACGTTGGTGTGTTTGGAAGAACTGCGGCAGTAGCGAAGATTGCAAAATCATGCCAATTTATAGACGCAGCAATTCCGTCAACATAGGCTTTTGTGGCTGCATGGGAGTCATCTGTCGGGAGATTATTAAGAGTTACCTGAGCAAATGCTGGAGACGCTGAAACAGCAACGCTCTGCCCGATGTTTATGGTCGGCGTAGTTCCAGAGCCTGAGTTGCCCGTAATTGTTACGCCAGTGCCCTGTGTGAGGGACTCTACGTAGTTGACAGCGTCAAGACTTCCATAGAAATAGTCAAGCTCAGTCCATGAACTCGACCCATCGCCAAGCTTTATCTTCTCAGTGTCTGACTCAAGGCCTATTTCGCCGGCCGAAAGTACTGGGTCTACTGAGGTCCAGTTGGCAGCAAGGTCGCGACGGAATAAAATCTTCTTATAAGCCATTAAGCATCGCCTCCGTCAGCAACCTGGGTATCGTTGGCCTCATCGATTTCGATGTCGGCAAACCCACCGTCAATTATCGCAGATTTAAACCTTTGCCAACGCAACCCATTCCACACCCAAGACTTTCCGGCGACAGAAAACTCGTCATTTGTTGACGGCGATGGTGGGAAAACAATTGGCATGTGTTCATTATGGCATACCTCAGTCTTTCACTACCTCTAGTCTTTCGTTTTCCATTAGCTTTTTTGAAAATGTATTCAGTCCGTGAACATAGCCGAGTGGTTCTGGAATGTTTAATTCAATGCAAACATCTACGAGCTTTCCGTCCCTAATGTCAGTCCAGGCATCAATCATTGCTTGCGCCCCAGATTTGCCACTGATGTGGTATTTATCTGAAATAAGCTGAACAAGCTCATCATCGTAATTCCATGTTTTTAAAGTCATTGTGGATTTTCTTCTGCTCGCTTCTGCTCAATGTATTTTTGAGCCCATCTTGCTCCGGCTGCAGTGCTTTTTACACCCAATAGACCCTCATTGAAGTCGTATTCATATCCGCGCCCGTTCAGAAACTCTTCTCGCGAATAATCCAAGACCTTTGAAGCTATTCCCATATTTTGGTAATCTGGGTGGACATTGAGCATGAACGGCTTTTGCACCTCGTCTTTTATGTACGAACCGTAAACACACAGAAGCAAGCCATCTTCTCCGCGATATAAATCTATGTTTACATCGACCGAATTCTCGTGGCCGAAAAGGTGTGGGGCGGCTGCTGGAATTGTCTGTTTAGAAAAACCTGGCTCTCCAAATTCTCCAAACCTATACTCCAAAAAAGACCATTCGGCAAATGTGAAATCCTGAACGTTGGTATCTAGATTTTCCCATGGCTTATCTACGTTTGCATCGCTCATAACTGTGACTAATCCTCCAATGGCGCTCGTGGGGCGCCGTTTTCATACACCCATCCACCTCGGATGTGGTCGTAGTATTCACTATCTATTGGTATCTCTATTATCTTTGGGTCACTTGCTAGGGCTGTAACAATATATTCATAGCCGCCCTGCTGGTCTATCCATTCAGGATTTGGAGCCCAAGTAAAGGCAACTTCTCCGTCAACGACAACTGAGAATTTTCTTAAACGTTTTGCAGTTTTTTGTTGTTCCATAGTGTTTAGATTCTAGCGGTATCTAATGCACTACCGAATACCGATTCACACTCTAGATACATATAAAACCGTCCTTAAACCCGCCGCAACCAGCTGGAGGGCAACATGGTCCAATTCCTGGACAGTCAGGGCATGCGAAGGTCGGGAAGAACGGGAAGAACGGGAAGAACGGGAAGAACGGGAAGAACGGCGGCGCTGGGTTGGTGGTTTCTGATATGTAGATAGCGTCAGAGTTTGCCCACCCTGGTTTTGAAACATATACATATGTGTATCTAGTTGTGTCATAACCAAGACCAAACCATCCATGACAACTTCCAGATTGGTCGTTTGGCGCGTCAACATTGAATCCGTAGTAATTGTACGTAGCGGTTCCACCGTTGCCAGGTTGCTCTAGGCCATCAGTGAAGTAGTTGGTGTAACACCATGGAATTGAACTTTCCGTCTCTGCAATATCTCCAATAATCGGAGTTGGAACCTTGCCGAACAACGGAGTGATTGAGCTAGACGCAGTCGAGTAGCTTCCAGTCCCAATTCCGTTTATTGCATTCACTCTGAATACATATGCAGTTCCGTTTGTCAAACCGGTAACCGTCACGGAAGTTGCTGTCGACGCGGCACGGCTGAACGTCGTCCATGTCGAACCACTGTCTGACGAGTATTGAACTGTGTAGTCAGTAATCGAAGAGCCAACAGAGGCTGGCGCAATCCAGGCTACAGAAGCCGTTGTATTTCCATAAGTGCTTGGAAGAGTTACTGTTGGTGTTGCTGGAGCGGAAGGTGCAGAACCAAGAACAAGTGGACTAGAAGATGCTGACGCCACTGATTCAGTAGCACTTGTTGACTCAATCGCAACAGCAGAGAATGTGTAAGTTTCTCCCGGGGTGAGTCCGGCCAGCATGGATACCGTTGTGGAACTAGTTGTTGCAGTTACTCCATTGCTCGCAGTTACGCGATATGTAACTATTCCAGACTTGCCCTTATATCCAGTATGGGTGATTGTTATGTCTGCTGTTCCGCCAGCACCTACAACACTAGTTACTTCGCTTGGTGGGTCGATAAACTTCCCACCACTTGCCTGATTGCCAGGAATCATGACGCCGCCAAGTCACCTATAACAAACCATTCGTTTGCATTTTCTGTTTTGACCAATGTGCAAGATGAATAGCGTGCTCTTAGATAAACACCAGGTGTTGCAAGAAGTGTCACTCCAGAGCCAGCAAGTATTCTTGTTTTACCGGTTCCTCTTTGAACAACGGTAATGCTTGTGCCAGTACCGAACGCAACAACTGAAGCGCTTGGAACAGTCAAGTCATTAGCAGAGCTCGAGTCCATAATGATGATTGTCTCTGCGGCATCTCCGGAAGCGAGCGTATAGTTGCCGGCCTTTGCACTGAGTGATTGAACACCCGTTGTTGAAACCGAAGCAGTAGAGCCTTCGCCCTGAGTGTGAGAGATAGCGATTCCAGTTCCAGCAGATACGTTGAGCATGTAGTCACCGACGGTATCTGTGCCAAGATTAATTGAATCGTTAACCCATACGGTTGATGCACTGTTGTAGCGCAAGAATTGACCGTCAGACACTCCATTGATTTTTACGTTGTGGAGTTCTTCTATCTCGTAACCGTTTTGACACTTGACATACATGATACCGTTTCCGGAGTTTGCCCTGGCCACCACTCCAACAAACACGGTATGAGCAGGAGCAACTGGCTTCGTTACGGTGAACGTTCCGGGAGTTGAACCCAGCCAGAGTGCGTCACCAGCAGTGTATGAACCCAATGCGATTCCACTTACATATCCAAGCGTTGTAACTGTTACATTTGCGCCTGAATCCGCGCCAACAGAAACAACACCGACAGTTTTGGATGATGTTGCCTCTGATGAATTAGATGCCCTCTTTACTGAAGCCAAGTCCCCAGCAGCACCAAATAGGTAAACAACTTCTCCAACGCTAAGTGCGTTTGCTTCGGCATTTCTTGCATACGTTACCGTAGAAGCAAATTCGTTGACCCAGTTTGTTCCGTCATAAACAAGAGACTGACGATTAAGCGGACTTGTAATGACTGTATCGTTGAGACTGTCTTGACCTATTTCTGACAGAAGCAGAACGTTGTTATAAGTAGTTCCGTCGTTGGTGAAGTCCCATCTATCTGCGGACTCGTTCCAGCGCATAACGACATTTGCGGAAGTTCCACGCTCTACTTCAATTCCAGAGTTAAGTGTTGGTAACCCTGTGATTCCCGAATTCAAAACAACTATGTTGTCTTCGACTAATAACGTTTCGGTGTTTAATGTCGTGGTGGTTCCGTTTACAGTTAAGTCCCCACCGACAACGACATCACCAGATGTTTCAAGTCTTGCAAATGAAACAGACGAACTAGTTGCTACAGCTTGCCCAATTGCAATAGTTGCATTTGAGCCCTCACCTGGAGTATGTGTAATTGTTATGCCAGTGCCCTGGGTAAGGTCGGACATGTAGTTCCCGGTTGTGTCAGTTCCGAGCGCTATGGAACCAGCAAGCGCCACAGTTCCATCTGCATTGGGGAGTGTGATTGTCCTATCTGCAGTTGGGTCTGTTGCAACAAGGAATGTTTCGTAGTCGTTTGCGGTGGCTCCTTCAAAGACAACTCCGCCACCCACAGTGACGCTTCCGGCAACAGTTAGATGGCCTGGGTCGGAAATAGAAGAAGATGCAAGAATTTCAGCTGAGCCCTGTATCTCTGTCTTGCCACCACCAGCGGCGGCGTTTGAAGTCACTCGCACGAACCTGGTTGCCTCGTGGCTTATTAATTCAACGGTGCCGGTGTTTGGTGCAATAAACCTTATTCCGCTAGCTGTTCCTGCATTATCAGCTAAAAGCGCAGTTCTTGCTCTTCCGTCAGTGAAGTATAAATTTGTAGTTCCCTCTGTTACGTTGTCAGAGTTTCCAGTTGTATCTGTCCCAAGCGCTACGGAGTTTGGCTGAATTGTTGCAGTTATACTTACATCAGACGAACCATTGAACGATACAGAACCAGTAACATCTCCACCTAAAGAGATTGTTCGTGCATTTTCAAGAGTTGTAGCAGTAGAGGAATTACCGATTAATGGTGCAGTGACTGCTGCGAACTGAACAGAAGATGAAGTTCCGACGGCCTGACCAATTGCCACGGTTGGGCTTGAGCCTTCACCAGGTGTATGAGTTATGGTGACACCAGTTCCAGCAGTCAGGTCGTTTACATAGTTTCCTGTTGTGTCGGTCCCAAGTGTAACGCTATTTGGTTGAATAGTCGTAGAAATATTTACGCTTGCAGAACTGTCAAATAAAACAGAGCCAGACACATCTCCGCTTAATGCAATTATATGAGAACCGAGCAAATTTGAAACAGTGTCGTTGTACCAATCAAGACCATCAAATGCAAGAACGTCGCCAGTACTAGCTGTGCTGATGTATACGTTATTAAGCTCTTCGACTGTTGGGAATTCTGGTGTGAGCGTTACTTGAATCCAAGAACCTGAGTAATAGGTATAAAGCTCAAGTTCGCTTGAGTTATACCAAAGGTCGCCGACTCTTATCTCGTCAGTAGGTTCCGTGTCCGAGACTGTAATGAAGTGGATTGTTTCGTTAATCCAAGCAGAAGCAGAGTTCTTGTAAACAAGGAAATCTCCCTCTTCTACATCACTGATTGTTACGTCGCCAATGTCGTTTAGGCTGTTGATTGTCGGGATTGATGCCCACTCGACTCCAGCGGATGCTGAGCTACTTGCTTTGAGGAAGTAGCCTTCTGCTCCAACACCCAAACGAAGAAGGTTGGTTCCATCAGTGACGAGTAAGTCACCTTTGGTGGTGAGTTTGCTTACAAGTTCATTGGCTTCATCTGCGTCGTTGGCGGTGAATACTGGGTAGATGACAGAGCCAATTTGGTGCTCTGAAGCGGTGGTGTCATCCTGAGCTCTAACGAGAGTGAGGGTTGAACCGGAAATCGTTGCCAGACACTTTTCTTCATAAATAGAAGATGGATTGATGACAACATAAAAAGGGATACCAGCAATTGATGGCCAGCCAGTGGTTGCTGCAATGTCAACAGTTGTTCCGACATTCGTCAAGAGTGTCGTCGTTGTCGTATTGCGAGCCGCGCCCGAATATTGTTTACGTGTATATGCTGCCATGATTACTCCTAGTTTACTTCATCTCAACTAACAAGGGCCTGAATACCCCAGTACCCAGCAGTAATGCCTGATACTGGGTCTTGGTCATAAGTTGCAAATCCTCCGGATATACCAGTTCCACTTGCGGTTCTAGGCGCAGTGTGCAGACCAACTGCAGTATCTCCTGCAGTAGCTCCGCCGGTACCAGTTGCTGTAAGTGGAGTTGTTATTAGTTGAGTTGTTGACTGCGAACTTTGACCATGTGCTGATGCTGTTCTTAGGATTGTCAGCAATTGAACTAATGATGATGAACCATTTCCATTTCCATTTGCAGCTCTTGGTGCTGTGTGCAGACCTATCGCTATGTCCCCAACGGTTGCGCCACCAGAAGCAGTTGCTGAACGCAAATTGCCATGAAGGGTTAGGTTGCTAGAGCCGCTAGTTCCTGTTCCAGTTGCGGTTCTTGGTGCTGTGTGCAATCCGACAGCAGTATCTCCTGCCGTAGCTCCGCCTGATGCAGTTGCCCCTCTCGGTGAAGTGTGCTTTCCGATTGCTGTTTGTGTCGCTGTTCCAGAAGATATTGATGTTCTATAAAGAATCTTGAATTCGTTAGTGCTTTGGCTTCCAGTTCCAGAACCAGTTGCACTTCTAGGAGCGATATGTAGACAAATCGCTTCATCTCCAGCTGTCGCTCCACCAGATGCAGTTGCGGAGCGGAGATTACTGTGAAGAGTCGTATTGCTTGACCCACCAGTTCCAAAACCTGATGCAGTGCGTGGAGCAGTATGCAATCCGATTGCAGTATCGCCAGCAGTCGCAGAGCCAGAGCCATATCCGGTTCGTAGATTCGAGTACAGAATTGTGTTATTCGAAGTTCCAGCACCAGAACCAGAAGCAGTTCTAATGAATGTTGTAATAATCGATGCTGAAGAATCACCAGTTCCAGAACCGTTTGCATCTCGTGGTGCAGTATGCAAACCAGTTGAATCCTCTGAACCCTGACCGGACGCGCCTCCTGTTCTGATTGGAGTCTTAAATGATGCAGTACTTTCTGAACCGACTCCATCTCCACTGGCTGAACGAGGTGCGGTATGGAGGCCAATCGCTTCGTCATTAACAGTTGCTCCACCATCACCGTATGCGGTTCTAATTTTTCCATATCTAAATGATGCAAGAGACCCAGACTGTCCTGATGCTGTTCCAGTTCTATAAACTGTGTGCAATTGCTCTGAAGTTGAAGAGCCGCTTCCATTAGCTGAAACAGTTCTAAAGAATGTGCTCTTTTCTTCAGATGTCTCTGAACCTGTTCCACTTGCAGATGCTGTTCTAAGCGAAGAGTGAAGAATCGTTGCTTCATCACCAGCTGTAGCCGAACCAGAACCATATCCAGTTCTGATATTTGAATACAGAACAGAGTTATTTGATGAACCAGTGCCCGATGCAGATGCCGTTCTCGGATGAGTGAACAGCTGAGAAACTGATGAATCTCCATCGCCAGAACCATTTGCTGTTCGTGGCGCTGTATGCAGACCATTTGAAGAATCAGAAGATTGTCCTGCTGCAGAACCTGTTCTGACTGGGGTCTTAAATGATGATGAACTTTCAGAACCGCTTCCAGAAGCACTTGCAGTTCTGAGACTTGAATGAAGGATTAATGCAGTGTCACCTGCAGTTGCGGAACCTGAACCTTGAGCGGTTCTAAGGTTCGAATGAACGATTGAGTTGTTTGATGTTCCAGAACCACTAGCTGAAGCAGTTCTAAGATGCGTGTGAAGGGCGGAAACAAATGAATCGCCATTTCCTGAACCGGTAACACTTCTTGGTGAAATGATAAGTCGTGTTGCAGACTCGCTTGACGTTCCATCTGCAGTTGCTGTTCTTGGGGATGTGTGCAGTCCAGTTGCAGTTGAACCACTTGTTGCTGAACCGGAAGCAGAAACAACAGCTGTTCTAACTCTTGTTGATGATTCACTGGACTGACCAGAACCAGTTGCCCCTCTAGGAGCTGTGTGAAGACCAATTGCTTCGTCACCAGCTGTCGCCCCACCTGATGCACTTGCAGCTCTAAGGAATGTTATTACTTCACTTAGATTGCTTGAAGAGCCGGTTCCGCTTCCGCTTGCTGTTCTTGGCGAGATATGCAAGCCAGTTGCAGAGCTGTTTCCGGCTGCAGAAGCAGAGGCTTGTCTTGGTGAGACGTGTAGACCAATTGCTTCGTCTCCCGCAGTTGCAGAACCAGAGCCAGTGGCCCCTCGTGGAGAAATATGTACCGAGACAATAGCGTGGCTAGATGTAGCAGATGCTGAAGCGGTTCTTATCGCCGTATGAAGTTGCGATACGGACGAAGAACCGATTGCTGTAGCGGAGGCAGTCTCCGATACTGTTTTAAATCCTACATAGAACGACGACGTCCCTCGGAACGGCTCCGAGAAACTAATTATCTCTTGTTCATCCATGAGGGGTCACTCCCCTTGTGGATTAGTCGAGTGTTAGTGTAAGAGAAGTAATCTCGAAAGTGTCGCCTGCAGTAACTGAAGCGTTTGCAGAAAGAGCACCGTACCAGAGGCAGTTGCCAGCTGTTGAGTTGTCCCACATTGACCAGTGTGAGTATGTCTCTGTTGCAGCTACAAGTAACCACTCAACAGTTGCTGTTGAAGTCTTTGAACCGCCAGATGCAGCGCCAAAAGCGACAGCCTTTCGGTCTGTTTCTACTGCAGGGTTGCCGGTTCCATTTTCGCCCGGGTCCCCAAGATGAAGCTTGAGATAAGTAGCAGAAGCCGAGTATGCCGAACCCGAACCATCCAAGGTATCGAGTAGCTCGTTTTCTAAGTAGTTTGAAATTGTCATGTGAATGATACCTTTTCGCTAGGGGCCGGTTAATACCGCTTGCTAATAGAATACACCTATGGAGTGAACTCTATTTGAACAGTTAGGTCCATTCCTGGATTTAATGAACCAACAGTGTCAATATCAACAGTTATGTAGTCACCTGCAGAAAACTCTTTGATATTCGGTGTAGACGTTGACACAAGAGTTTGACCAGCAAAAATTTTGGGCCTGTTTGCTTGGGTGGTGAAAACGGTTGTCCCATTTTTGTTCACATCTATGGTTATGTCCGCCCCTGTTGGCGCTGTACCAACAGATGCTCTGACGTTTCCGAGAGTAATTGGCCCCGGGATATAGAACTTTGCCCTACCTGTTCCCACGCTCAGGGTTCCAGGAACGGTAAAAACCTGCACCTGGTAAGTGAACTGCTGAACCCCAGGAGCACGCGTAGTTGTAACGAGAACCCTGTTAGGGGTTTCTGTCGTAATTACTTGGACAACATTCTGCGTCATCGCGTCACCTCTTTGGAGAGGATAAAGTCACCCTCAAGAATTCTGTCTACTTCATTTGAGGGCGAGATTATCTCAATGTCATAAACGCCGGATGTTGATATCGCCCTGGTGTCCTCGGCCCGTATAAAAAGATTTATCGTTCCGTCATCTGGGTCTGCATTCCCAAGAATTATTCTAAATGTTGATATGTTCTCAGTTGTCAGGGTGGCAATTGGTGTTGCCGAATCAATGTACTTTCTAACCTGCATTCTTGCTGTGTATCCAGTTAAGTCCCAAATCAGGAATTCTGGGCAAACTTCTGGGTCTTCGCAATTCCCTGGATAATCCGGGTTCGTGTACTGCAGGGTCAGTTGGAGGTCAAAAGTTGACCCTTGCTGACAAGTTATATTGTATTTTCCCGCAACCATTGACACGGTTTTCTCCAATCATTGACCTAGAAGATTGTAGATTAGAACACGTCGACTTGGTCGGTAGTTAGCATCAAATTGCTGAAGCAGAGTCCTTATTTGGTCCGACCTTCTTGAGACCCATTGACATTGCCACTGAGAGAGCAACGGCTGTAACTCCAACTTTCAAATTGCTCTGGTTGACCAAACCATCAAAGTCGGCTCCAGTAGCAACCCATGCGGCAAGGTAGGCCTGAAGAAAAGTTCTGACTGCTCGCTCAACTGTGTCTTTAACAAATTTGCTTTCCATATCTATCTCCTCAATCTTTCGGTATACCCAATTTACCACACCTGCCTACTCTGCAACTTTTTGGATTCTGCTAAAGTCTCGGCGTGGCTCCAAAAAAACGAAAACCAACAATCGGTTTCTTGACCAGCGACTGGTCATGGGGGACTGACCCACTTCAGCCAAACGGCTGTGCGTGGTATAGATGCAAACTGCCTTCTGACGAACTAAACAAAAGGGGCTGGTTCACTACCGTTGGTTTCCCTGGTTTCAATCCACAACGCGGATTTGGGATGGTTGTACCTGGAGACAAGGCTGTCCACGGCTGGGACATTATTGTTTTCAAGCTTTTAATGCAGCGTGCGGTTTTGGAGGCGATGCCGCGAGCCAAGGAGCTTGGTCAAAAAATAGTTGTCGACATAGATGACTGGTTCGATGGTTTGGCTGTAACCAATCGCGCACATGCAGCAACTGACCCCAAAAACAATCCAGACAATAACCGTGAAATTTATGCTGAAATAATCATGCGGGCTGATGCGGTAATTACATCAACTCCGTTTCTTTTTGATTATTACGCAAAGAAGCGCGACAACGTATTCCTGGTTAGAAATGGGATTGATATTAATAGGTGGAGACCACGAACCCCAAGAATGAACCATCGGTTAAAACTTGGCTGGGTTGGTGCGACCCCGTGGCGTTCCAACGACCTGGAGACACTTTCGCCGTTTTTAGGTAAATACCTAGTGAGCAGAAAGATGGGTTTTCATCACTCTGGACACACATTAAACGGAGCTCCATTTGCCAATAAACAACTTGGGATACCAGACAACATAACAAGAACCTCTCCATTAGTTCCGATTATGTCTTATCCGAAACTGTTTGAGCCAATCGACATAGGGATGGTTCCACTTAGCAATGTCCCTTTTAATCATGCAAAGTCGTTCATTAAAGGTCTTGAGTACGCAGCTGCTGGGGTTCCCTTTATATCTTCTTACTCTCCTGAGTACAAATACCTAGCCGATAAGGGTATTGGCAGAGTTGCCTATACGGCAGATGACTGGATTTATCATTTTGATGAATTGAGGATAACTCAAATCAGAAGAGATGAAATAGAGCACAATTTAGAGATGCTGAAGGATTTTACGATAGACAAAAGAGGTGAAGATTGGGATGCCACTTTTAGGGTGATTTTGGAAAAAATATAGGCCACCGTAATGAGCGATATAGATTTTACATTTGGCATAATCACTGTCTACGAGGACAAGCAAAGACTTGACGAAATAATAGACAATATTCGAAGTTTAAAAATTCCAAGATTTGAAATACTTATTGTTGGTGGTGGTGATTCATCTGGTATTGATGGACCAGACATTGTGAAAATTGACTTTGACGAATCAGTTAAACCAAAGTGGATTACAAGGAAGAAAAACATTCTTGTTCAGAATGCAAAGTACGAGAATATTGTGCTGATGCATGACTATCACGTATTTGACGCGAGCTGGTATGAGGAGTTCAAGAAGTTTGGTACAGACTGGGAAATCTGTTCGTGCCCCCAGTACCTAATCAATGGCGACAGAAATCCAATGGATTGGTCACTTTGGGACAAGCCAGGACATGGGCGCGCCTGGTCGCTTGATTACAACGACTGGACGCAAACACAATATATGTACATATCTGGTGGATTCTTCATGATTAAAAAGCACGTCATGATTGAGGAACCTCTTGATGAATCGCGCGGGTGGAACGAAGAAGAAGACGTTGAGTGGTCAATGCGTGTGCGCAACAAATACGTAATGAAGTGCAACGGAAATAGTATTGTTCGTCACAACAAGTGGCACAGACATGCAGGGCCCAATCCAAATGAAAAATAACTTTCTTGTCATCTTCGACCTCGATGGGGTTCTGATTGAATCACGAGAAGTCCACTACGATTCGCTGAACATCGCTCTAAGTCGAATTGGACAAGAGTATGTTATTTCCGAAGAAGAGCACCTATCCAGATATGACGGCCTTGGAACAACAACAAAACTAAAGATGCTCACCGAGGAAAAGGGTTTACCAGAGTCAGCGCATCAGCAAGTCTGGGAAGACAAGCAAAAAGCTACTCTTCAAATACTTTCAGGTTTTCCCAAAAACTATATAGCCATTGACATAATGCAGACCCTTAAAGAAAAGGGTTGGCGAATAGCTGTTGCGTCAAACGCTATAAGAGACACTGTAATTACAGCACTAGATGCAATTGGCGTACTCAAATATGTCAGTTACATAATGAGCAATGAAGATGTAAGGAACCACAAACCTCATCCTGAAATGTATTGGCAATGCATGGTCTCCCTTGATGCGACACCAGCAAATACTATAATTATTGAGGATTCCCATATCGGCAGGGAAGGTGCGCTTAGTTCTGGGGCAAACCTACATGCAATAAAGAACGCCAGCGACTTAAGCAAAGAACGTTTAATGCGCTTTGTTGATGAAATAGAAACAAGAGGCAAGAAGCCTGTTGCGTGGAGGAATGAAAAAATGAATGTTTTAATACCAATGGCTGGAGCTGGTTCGCGTTTTGCGCAGGCTGGATATACGTTTCCAAAACCGCTAATCGAAGTTAACGGGAAGCCAATGATTCAAGTTGTTGTTGAGAACTTGAATATTGATGCTCACTTCATATTCCTTGTTCAAAAAGAACATTACGAGAAATACAACCTAAAACAAGTATTAGGACTCATCAAGCCAGGTTGCGACATTGTTTTAGTTGATGGAATGACCGAAGGTGCTGCATGCACGACGCTTTTGGCATCTGGTCTAATAGATAACGACGAACCATTATTGATGGCAAACTCCGACCAGATAGTGGACTGGAATAGCAACGAGTGCTTGTACGCATTTGGAGCAGAAGGTGTTGATGGTGGGATTCTTACATTTAAGGCAACTCATCCAAAGTGGTCATACGCGAAGCTTGGGGATGACGGCCTTGTCGATGAGGTTGCAGAAAAGAACCCAATTTCAGATAATGCCACAGTTGGAATTTATTACTGGAAGCACGGCTCGGATTACGTGAAATACGCAAATCAAATGATTGAAAAAGACATCAGAACTAATAATGAGTTCTATGTTTGCCCAGTATTCAATGAAGCAATTCAAGATGGGAAAAAGATTCGGATAAAGGAAGTTCCAAAGATGTGGGGTATTGGAACACCGGAAGACCTCAATTACTACTTGGAGAACAACAAATGAGCAAAAGTAAAAAAGATTATCTAGCTATGCAAAATTCGTATTATGACGAATATGCATCAAAATGGTCGCTTGACTTCAGAGACCCAGTTGTTGGCTCGTACGACGCACACAATAACTGGTCAGACTATGACAATTTCTTATTCAAGGACTTTGATACAAATGGTCTTGTAGCACTTGAATATGGATGCGGACCTGGGAGAAACTTGGTCAAGTTTGCAGACAGATTTGCTCGAGTTGACGGAATTGATATATCTGATGTAAATATAGAAAAAGCCAGAATCAATACAAAAGCAAATAATATTTCAGAGCCAAATCTCTATGTAACCAGCGGAGATAATCTTTCAGCAATTGAGGACGACATTTACGATGTTGTTTTTGCAGTTATTTGTTTTCAGCATATTTGCGTGCATGAAATCAGATTTAACATCCTTAAAGACATCTTCAGAGTCTTGAAGCCAGGTGGAAAGTTGTGTTTCCAGATGGGGTACGGCGGAAAAGGTGAAATACCGACTGCTGGCTATTACGACAATAACTACGATGCTGGAAGCACTAATGGTCACTCGGATGTAAGCATCCAGGATGAGCAAACACTTTTTGATGACCTGGTTGGCAAAATTGGTTTCACGAACTTTAAATACGACATTAGGCCAACTGGCCCTGGTGATAACCACAAGAACTGGATATGGGTTCAGGTTGAAAAATGATTTACATATCTCACAGAGGAAACACAACAGGTCCAAAACCAGAATTTGAGAATCATCCAGACTATGTGGAGGAAGCAATAGCAAATGGTTTTGACGTAGAAGTAGACCTTTGGGTTAACGAGTCTGGGATATTTCTTGGCCACGATAGCCCTCAATACTCAGTGCCTAAAGAATGGCTTATCGATAGGACGCATCAGTTATGGGTCCATTGCAAAAATCCAGAGGCTCTTAGCTTTTCACTGCATTATCAATTGCATTGTTTTTTCCACAATACGGACGATTACACAATTACAAGCAGGGGTTATGTTTGGGCATACCCAGGTAAAAAATCAACTTCAGATAAATGTATAAATGTTTTGCCAGAGCGTTCATGGTGGGAAATTGATTCCAATTGGAAAATAGGTTTTTCAGGTGTTTGTTCAGACTTTGTTGGGATGTTAAATAAACCACAAATCAAGATACCTGATGCTCCAGTATTCAAGCCAATTGACTATGACAAACATTTCGTAATTGGAACACCGCTTGTTGCCTGGAAATGTGACGCTAAAGAACACTTGAACTGGCTGTCAGACAGAGTTGAGATATGTCGAAAGTTCCCAAATGTGAAATGGTTTTCTGCATTCGAGGTTGACAACAGAGGGATAGAGCCTTTTGCAGAAGTAATTGAAGCTCTTCGTGAAGTAAATGGGGATTACTGGACATACTCCATAAACGACATGCAAGCCAAAGTGGATTCCGGAAACAGATGGATTCGCATAGAAACCGGCAGAAACCTAATAAGAGAATTTGCTCAAAGAAACAGAGTGACAAGCGGTCATCATTGGGGCGAAGATTGCACTGAATTGAATTATGGCGTAATTAATTACTCTGCAGTACTTTACATAGATTCTGACATGTCTCTTGATAGCAACGCTATTGAAAAAATGCTTGAAGTCAACAGGCCTCTAGTGGGTGTGGATGTTCCTGCCTACTGCCTGTCTGGTCCAATCATTAACCAGGAACCAAGAATTGAAGAGCACTGGAATACCGCAGGAGCGCTTCTTGTTAATGCTCCGGCGTTCTATGACTTGCCATGGTCGCACAATGCTTATCTAAACCTGAGTGATGACCCGACGTTCCAGTCCATGGCCGAGAGATTGTTGCGCAGAGAAGGTGCTGAGAATCTTGACACAACATACGGAATGACTTGGGTTAGAAAAGACGTGCAGGCAAAGCACGAAGGCAAGCTAGTGGCTGTTGAGCAAAGGAAGATAGCGGACAGAGCTATTTGATTTTTTGATTTAGATACTCATCAATATCTTCGCTAATTGACTTAAGCGAAAACTCAATCCCTTTTCTCTGTTCTTTTGTTGGCCAACTTGATTCCTGCTCATGGCTTGTTGGCTCCTGGTTCTCCTGTGGGGTCATGACTGGATTCCAATCACGTTTTCCATTTTCCTGATATCTCTCTTCAACCCATGGGAAAGCTATGCCAATATAATCTCTTTCTCCAAGCAGGAATCCATTTGCGTATCTTTTAACTTTTGTTCCAGTTCTATCAACTAAAAACTTTTCAAAATTTCCTCTTAGCGGGGGAAATGATTTTTTGTTTTCTGGGTTTAGCAGCTTGTAGTCCGACCAAGGGACGTCCTCATCGTGGAACGGCAATCCGTTTTCATCCTTGTCAGCCTCATATGCACCAGTGAGATAATGCCAAAGTGTGTGTTGCTCTTGTTCTTTTACTTTTCCTGGGACAAAATCAGAGTCATATCGATGCTTGTCATATCTGCCATTAGTAAGTTCTGAAAACTCGTAAGTAACGTCAAAGTGGTCAACTGCATATTTTTGAGATACCTGCCCAGGAGTCAATTCAAGATTGTTAATTTCGATATATTTCTTAATCCCATCTTGAAATTCTGGATATCCGTGGCAGGTGAAGTCGTCTACAACTACAGCAATTATTGAGAAGTCTTTTTCGTCTTTGTACTTTTGATTCAACTCCTCAATAACCGAGTGCTGTGGGATATTTCCACATCCTGCAGCAACGTTGAATATCAATGTGACTTTTCCTTTTTGGCTTGACAGGATGTCGCTCTTCTTGCCACCCGCAGACTGAAGCTCGATGTCGTATATCGAGATTGGGATAATTTTTTCAAAATTGTTGTAAGCCATACGAACATGTTACATCACGAAAATTCATCAGTTTAATAATTTCTGAATGGTAGAATTGGAGGCTCTTTTAAAGGAGGCACCATGTTCGTACGGCGTCGCCGCGTTAATAAGCCTGCATTGATAATGGCGGTTCCTTCGGTATTCCTTTTGTTGGTATCGATTTTCGGTTTTTCTGCGCCAGTCCAGGCTGATTCTTTCCCTGATGCTGGATTTGAGGATGGAACCTTTACGGGCTGGGAAAAGGGAAGCCAGTCAGGGAGCCTAGGAAGCACCATTACTGGAAACGGAACTGGCGTAACTATATTTACTGGTTCTAGGACATTCACCCATAGTCAACATGGAGCAATGGGCAGCCCTACAAAACAAGATGGGTCAGCGAACCCATATTACGCTCCAGCGGTATCTGCTGGAAGTTGGACATTTGGGCCAAACAATGCAGCAAAAGCAGTCGCCCTGCAACCGATGGGACAAATTACATTCTCTGACGCAATGACTGCGCTCGGATTGTCTGGGTCTCCGCAAACAGCAATACAGGCACAGTTGACAGCAGATAGAAATGCATCTGGGTTTGGGAGTCCTACGCCAACCAACGCGGCATGGATTACTAGAGAAGTACAACTAACTGCTGGCACTACCTACACAATGTCTTGGAACTACCTAGGAACGGACTATGTTCCTTATAACGATGGTTCCGTGACCGGCCTTGTGCCAGTAACTGTAACTGGAACTCCAGTTATAAGAGTGAACAATTACGTACAGTCGTATGCCCTTCTTGGATTCACCAACCCAGGAACTGGCGACTATTCAACGAATTCCTATGGTGCTACTGGTTGGCAAACATCTACATACAAAGTCGATATAACCGGAACATACAAACTTGGTTTTGCTGTCTTTAACCTTGGGGACACCTCCCTCTCTCCAGTGCTGATGATTGACAGCGAGGCTGGCTCAACAGAGCGTTGCGTCTCTGGAACTTGCACTACATTCGGTGGAGTTGCTTCTAATAGCGAAACCGCACCAACGGTTCCCCCTACAACTACAACTACAACTACTGTTGCCCAAACTACTACTACCAGTAGCACAACTACCACAAGTACTACGACTACTACTATTCCTGCTGCAACATCGCTTGAAGTTACAAGTCTCTTGGATGATGGTTCAAGCGGAACTCTTCGCTGGGCAATCAATCAAGCCAACGCAAATGCTGGTGGGATTTACGATGCCATTGACATCACCACAGAAGGAACAATCACCCTCACTTCCGACTTGCCCAACATTACGGCTGGGGTGACAATCACCGGCACGGGAATGGCTACGACAATTATTGATGGCAATAATTTGTGGCGAGCCATTTACAACAATGGCTCAAGAACAATTGTTATTGAAGACATCACATTCAAGCAAGGTAAAAATGTTTCATGGAACGGTGGGCTGATTTACAACGCCTCTGGAACAATGACGTTCAATCGGATAAAGATTTCCAATCATTCATCGTGGGCTTTCTACCAAGGCGGCGGTGGAGTTACCACATTCAATGATTCCCAATTCACCAATAATGGTTATGCAATTACCTCTGACCACGGCGGAACACCTACAGCCCTGAGCCTTACGGATACTGATTACTCAAATCGTATTTATGTAAACGATTCAACATTTACATCAAATACTTATGGCATTCGTACCGAGCGCTTTGTCAAAATAAATAACAGTCAGTTCACAGGCAACACACAGGTTGGTGCGTATCTAGGAGGGCTCAACCGTCAGCAAGTTCTAAATTCAACATTTACTTCAAACGGTGTTGGCGTGTACTTCTCGTCATGGATTCCGACAAGTTGGGCGGTTGGCGCTGGCAACCAAACGGTTTCAGGTAATACATTCAACGGCAACACCACTGCTATTCAGTTTGCAAACAATTGGAATAACGGCTCTTCGGTGTACAACGGAGTAAGTGCGAACTCGTTCTCCACAGCCAGTGAAAACACCTTTGGCATTACTGCGCAAAACACAAACAATTTCTCGGGCTCTGGATATGTGGAGTCCAATAACACAATCACTGCGGCTTATCTGAATCCAGTCACAAACTTGACGGCTGTGGCAAACGCAGACGGAAGTGTTGACCTTGATTGGGATGCATCGGCGGCAAGTAATTGCGTCATCTACGGATACTCAGTAAGTTTCTACGACCTCACCGTAATTGGTGGAGCAACATCGGGTGGTTGGGGGGTTTGGACTAATCAAGGAACCAGCTACTCGTTAAGCACTGAAATGTTCTCTGGCAGTAATCCTGTCACGACTGGATACGGACCAGTTCGCTTTGGTATCAAAGCAATGACGGCTGGGTGTGCCGGAGTTGGAACTGGTAGTTGCACTTATGGTCCTGAAGTAACCGTTGATGCAACTGTTCTTGACCCGACAACCACTTCATCTACTACTACAACTACGACCAGTACGACTGTCGCTCCTGTCGTCGTGACTCCCCCATACGGTACAACAGTGCCACTCCCGCAATACCCAGAGCCTGAAACAGAATCCACAACGGTGCCGCTTCCCGTAGAAACAGGAATTGGAATCGAATTGCCAACAGAGACAATTCCAGAATACTCAGAACCAATTGGAATAGACCCAACAGAAACCGAAACGGTAGTAGTAATAATTCCACCAGATGATTATACCGTCACAGACATAGAAGACAACGAGCCAATCACGACAGTCATATTGGACAATATCCTAGAAAATACGTTCACTACCGATATTGAGGCTGACGAGGTTGGTGCTGTTCTTGACACTCTCCTTGGCGCTGAACTTACCAACACCCAGTTTGACAATGTTCTAGAAGCCGTCTTTACCGAAGATGTTTCGGCAGATGTATTCACCGAGGCACTAACGACAATGCTGGATGCAGACATCACCAGCGCACAGTTGACGGCAGTTTTGGATTCAGCGTTCTCAGAAGATACTTCTGCTGAGAATATGGTGTCGGCTTTGGTGTCAATCTTTGATGGTCCGCTTAGTTCTGGCGACCTAGACACAGTTATGGCAGCCGTATTTGACGAAGATATATCGGTTGCGGACACTATGACCGTACTTGGAGACTTGCTTGAAACAAACCTAAGCGCGTCAGAAACAGAAGCAATCTTTGACAGCGTGTTTGACAGTGACCTTTCCGACGCAGAAACCATTGACCTCATCGTTGATGTGTTGGAGGACGAACTCACCTCAGAGTTGTTGAACACTGTTCTTGGTGCGGTCTTTGACGAAGAAGTAAGCAACGAGGTTTTGATTGAAACCTTCACCGCTGTCTTGGGTAATGAACTAGACGCTGAATCGGTCGGAGTAATCGTGGATGTGTTGGAATCCGACACAATTACGAGCGAGCAGGTTGGACAAGTCGTTACGTTGGTAATTGAGCAAGAGGGTGGCATCGAGTCTGGACAAGCAACCGAACTTGCAACAAGCTCCAAGGTTCTTGAAAGCATTGACGGCGAACAAGCATCCGCAGTGTTTAACGCAATCGTTGTTGCTGAGGTTTCAGAAGAGGCTGGTGCTGCAATTTCAGAAGCACTCACCGAGGCACCAACCGATGTTAAGGAATCATTTGAAGAAGAAATCAACGTATTCGCCGGCGTGTTCGATACGTATACCGCATTAGGTTCTTCTATAGATGTTGGTACAAGAAGAAGCGTAATTGCGGTAAACTTGGTGACCAGTACTGTGGCTCTAGCCGCTGCTGCTGGTGGAATACCAACCCCAGGCTCTAGCCCATCTAACCCATCTGGCCCAAGACAAGACGTTGCGGTTCGCAGGGAAGATGAGGAAGCCGAGGAAGGTGGAGCCATTGAGGGCGAAGGTCCTGAATGGATTAAGCGGATATCTATTTACAAATATGAAGATGGAGTGAGAGTTATGGACTGGAAGAACTTTACAAGAAAATTTGTTTACGGAGTTATGGCATCTGGTTTCACGCTTGCTGGAGCCACGGTTATGTACTTCACTCTTTCTGGATTCACACAAAAGATTGCCCTCTGGGGAACGGTCTTGGCATTCACTGCATCGATGTATCTCCACATGAAGGAACCAGACGGAGAGTAATCCTGATATAGACTCTTTTCATGTCTGGAAAAATTGATAAAAATCAGCTTTTATCCGACATATATGAAAAGAACTTTAGTCCTGGAGTATTAAAATTTTCTGCGCAAGCAGAGTTCCCTCCCAAAAGATACCCCTATGAGGAATCTGGTTATTCAGGTCCGGATATCCTTGCAAACTTATATCACCCAGATGTTCTTTACAGGCTAAATACCGATGGGTTCTTTGGTGATGACTTTATTAAAAACTCGGACATCATTGCGCTTGGGTGCTCTATAACAGCAGGCGTTGGAGTGCAAACGAAATACTCGTGGCCGCAGATAGTAAAAGAACGAACGGGGATGAGCGTAAATCACATAGGGTTGCTTGGTGGCTCAATACAACAACTGGTGACACTTGTTGTTGATTTTATGGCTATATATGGAAAACCCAAACATCTTCTATTCCTTGCACCAGATATGACTAGGCAGTGGGTTTTTGATTCTGTCTATCCATTTAGACATAGATACGAATTCGACGAATCAATAGATGACTTTTTTTGCTTTGACAAAAAACCAACGATAAAAAAGAGTCTAAACGGATTGAATATTGATATGAAATTGGTTGCCCAAAATTCATTTAACTCACTATCAATCCTGTCCAACCTGTGCCAACTGCTTGATATTAATTATGGGTTTTGCACATGGAGTCATAGCGACTCAAAGATATATGAGAATTTTAATGTGAAAAACTATATTCCAAATATCCCACAAGATGTTTTGAATAAGAAATTAAGCTCATACAAACCCAACGATGAAAATTCCGCCTATTGGGATATTGGTACAGACAAAATGCACCAAGGAGTTCGTGGACATCTCTTTCATGCTGAAAGATTTATGACAATACTGGACTAAAAAACCATTTGATAATTAGTACATAATAATTGACCAACTATTGTTGTAAAATTGCAGCACGCCAACTTGGCGAATTGACACTTTTTACGAAATGAGTTGACATGAGCAAAGTTGCATGGAATTACATCGTCCCTGTAGTGCTTCCAAAAGACCTTAAAGGAATTGAGCCAGGGAAGCTTCCAGCCAACCTTTTGAGGGCTGTTCCCGGCGGCGGCAAGATGCATTGGATTGCTGCATCGGCATGGACTGCTATGGTCGAAAAGGCAAAGGCTGAAGGCGTTGAGCTAAAACCGACTTCCAGCGGCGACACATATAGAGATTACGAGACCCAGAAAAAAGGATTTCTCACCCGCTACACACTTGACAAAGTGGACGGAACCAGCACTAAAACCTTTGAAGGCAAGACTTGGTATCTCAAGAAAGGTATGGCGATGCTTGCCACGCCTGGTAAATCGCAGCATAACCTCGGTTTGGCCTGTGACGTTCATTCCGCGTCTGAGCCAAAGCGCCTCAACTGGCTTATTGCGAATGTCAAAGAGTTTGGCTTCTCATGGGAAGTAGTTCCATCTGAGCCATGGCATCTTCGCTATGTTTCCGGAGACAATGTTCCAGCCTCTGTAAAGGCATGGATGGACGCCAACGGAGTTACCGCACCAGCAGCAGGCGGAGCGCCAGTCGTAACACCTGCAGCAGGCGGCAATGACATCAGCAAGCTCCAAGAGGCACTTAAAGCTAAGGGTTTCTATAAAGGCGCTATCAATGGTCAAAAAGATGTCGCAACCGACGCTGCGGTAAAAGCTTTCAAAGTAGCAAACAAGCTTGCTGCTGACTCTGTAGTTGGTCCAAAAGTAAAAGAACTGCTCGGACTCTAATAGTCATGACCGAGATAATCGTCGCCCTTGTTGGTGTTATTGGACTTATAGCCGTAGCGCTCATTGAAAAAGACCGTCGTTCATCAAAGATTATGTGGGAAGAAAACAAGGCAGACCATAACTACGTTGTCGAGAAGATTGAAACTCTTGGCAAAAGTCTTGGACGCTCAATTGATAAAACCAATAAATCACTCGACAGGGTGGAAGACAAACTCGACACACACATTCGCGACCACGCAATAGGAGACCTCTAATGGCAAGTGGAAAGCCAGCTAAAAGAAACGTATCAAACACTGTCGTTTCAACACCAAAAATTGACGATGGCCAAAACGTACTTTACGTTGGCGCCGGTAAATCTGTGTTTCATAAATGCCCTGTTTGCAGTAAGTCAACAGGCAAGGGAATGGTGAGAGAATACAAAAGCGAACTTTTCTGCTCTCGCGGTTGTGTTGTCTCTCATAAATCAAAGACTGAAGTTTCCGTATGAAAAAGGACTTACTCGTAAATGTCTTACTTAGAATTCTTGCTACTTTCGCCGCATCTGGTCTTGGCGTTATCGGCGCAGGAACTATCGCTGGTGTTCCAGTACTCAAAGCTGTCTTCATGGCTGGAATTGCAGGGGTTGCAGTCGTAGTTGAAGGACTCTCACGCGCATTCCTCGAAGATGGAAAACTTTCAAGTTCTGAAATCAATGATGTGTTCAACAAGGTTGACAAAAAAGCACCAGCGAAAGCAAAGGAAAATAATGCCCGGTAGCCACGAAAAGTCTGAGTGCCAATGTGCACATTGCGGTTGTGAAACTTGGTGCATGAACGATTGTCCTTGCACCGAATTAATGGGTGCCAGTGCATGCACAAGTCAACACGATTAATTAAACTGCTTCCAATCATGCTGATTGCAGTTTCAGCCTGCGGCTATGATGGAAAGTATCGTTATCCATGCCAAGACCCAGAAAATTGGGGCAAAAGTGAATGTGAGCCACCAGAATGCAAGGTAGATGGAGCGTGCACAGAGACGCTGCTTGGATGGGACCCAAGCGCAGAGGTAACAGAAACTACAACAGGAGAGGTAGTCGCCCCATGAGACCACGCCTAACACCAGCCGAACTAGATGCTCGCCTTAAGTTTGTTATTGGCTGCATGCTTGGATTTGTTCTCCTCATAACAACCGTTGGAGTCCTCTGGGCACTTGTATTCGTGACACAGCCAATTGGTGCTCAAGCCGAAAACGACAAGATGTTCTTTGGGGTCCTGTCCTCGGTTGCAACATTTATCACCGGAACTTTGGCTGGATTGATGATTTCAACAGGTCGTAATGCAGAAGACAAAAACGGTAACGGGATTCCAGACAGCGAAGAGTAAATAGTGTCTTTACACGAATTGGGTCTGAAACATGGAACCGATAAATCGACGTTCCATAAGTACATGGAGTTCTACGAAAAGCACATTCCAAAGAATGAGATAAAAACATTCCTTGAGATAGGCGTCCAAGGTGGATTCTCGCTCCGCACATGGAGAGAGTGGTTTAATGATGATTGTGAAATTGAGGGTTGGGACATAAACCCTCTTATACACATACCTGGATGTACCGTAAAGATAGTCGACCAGGCTGAAAGAAAACAAATAAAATCAAGTTCTAGAGATTTCTATGACCTCATTATTGATGATGGAGGTCATACCCCAGAACAGATGCAGACGTCATTTTCTGTCCTCTTCCCTAAATGTAAGTACTTCATAATTGAGGACCTCCACGCGCCTTGGTGTGGAAGCGAGTTCATGCCAGAAGGCGAAGAGAACACCGTCGACCTGATAGAACGGATACCAATGTGGAGCTCCAAGCACTCAACCAAAGAAGAATCTGATTACATAAATCAGAATGCTGAAGTTGTTGAGCTGTATATCCAAGGGGAAAGACACCACCCACAATCAATGACGGTATTCATAAAAAATAGACAAAACCTCGAATAGGGGCTAGGATAGACTTAGTCTTTAATAAAAGGGGGATAATGCCAGTAAAAGGTGGATATCAGGCTCGCAAGGACTATGAGCGAGAAAGAAAGAATCGTAAGCGCATAGAGGCCTACATGCTGCTCCCCGAGCCAGAGCGCTCCAAAAAGCTGGAGGCAAACGCCAGACGCAGAGCATACCAGATGAGATGGACTCAGGAAAAAACCTACTTTTAAGCCATACCCTACTCACCTGAAAATGGTGGTAATTTCTTTGTGTACACCACCTGCTTTGGGATGGGCGAGTTTTTTCAGATTTATCCAAATGGCTTCAAACAATAACGCTGACATGCTCTGGCATGATGATGGGCACTCTATAGAGCTGCGCATAAACAGGTCAGAATTAGAAGTTCTTTCCATAAAGTGTCCAAAGACCGATGACCGCAAATGCGCATCAGAAGACCACGACTGCGTTGTTGAGTATTACATACAGCGATTTGGCATGGAATGCAATGCTGGGGTGTGTCCTGCTTCAGAGAACATCCCAATCTGCTGGACGCTTCTCGGAGACCAAAGAAACCTTGACCTAGCTCAAGTCTGGTTCATGCCGAAAACTGACGAACTATTTTCCGCCTGGCTCATTGCCACAAAAAACCCTTAAAAAGGTTCGTCCTCTTTTTGCTCCGGAGCTGAGGCTTCCTTCTTTTTCGGCTTTCGAAGGGCCGATATTGCATCAAAAAACTTGCGTATATCAGGGTGTTTTAAGACCTCTTCTTCATTGACTTTGTAAATATTTTGTCGGTTGACTTTTGTCTTTGTAATTAACCCTGATGCAATAAGGGATTTAACCGTTTTGTCAATCATTGTCTCACTCAGGTCAAGGTAAACGGAAATTGCTCGCTGAGTTAATTTTGGGTCTTCGCTTAATACAACGAGAACACGACCAGCCGTTGACAAGAGACTAATCACGTCGTCGTTGTGGTATCTGAACACTTTCTGTTTATCAAGGGCACGCATGACCGCTTCCACGGCATCTTCATCTGAATCAGATTGGTTCACGCCAAGGGCAGCTTGAATGGCCTTTTTGACCTCATCTGCCCGGTTGTCGTTTTTCATAAAATCTGCCTAGGTGTACCTGTTATTTAAATCACAATGGTGTAGTATCTCTGATGGGTCACTGATACCGCACTTGCGGTCTTGGTGAGCGGAACTCACAAGACCTACAACTTAGGAGATTAGCAGGTAAATATGCCACTCAAAGACACACTCAAATTAATCGCGGATAAATCCGGAATGGGCTCGATGTGCAAGTTTGGGAGGATTTACTCCGACATGGACGCAGAGACTAAAGACGCCCTACGCAGCGCCATGACGAGTAGCGCGTCGACTATGGATATCTGCAGAGCCCTAAATGATGACGGAATCAAAATCCGTAGAGAATTCTTAGGGGAGAAAAGAAAGTGCTTCTCATCAATTTCAGCAGCATCAAATTGTTGCCTCAACTCAGAAAGTAACGCACCAAAATGACAACAAAAAAGCCAAAATCGAGCATTGCAAAACTGGCTGAAACACAGCGAAAAAACGACTCAAATTCAGCCCTTGCTGCACAGTTGGCTGATTTGATAATGAAGAACAATATTGACCTTGATGAAATTGGCAATATTCAGAAAGTATCGATTAGGCACAATATCGGTCCTGACAAGAATGGCGTTCCACAGGGGAAGACAACTACAAGCATTCAGTTGTCACCAAAGTGGGATACTGGCCCAGAATGGCCTTTAATTACGCCAGCTCCAAGGCCTGCAAAACAACAACAAAAGTCAAATACAAAATCCAAGTCCATGAAGGGGTGGGAAACAGCTGTAATCGTCCCTGATATACAGTTCGGTTTCTACAAGACTGGAGTGGCTCATGATGCTCCAATTGCTGCAATTCATGATGACGAGGCTATCTCTGTAGCGCTTCAAGTAATCAAGGATGTGAACCCTGACCAAGTCGTAATGGTTGGAGACAACCTAGATTTTGCTGAATTTGGCAAATATCTAACCGCACCTACGTTCAAGCAAATGATTCAGCCAGCAATCGATAGGGCTGCCCAGTTCCTTGAGGACCTGCGCGAAGCGGCACCAAATGCCAAAATCACATGGATTCAAGGCAATCACGAGAAGCGTCTGCCGATGTATATACAGAGCAATGCCGAGGCTGCCTTTGGAATCACTAGAGGAAAGACCAAGCAATCTTCGCTCCGAGACAACTGGCCAGTGCTATCTCTCCCAGTTTTGCTTTGGATGGATGACCTTGACATTCAGTATCTGTCGGGTTATCCAGAAGCCGCCTATTACCTAAACTCAAATCTACGCATTGTCCACGGAGACAAGGTTGTTTCAAACGGAAGCACAACCAATAAATACCTGAACACAAACTCTGTTTCAGTGATTTACGGTCACATCCATAGAAATGAAATGGCATTTCAAACCAGAGAAACCGACCAGGGTCCACGAACAATCATGGCGGCAAGCCCTGGATGTTTGTGCCGTATCGATGGCGCCGTACCTTCAGTTAAATCAGGACTAGATGAATTCGGTGTTCCTGTACTCCAAGGCGCAGAGAACTGGCAACAAGGCTTGGGTGTTGTCCAATACCAGCCAAGAGGCGTTGGAGGAGAGTACTTCAACTATGAGCCAATGTGGATTTTCAAGGGCAGAGGGGTATTCAGAGGCCAGGAGTACGTTGCATAATGGACGAAGAGGAACTTCAACGTAAAGTAATTAGCGAAACTCTTGAAGAGTGCGTGAAGCTTGGGTTGGTTGAAGTCGTCGGAATCAATGAGGCCGGGGAATGGTTGTATGGTGCAACGGAAAAAGGAATCAGGGTTCTAAACTCTGCTCAAGGATACAAGGCTGCCTATGAAGCAATTCTTGCCATGAGAGAAGATTACGAAGAAGAGGAATAAACCCCATGACAACGATTATCGGAATACAGGGAGATGGTTTCGCATTTGCATGCGTCGACTCCCAGATTTCTGATGTTGATGACAATGGGTACGCAACGCAGATAGCCACTCTCAGAGAGTCTTCATCAAAACTCAGCTACAACGGCAGGTACTTGCTTGGAGCCGCAGGGGATGTAAGAGCGATAAACATTCTCCACCATGCCTTCAACCCTCCAGTTTGTCCACCGACTTTAAAGGGAAAGAAGCTCGACCACTTCGTTACAGTTAAATTTATCCCAGCCTTAAGGGAATGTTTTGAAACCCACGGGTACAACTCGCCACAGAACGAGAATTCCGAGCATGTTGCTGAACACGGTTCAGTCATTTTCATGGCTATCAATGGCGTGATATACGTAATCGACGGAGACTACTCATGGATGTCGGATATGAATGGAGTCTATGCAATTGGGACTGGCGCGCAATATGCGCTAGGGGCGCTGCATGTCCTGATGCCAAAGACCAAGATGACTATGGCTGTCGCCAAGAAGATTGGAATCAAAGCCATAGTGACTGCCGCCAGGTTTGACCCATATACCGGCGCGCCGTACCACTCATTTACGACTGGGACCGAGAAGAAGCCAAGACCTTAGCACAGGCTTTACAGCCTCTATTAGGACGACCATTTCTCATTTTCACCCTGGTGTTCTCTGCGGTGAATTCATGTCCACGCTTGCAGTGGGTCAGATTAGCCAGTTGATTACTGCCCCTCTCTGACCTTTGAACCCCTGCAGTGCTTGGGTCTGTAGCCAGCAAGTGTTCAGGATTGAGGCAACCAACATCGCCGCAGGTTCTGTATATGTTGTGGGAGTAGTCGATATCCCCAACATGCATAAGGTACGAGAGTCTATGGGCATGCATAGATGTCCCTTTCCACATGAACTTAGGATGTTCCTTGATTACATCTCCGTTTAGCTTCATGAAGTACCAACAAGAATCAGTTACTTTTATTCTCTTTTTGAACGCTGTCTGGATAGATTTATCCGGAGTTTTCACTGACTAGCTCCGGCTCCTCATGATTTCGGCTCTTGTCATAGCGTCTCCGAATACACCATTACTCATAGCTGCTCTCATGCGGCTTCCGCTAGAGCGCTCGTAAGTAGTGCTTGCTTCAGAGCGAGTGCCAATCTCTCCAGGCTTGCACGTCAAGCACTGCTTGTACTTTCGACCACTTCCCTTATTTAGAATACGAACATTGTCATCTGAAAGCTCATGTCCTAACTTGCAGTGAGTTCGTTCGGCTCGTTCCTTAATCTGTCGTCCCATGTGATTTCCTTCCTTCGTAGGTATGCATAGATTACACAAAGGAGAGGAACGAAGCAACAATTGGAGGAAAGAAACGCCGCTTAATTTGCTGCCACGGGGTTAGCAAAAGCTGGGTAGTCCACTATACCTAGAAGGGAATAATAGATGTGCTTATATAGGGAGACGTAATTAATGAGAACTCAATAAAGGGTTCTTAAGAAAGATTGCCCAATTATAATGCCCAAACAAAAAAAGGTAAATAAAACTACCCAACCAACAGAATTACCGTATATCCAAAGATTCGGTTGGTTTGAACTAGCAGCCTGTAAGAATAAGACCGCACTTATGTTTCCCAAAGAACATAAGGATATTACTTATATTGCCCAGGCTAGGGCTATCTGTAAAGGCTGTCCAGTGAAGAATCAGTGTTTGGAGTATGCACTAGAGTTCCCACCGGCAGATATGCATGGTGTATGGGCTGGACTCACTAGTAGACAACTAGCAGCAGAGCAAAGACGCAGGGGAGTAAAGCCAACAAGGCCGACCCTTGCACAGATGTGGGGAAGCTAATGGAAGCAACCATCTGCTCCTGTATTAAGAGAAAGATACTCCCGACATACCCAATATGCGGAGAGAAGTTAGACGACTTCGAAGACTAGTTAACTCTTAGATTACAGGTCTTACAGAACTCCATACCTGATATGTCAGTAAGGTCCTGAACACATTCCTTTTGACCACAAGGCTGGAGAAGTCTTTCACCAGTGATGTACGAACGAATGACATCGTCAGCAGTGACTTTAGAGTACTGAGAAGGACCAGGCTCAGGGATTTTCTTTTCGTTCCGTATGAACATAAGGGCTGCATAAGTAATCAGTTGATTGACCGAAACCCCTATTTCATCGGCATAGCGAACAATCTCATTCTTTTGAGCACCCGTAACGGACAGCGCAATGCCGTACTTACGGTTAGGGAATTTAGCTAACTCTCGCTTACGCACCATCCCGAATAACCAAAGCCTTTATATAGTCCGTAAGGGTAAGGTCGACTGCTTCAGCCTGAATAATAAGGCGCTCTTTAAACTCTCTAGAGACTTTAAGAGTAACGGTCGTACTCTCTTTGACTGGGTGGACAACTGGACGCCCCTGATTCCGTTTCATAGCCAGATGTTAGCGGATAACTAGGTTATGGATGAGCAGGGCTATATAGGTAACAGAAAGAGCACGAATCCAGAAGGAGGCACGGGAATAGGAAATGATGAAAATAGCCGCCAGCCCTATAAGGAAGAAGGTGTATTCGATGATTGACATAGGTGGCCTTTCAGACTGCGAGGGTAACTAGGAGACGGATTGCCCACCAGCATAGCCAGAGGTAGACGGAAATACCAGCAATCCAGAGAAAAGAAACGTATGTCCACTTCCAAAAGACTGAAAAAGAGGCAAAAAGCTTGCGTGCGTGCGGTTTTTTCGTTTCAAAATTTTTTTTGTCGGTGCTCAACTACAAATCTTCCTTTTGTATGGCGTACTTGTCTTGCTCTAGCTTCTGGACTACCTGCTCATACGTGCGTACGAATACTTCCCTATCGCCATTGGTGTGCATGTCGTATGAAACTTCCCCTAATTTATTTAGCGTAATTTTTAGTGCCTCGTCGAAAGGGGGTCTTTCTGTTTGGGCACCGGAATGTACCTCTTTTAATATCCCCTGAAAAATACCCCAAGCAGAATAGGCATCTAAAAATGGGGGTATTTTATTACGGGTATCTATTGCGGTGCGTCTTACGTCCCCAGGCCTGGGCATGAACTTGGCGTGTGTCGCTAGCTGGATGAAGGCCGACTTGACGTCCTCGTACTCTAAGTCGCGCAGTAACTCGTACCAGGCGTTAAAGGTTGCCTTCTCATCTACTTTCAGTAACTGTTGATTGTAGGTGGCGTATGCCTGTCTTACTATCTCGACTGTCTGCTCTTTGGTTATCAGAATGGTTCCTCGTTTGTGGTGTCGTCTGATACTAGGGCAAGAAAGCGCTCTATGTGCTCTGAGTCGCGCAGGATGAGTTCTATCTCGTTATACACACGGTTGTTCTTGTTGCGCCCCATATGGAAGTCTGAGAGGGAACAGCCAGTGATTGCGTCCCTACAGGCGTCTAGTCCATAGTCGTGTATTGCAGCTCCTATAGCTTGCCGGCGTTTCTCATCTAGGGCTACGCGCTTCTTATTGAACGTTAGGACCCAGAAGTCAAATACTTCTTTTATTTGGTTCTGGTCTACAAGTAAGGATTTCTTGTTCTTACTGATTGTTGCAGCACGGGGGCGTTTCTGAGGTCCCCTTTTCTTAGCTGGTTCGGTCATTTCAAAAAGCCTTTCCACCACCGATATTTGTGAAGACATAGTTCTCCCCCTTGAAAGTTGAGTTTATAAGATTCGTAGGTGAATCTCTAACTTCTCTAAACCAAATTGTTTTTTCTTGGAAGAATGTTGCGACTCATAGTGAGTATGAGTTAACAACTAATTCCAAGGATAAAACTAATTGAATATAGAAAGACCTAATGACCCACTTTGGAAGGGGTCTGGGGAAACCTTTTTCTTCCGCAGACCCTATCGAGTACGTCGCCATGTAAGCCTTCTGAATATTTCAGAAAGTTAATCTAGGTGATTTAGTTGTAGGCCTACGTATTTCACTGGGAGCTACCCAGCGGCATTCAAGTTAGCAGAGTCTTCCACCACCGTCAACCTCGAAACAGATATTTTTAAGATTTTTTTTTCGGCTGTCTGGTTTGATTTATCCAGACCTGCGCACAGCTTGTGCACGGTTCCACAGCGGGGCTTTAACCTGTGATATATTTTACCCTCGATGCCGGAAGGTCCCCCCTTTCTCCTTTCGGTGTCACTCGACCCCGGGGTTGAGATAAAGCGGGTTAGTAGGTGGCGCGCTTGGTCTCCTCCGGGGTCACTTTCTTTTGCCGGCCGGCAGCAAACTATTGTTCTTTTTGTCTTTGTCGTTCTGCGTTTATGCGGTAAAGCTCGATGCTTTCTTCAAACTTTTGAATCCAAACATCCCGGTCTTCGTAGAAGCTCCAATTTTCAAACAGCATCAACTCCGCTAGGACGACTTCCGAATTTAATGGGTATCCACTTAGCGCGCTAAACCATTCAACCTCGTATGCATTTGGTGTTCCGTATTGGTCCCTGCTAAAAACAGATTTAATGAATCCCTGGGTATTCACGTATCGGTGCTTTGGGTAGTATTCCAGGTATCCAGCTTCCAGGTGTTTGTGGACAAACCTGCCGACTAGACCTTCTGATGATTTTGTTTCTGTCATGTTTCTCTTCTTTCGTTTAATAACGGATGGTCTTCCACCACCGTCATGTAAGTGGGGTTATTTTTTCTTCTTTTTCTTCCGGCGCGCAGCTTCCACCTCGTGTGCTGCCTCGTGCGCGAGTGCGTTTTTGGATTTGCTGCTCAGGTCGATATTCAGAAGAACTCTTTCGTATTCGTTGTTGAGGTCGGTACTCAGGAGAGCTTTCTGAATCTTTTTGATTCTTTTCCGGCGTCTTCTGGATGGCTTCTTCTTCGATATCTGGACCAGGGAGTACTTCCCGAATTCATTATCAATCAGCAGAGCGTCTGATTCGTTTACGTCCCAGACGGGTGGATAATTATCTAAATTTTGTGAGAGGAGGACATCGAGCGGGAAAGCTGCAGCGCCATCCATATTCTGGAATAATACGTACGGCCGCACGGTCTTCGAGTATTCGTCGTGCGCGCCGGCAACACCCCAGCCAATAATCTGAAATTTATGATATGTGCATTTAATCTTCAGCTTGCCATCTTTAACCACATCACCCATAACCAGGATTAGGTAAGCATAAAGCGGAGTTAATTGTGGGGTGAGCTGGAGCTCAGAAGATTCGAAGTGGGAGGCCATAGTAAATTTTCCTTTTTTAGTGTTTTCCCCTCGAGCTCAGAACGTTAGCTGAAGCTGAGCTCGAGAGAAATCTGTTAATTTTTTGATTTTTTTGACTACTCAGCGGCCGGCGCCAGGGGAAGTAAAAACCAATTTCTTTCCCACATAATGCCGATTGACGCGTAACCGATGACATCGATGAAGTTATCCACCACCGATTCGTTTTCTGGGTTGGTTTCGTTCTGGAGGAGGTTCTCGAGTCGCGCAACTTTGTCATGCATTCTCACGAGTAGACCGGCGCGTCCGAATCGAGCAATGTTATGGTGCCCGTAATCGCGCTGCTTTCTAACCAAAATCTTCGAAATATCTTCTACGTGGCCGGCAAGCTCTTCGTCGATTTCTTTAAAAATTTCTTTCTTTTCTGCAACAACGGCGGCCGTCCGCCCAAGGATTGCCCAGTACTCAGCCGCCACATCTCCAGAAATATTCTTTTTTGACTCTGGTCCAATCTCGTCAATCAGGTAATCGAGATACTCCCTGACGTCTGACAGCCGGTCCCACGTGTTGAAAGAATGATTAAAAATCTGAAAAACTGCACGGCGTGCCGCGTCGTCCCAGGTAGTGGGCGGCTTCTTTTTACCGTAGACCCAGTCGACCATTTTGACCAGGTCAAGCTGACCATCAGTCATGGTTTCCACCACCGTCGAATTAATAGGGACATCGAACTTCGTTTGTTGCATTACAGGTCCTTCCATGTGGGTGGGTGTGCTTCACACTCTAGCGTAATTTTGTCATTCAGCAACTCCAGGAACTCAATCCATGCATCATCGCGCAGCCCCGCTTCTAGTTCCTCGATGTAATCTATTTGAGCTTGGATGTACTCCTTGGAAAAAGCAGCGAGTATTACGTTTGGATTCGAGCACGGAAACAACACCGGTCCATTCACATTGCCGATTGATGACTCTGGCACGTGGATTGCTTTGATGGCATAATGACCATCAGTCGCGACGAACATAACGTTGTGTTCCCGCTGTTCAGTTTCTTTAAGTTCCTCGAGCATGGCTGCGGCTACATCATCATTTATTCCGGACGCCGCGAGCGCTGCAGTTAACTCTTCTTTTCTTTCGAATGGGACCGATTTCTCGAAGTCATCAAATGGATTTTTCAATTGCACCTCCATGGGCTGAGCTAATTGTACACGCGCGCATCCCAGATGTTAAGTTTTGTTGTAATAAATAATTAAATGTCAACTGTTTCCGTGAGGCAGCGAATGCCGTACTAGTCTCTGGTTTATGGATAACACGACAAGATTCAATACCTACATTAAAGCCCTTTCTCAGTTCGCCGCGCGCGAAGGACATTGCAATGTTCCAGCCATCCATACTGAAATTGTTGGAAATAATGATGTCACACTGGGAGCTTGGGTTGGCTATGTTCGCCAGAGACGCAGAAAAAATCAACTTTCTGAAGAGCGCGCATCGGCTATCCAGGCTGTTTCGGGTTGGCAATGGGGTCCACTGAAGCCTGGTCCTGCTACAGACGCTGACAGAAATTCTGAAATTTTGCAAATGCGCGCGGCGGGTTCTTCGCTCCGCCAAATTGCAGATAAGTTTGATTTGAGCCGGCAGCGCGTTCATCAAATAGTTAAAAATATTTCTATTTAGCTCAGCACCGGGTCGATAGAAATAGTTTAAAAAAATCGTTTTTTTGCTCTGACTCTGGGGCCGGCGCGGGAAGAAAAAAACTTTAAAAATTATCATTTTTTATCCCTGGCTGCGGCCGGCTTTGATTGCAAAAAAAGTTGTAAATTTGATATCGGTATACCTGCACTTGAGCTTCGACGGATGGTTGCAAAAAAATCATTTTTTTGAGCCATACCAGAACGTGCTTTGGTCTTCTGGATAGGATTAGGAATCATGAAAAAGAAATCCTTTCCACCACCGTCATATAACGAACGACACGGGTACGACCTGTACGACGACACGGAAGACGATGACGACGAATCAAAAAAGAACATTGCTGGCGCGCTAGCCGTTGGGCTCATCGGGCACGCAGCGACAATCCTTTTGTACTCTGTCATCATCAACGGATTACTTTCAATAGCCCGAGAGTCCCGGGTATTCGATTGGCAAATTTCATTTCGCAATTTAGTGACTGCAGTATTTCTAGTGCAGGCGTTGCGAATTTGGGACAGGGCTATTCGCTCTCGTCAACGATAGTTAAGCGAGGCTGTCTGAACCCACTGGTTGGGTGATTGGACTTGGACATCTCTATGGAGTGAACCATCTCTGTGAGGCTCACCCATATGCCGTCCAGCGGTAAAGAGAATTTAATTCTTTCTTCCTCTGTAAAGCGCGTTGCGTGGCTGAGTCTCGTCCATCCAAGTTCGTTATTCCAGTACATGTCAGGAGAGTCGTCATCGTGCTCGCTGACACTAAGAATTACGAATTCAAGAGGCTTGTCAATCGCCTTGTTCTGAATGAGGGTGAATTTATTCTGCATTGAAAACTCCGTCGTTGTAATCCTGTACGAGTTCTGCCAGTAGACCATCAACAAAGTTTTCTACTCTTCCCTCAATCTCACTTCCGACGTTCTTCCATTCTTCATCGGTGAGCGGACCTTCAATCCAGTGTTCAAAATCTTCTCTAGTAACTGGTTCAAACTTTACTTCTTTTTCCATGACTGCTCCTTGTTAGTAGTTGTTAGTAATTCTATATCGAATTTAGTGAATCCCCCCAGCGTTGAAAGGAGGGTAAGGACGCTGAGGGGATTACACCTGCGCTGATTAAAGCGCATGCCGTGGAGCGCAAGTCCGCACCCCACGGCACACCTCGTTAGATAAGTTCAGTTCCGTTCAGTTCCTTGTATGTTCGCTTAAACATTTCAGGATAGATACTCACTGCCTTATCGCCAGCCTTTAGTTTTTTCAGTTGGTCAATCGCTTCGTCAACATGAGGCACAACAACGATGTTGTTTTTCTTGCAGAAGTTAATGCACTGCATAGCAAGCACTGCTTCATAGTTGCCACCCGCACCGCACACTCCACCGTCAGTTACCCAAATAATTGGTGACTTAGAAGTTTGCTTCTGCTTCACGCCCCACTCAATCGCAGGGAAGTCAACTCCGTTGCCGTATCCAACGCTCGGAAGTTCATTAACCATTTTGCCTTTATGAGAAACAACCCAAAGGTTCGTTATGTTTGGGTCACCTTTATCGGTGTACACAGCCACAGTTGCACCCGGAGCATGCTCAATGATTCTCGTAAGTTGTTCTCTGCTGAATGACATTGAACCACTTCCGTCAATGATTACAACTCCACCAGTGCCACGAATTACCTTGTCAAAGATTCTCATCTGTGGGTCGGTAATCATTCGGTGCATTCGGCGTGGACGCATTCCCATATTGGAAGCAACACGTTTCTTGCCCAAGTTGCCTTTTGACAACACTGGCATTGGCAGAAACTCAATGTTCAGTTTTTGCCATGAAGCAACTCGGTATGTCGCATTGGAACTGGTGATTCCCTTGTATGGGTTTCCGTCCTCTTTGCCTTGGTCAGTTGGCTTGATTCCCTTGTTGGAGTGTTTGCCACTACCTTCACTGGTTTCGTCACCTTCCTCGCCCTCTGATTCCTCACCGTCTTGACCAAGAGCCTTGCGGAGTTTTGCTTCCTCACGCTCTCTGCGAGCCTTTTCTTTTTCCTCTGCTATCTGCTCGGGTGACTTTGCGCAAAGACGGTCAACCCATTCAGCCAGTCGTTCTGTGTGAACGAATCCCAAAGGGAATAGACCGCTAGTTGGGTCAACTTTTGTGGAAGCAAGGTTTGAATACTTGTCAGCCTTTTTCATTTCCTTGACTGCTCGCTTGGAGATATCAAGAAGTATCGCACCCCACTCTCGCTTGTGTCTGCGGATTCCGTTTAGCAATAGTTTGTTGGACGCAGTGCCAGCAGTAGCAACTGCCATTTGCACAGCACCAGCCCAATCCTCTGTCGCACCAAGTCGTTCACCGTCAGCCGTTTCTCCACCGTCTGCAAGGTCGTTCTTAACATCAAAGCCAGCCTTTTGGCAAAGATAGTTAACACGCAATTCCTCAACCACAGTCATTGATTCTTGGGTTGCAATCTTGCGTTCAATCCATTTCGACCAATCATCAGCAGGCGATACTTTTGCGTGAACCATTTCATGCGCACGAATTGCCCGAGCGAGTGAATCATCATCAGTAGGAACTTTCATTTCCCTTGTAACGATGTTGGTGCAAGGTTCGCCACGAATTGCACGAACCTCGCCCACCGTCCACACGCCACCTTCCACATCGTTGCGTGAAAGAAACTCGGGTTCAGCCGAGATACGTTTTTTCACAGTTTTCATCGTGCCAACTTCTCAATCGCAATAGCGTCAAGAATTGACTGCGCCCTGTCACCGAATGTCAACTGGCTTGCTCGCTCGTCACCAAGACCCTTGCGGAGACTGTCGTAAGCGATGAATGCTCGCAGTGAGATACGGCGTTCGCCAGCGTCAGCCATACGAACTGCGAACTGGCGCAATTCAGGTGAGAGACGAAGCAAAGCGTCAGGGTGTGGTTCGTTGATACGAATCTTGATAGGGAATCGGTCAGTGAGAGCAGTTGGCAATTCGCCCATGTTCTCAACATTGGTGGTCATAATTGCAGAGAAGCCTGCTTTTGGACGGTGGACACGGGCAGTGTCAGGGTGTTCAAACGAAGCCGATTCAGGTGAATCCAACATCGCCAAGAGCGTTGCATAAACATCGCCCGAAGCCTTGTCAATTTCGTCCACGATGAGACGACCACCTTTAATGCCGTTGCCTTCCCAAGCCTTTAAAGCCGACCCGTCAAGCCACTTAGTGCCACCCTTACCGTCAGGTAGGAATGTTCCAGTAACATCCATATTGGTCATGTCCTCGGTGCATACCAATCGGAATGCGCCTGCTTCAACATCGCCGATAGTCATACCAGCGTATGTCTTGCCGATACCCGAAGGTCCGAAAAGGATTACTCGGTCAACACCGTTGTTGAGAGCGTCCTCTAGGTCTTGCCAGCACTGTGGCAATTTGGTTTGTGTAGTAGTCATTTCTGTTTCCCTCCTTAAGGGTGTTTGGTTAGTTGTAGTTACCTTACAGCAGGCGATATCAGATTTACAAAATCGCTTTACACCGTGAGGCAGTACCTACCCTAGGGCATGCGATATCAGATTTACAAAATCGATTTATCCCCACATTACCTATAGAGCAATTTTTTGATTTTTTTGCAGGGGTGTAACAGGGTTTCCCCGGGGCTATCAGCTCTTATTGTTAGGCATACCTAACAGGTTCGGCCGGGGCTCTAGGGTCGAGCGGCCGGCAAATGACCGGTGGGTTAGTTACAACCGCAACAGGCAGAGCAGAAAACTACTTCGCCATGTTCACCGCAGTCAGCGCGGCGCGACTCACAAATAATGCAATTTTCTGCAGACATGGCAGCCTGCGCACGACGCTCCGCCTTTTTCTCTCCACGGTTCTTGCCTATCTTGTAGACAACATAACCACCGAGTAGACCCACTAGATACCAGCCTGTCTGTCAGCCTTAGCGTCCCTGACTTCCCAAAGACCTTTCTTGACCTTACGGAAGGTTGGACTCTCTTGGACGTATTTCAGAGTGGTCGGGTAGGAGAAGCCACACTGCTCCATAAGTTGCTCTGTGGTGAACTGCTCAAAATGGTGCTGGTTCGCCCACTTCAGGAACGAGTCCCACTTGTCAGCCCGCTTCTCGGTCTTGACCTCATCTACGACAGACTCCTCATCTACCTGAATACCGCAGTACTCACTAGATACCTCTGCGATTACAGCGTCAGGAAGCGAATAGGAGAGCATGGCACGGATAGGACTGCCCTTTGCTCCGTCACGATTCCACACTTGGAGAACATGTAATGCCCTTGTGTAGTCACTGATACCTTGGGCGACTTCCCGTGGCACGGCGAACTTATCCCCGAACTCGTCAATGGCTTCAGCCCAACGAGAGGTGTGGATATCGGTAATGGTTGATTCGGTTATTGACTTTTTCAACATAGTAGATACTTCCTTTCACCACCCACCTTACAGGAGGCGATATCAGATTTACAAACAGACTCTTCCACCACCGTCAAGATAAGGCGGCCCCCGGAGGTCATCACATTTTTTGATTTTTTTGAAAATAAAGCTCCAGGCTCTTCGGCCGAACAGTGCTACTACCCACTATCCGGCCCGAGCCCCGGTCTTACCCTTTTGTTTTTTCGAAAGATTTGTTCCACGTGTGCGTGTAGTAGAAACTTGCAGTCGTCTTAAGCTTTCCCTCGATGTGGAATTTAACTCGAAGGTATTCAATAGCCGCCGCTACCTCTTCATCCGTGAAGTCGTTGTCCGTGTCGTTCTCCCAGTAGCCGTTTAAAAAATCGCTTTTTGCTGTCTCCACCGCATCTTCACCGGTGGTGGACAGTGTGTAGTAATTCTCCTCAAGAATCTCTGCAATTTGGGCGAGCACATCCATGTCAATCATTTCGCTTCGCCTTTCAACATCGTGTAGAGGTCGTCTATGACGCCACTAATACTTTCTTCAACAGTTTCGTTGATGTTGTTTTCAATTTTCTCTTCAATCTTTCCCAAGCCGGCAACGAATACATTCCACAGTTCCTCTAGTGATTCCTGCTCTTCATCCGTGAATTGGTCGCCCATGGGTATGAACCTGATTTCTACAATGCCATCAGAAAGTAAATCCATAAGTTCTTCAGGGGTAATAGATTCACGGCGTTTAGCGGAATACATCCGTCCATCCTTGGTAAAAATACCAGTGGTCATTCGACGATTTGCGTCTCTGTAGATAGAGAGGGCTTCAACAATCAGGTTTATTTCATCGAGGGTGAAACGTTTGCTGATTTGTCCAGTTACTGCTTTTTTCTTAGCCATTACAAGGTCCTTCCTGAGAATTCAAACCATTCATCATAGGTCATACCAATAGTTCCAACAAATTCTGCATTCTCATAGAAGTCCATGATAAAGCCCTCATGGGTGATTCCAATGTTTATGAACTTGGCGTTGACCTCGTCATAGCCACTAGTAAAGACGGTTACATCCTTGCGTGAATGCTGATTGACATCAAATGTCATCTTCTCATTGTCGCTCACTTGTCACCTGCCTCGTCTAGGTGTCGCTTGATTGAAGCCATTTCAGCCAAGTACTCATCAAACGACATTGCGAACGGGAACTCAATCATGTTGATGTTGTTCAGGAACAGCGAGTCCCTGAGGTCTAGTTGTTGCCAAAGGTCCAGCAGTTTGTATCCAGCACTCAGGTACTGGTCAAACGCAGTCATCCATTCCTCGGCAATGCCTACAGACACCCAAGAGTCCTCACCTTCCACCAAGGAGAGCGAACTGCCGTTGTCCCAATCAACACCGATACACATAGCGCCAGCATTATCGTATGGCTCACGCGTAACGGTCCCTAGGTCACCCTTGCGAATCCGTGTATACGGGTCGCTAGTGCCGACTAGTTTGATTCTTTCTCCGACAAGTGTCTTTGTCATGATTTTCTCCTTAGTAGTAGTTGAGGACATCTTAGGGTATCCGATATCAGATTTACAATTTTTTAGGCATCGGGTTGCTCTGACTCACATTGTAGAGCCAGTCATCTGATGTTGGTGCTGTTTCTTCCTTTAGCCTGCGTCCACTACTTTGTCCTTCAATGATTGTGATGCCGAGAGAATCTAGGTAGTCTCCAGCTTTCATGTGAATTTCGGTCATGAGGTTGTGAACCCCATCCTTTTCAACATCGTCGCTTTCAAACAGTTCTTTATCCAAAGCGAATGTAAAATTGACTTCGTAAAAAGGTGTATCTGCATCTATTTCTTTGCGTGTCATTTCAGATGCCTTCTAGAACATCTGATGGCTTCACCTTGAGCGCTCCGCAGAGCAAGATGAGTGACTGAAGGCTAGGTGAGAAGTGTCCGTTCTCAATCCGGTTGATGGTCTTGCGCTCGAGCCCCGCCTTCTTTGCCAACGCATCTTGCGAGAGTTCTCGCTCAATACGCAAATCACGAAGTCTTGCACTAACCCGTGCTTCTTTCTTTTCGGTATTCATGTTTCTCCTTGTTAGGTGTTTATTTGGTTTATTTCAGTTTGCACTGAAAATCTGTTGTGAGGTCATGGCTGTATCCATGCCTTCTGCAATCTCAAATGTGAGAGCGTCTTTCCATTCCGAATACTTTTCGTCAAAGTTCTCGTCGTCGTCGTCGTATTCAGGTTGTCCCTGCATTTCGTGTTCACCTTCTGCAACAATCTCTCCTTTGTGAAAGACCATGTAGCCAGCAAAGAAATCTGCTTCCTCTGTGAAGTGCATTCCGAATACAAGTTCAGGGAACTGTTCGGAGATGTTCCTCATAAGACCAACCGCAGGGCTCCAAGCACTTTCCCAGTACAGCGTTATTGAGTTGCTGTTCTCGTCAAATGTGTCCTCGTCAAAATCAACACGGCAAGCACCCCATTTAGTGTCCCAGTTAGCATTCGCCCAGTCGTACCAGTCCTTGTGACCGTACTTAGCGAGATTTGACTCTTGTTGCTTGCGGTGTTCTTCTGCCTTCTCTTCACCAACATATCCTGAAACTGTTTCGTGCAGTTCTGTTGGAATTGGGAATAGTTGGTTCATGTCCCATTCTGTTCTGTTCCATTCAGGAATTGCTTTCCACTCTTCAGTCTGCTCAATGCGAATAGCCTCAATGAACCGCTTCAGTTCTTTGTTGCTTCCACGAACTTCTCCGTATTGGTTGCACCAGTTAGGCATTTCATTCTCCTTTTGTAGTAGTAGGTGATGTAACTATACAGGTACAAATATCAGATTTACAAATTAGTACCATGCGTCAGACCCGTTACATTCATTGGCAACCCAGCGCAACCACCAAATGGCGTACTTGACTTCCTTGTCCAAGTTCTCACCGTCTTTGGTTACGGTTCCCATTTCGGTCATGCGGTTTTCCATGTCGTCTGCCAAAGCGAGGCATGATGATGGTGACTTGTATGTGCCATCTTCGTTGTCGCCATAGAACGAATACTCAAAATCAGGAAGTTCCAGTGCTTCTATGAGGAAGTTGCCGTACTTACCCCTATACCAGCAGTCTGTTCCGAACATGCCAGTAACACTTCCTTCTTGCAAATCAGTCTTTGATACAGAGATGAGGTAAGGGCATTTGCCTTGTGCCTGCGTTTCTCTGCAGTCAATTCGCTTTTCAGATAATCCTGTTTCTTCGTCAACAATGGCTACGCCGTCTTTGTCAAGAATGTCAACTTTTACAGCAGTGCCAAGACGCTCGCAGGCGTATCGGTGTGGGATGTTGTCTAAGCCCATGTGGGAATCTCCTTAGTAGTAGGTGAGTACCACTGTAGCGACCCTGATATCAGATTTACAACTCTCTTCCGCCACCGTCATGATAATAGAGGCGTATATGACCTACGGTTTTCCGGTGCGCAGGTCAGGCATCATGCCGGCATGAAAGCGAACACCTGTTCGCATAGCCCCGGTGACTCAGTGGCCGCCTTGTACACCGGGGCTTTACGAGATGATTATTCGCTTTGAGCTATAACCAAACTTCCATCGAGAATTTGCCATCCGTCTTCATGGTCATTCCAAATGATGGAGACTACCTCTTTGATTCCGTCTAGGTAATAGAAGACATCATCATCCTGAACTCCGAAGTCATCCCACTGCAGGTAGACAGGGTCTTTACTGAATGAGAGGTAGTAACTCCTTGTGTCAGAGTCATCATCCCATTGAACTAGTGCGTCCATGCCAACCAGGATTCCCTCTTTAGCAATTACATTTTTCAGGTATTCCTTCAGTAATCGGAGCGTGAGTAGTGCTTTTCTAATCATCATGCGCTCACTACATCTATAAGTTGTACGAATGAATCCAGTGGCTCGCTTGCGTCAGGGTACGCCCTCATTGCGTCATCAAGGAACAATTGGTAAGCACCCAAGTTGTCATGAAAGTAGCGATTCGCTCCGCCATCTCCATAATTTTCGACTCGGCAAACAGTAATCCCTTTTCTTTGAATTTCTGCAGTCCATACGATTCCTTTAGACGTTTCCATCTCGTGGATTATCTTGAAGTCGTACTGGCTAGCAATGTCGTCCACTGCTGGCTCTGTCACGAAGAGTTTTAGTGACGGTGGAAGTGTTGAATAAAGCATGATTTCTCCTTGTTAGTAGTTGTTTGAATTCTAGTCGTCAGCAGATTTGAAATCCACCGCAGTTCTCTAGGAACTCTGCGAACCGCTTGACATTCTCCACATCAAACGGGTAGGAAGTGAGCCACGATTCTTTAGTGCCGATTCCATCACAGGCATTACACCAGCCATAAGTGCGTCCAGTAAGAATCTGATTTTCAGGAGAGAGTTCTTTAGTGGGCATTCCCATTTCCACGCCTACCTCGTCATTGCGAATGCCAGTGCATTCACAGAGTTGGCACGCTTCACGGGGAAGTGAGGAACGCCACTCATTGTAAGTCTTTGCGTACTTCTCAACCGTGCCATTTTCAAGGTCTATCTTGAGTGACCAAGCCAATGATTCAGCCAATGCTTCATCTAGCCCGTCACCGTCGTTTGAGTGCCAGTACTCGCAACCGCTAGCAATGTCGTCATAGTTGTTGCAGATAAAGTCTGCCAGTGGACGCCAGTACCACACATTGTTGCGGAAGTAACTGCCCGTTTCATTCTTTGGATTTACTCCAATGACATCCATTCCCATTTTCTTGCTCCTTGTTAGTAGTAGTAGGTAATGAAATCTTACAGTATCAAATATCAGATTTACAAAATCGAGCTAGAGCCCCGGGCTTCTAGTCGCTGTTCGCTTCTATGTACTGACGCACCGCTTCCCGTAGGGCAAAACTTCGTTCAATACATTTTGACATTGCTATTCGGTTCAGTTGTTCCAAGTCATTCTGCGATATCCTAAACACGCAAATTGGGTTTATTTTTCCTTGCTCTAAGTGCTCGTCGTGCGGCGGTAACAGATTGGCTTTTCGTGACGCCATTATCCGCTTGTTAGACGTAGATATAGAAACATTCATTCTCTGCGCAACATAGCGCTGTACTGGAATGCGCTTGCTTAGTGCTTCTCTATAAAGGTCTGCAACAACCTCTAGTTCTTCGTGTGTTGTTTTTCTACCTTTATGCGTTCCTATCATACGCTTGCTCCATCAAATGGACATTGAGCAACTTCACCGAATACAGCCTCGTACAAGTTACGCCCGTCTTGCCACTCACTCCAGTCACCATCTGACGAGATAGAGACACAAGAGCCGTAGATTTCTTTCGCCCGAATAAGTATCGCCGTAACTACAGCGTCATACGGTTTCATAGCAGTCTTGCAAAAATCAAAGATTTCAGGCTCATTTTTTCTCCACTCAACTTGAGTTGGCATTGCTTTCCAAGTAAAGGTTTCGTGAGACATATCATCTATGCCATTGAGACTGAACTCGCCTTCCGTGAATTGAGGTGAAGTTCCATTCTCTCCACTCCAGTCGCCTAGTTTTATGCCAATGGTGTATGCGTGTTCGCAAATAGCCTTAGCGTCTAGTGCAAGTTTGCCGTACATATAGGCAGACCCAGCGTTGTTTCGTGGTCGGTAGTTGTAATGCGTGTAACCCATAGTTATTGCCTTTCGTTAGTAGGTGGTAGTACCTTATCAGACCCGATATCAGATTTACAATTGCTCATAAATCATCAGTTCTTCTTCATCAGAGAATGGATTTGAGTGCCGACCAATTCCAGTTACCCACATTTTTCGACCTTGCTGACCGCTGTCACCAATTGCGTCTTGCACCTGTGCTATCGCAAGCCCCGCTGCCGCTCCATCATCAACGCCTGTTACATCAAGCGTGACCATTACTGTCACTCGGTATGTATTCATTAGTAAGTACTCCAATCGTAGTTGTCGTTTTTGTGTGCGATTTCCTCTGAACAAACTCCGATTACCTTTAGAGTTTCGCCGTCAATGATACGGCTACATTTCTCGCAAAGATAAACCTGCCCGTCCCAATCTCCATAGATAGTTGGCGAGACAATCTCTCCAGTCCTTAGGCAAGAGTAAAAGCCCTCGTAGTTTGGTTGGTTGCCACATAGGCACTGGAACCAATCAGTAGTGCCACCTATGAACTCCTCAAATAGTCGGTTGCTCATTTGTCCACTCTCCCGTCCATAATCATTGCGTAGCGGATTAGTTCCTCAACCAATTCCACACACTCCCAATCGTTCGCCTCTTGCCCGTCAATATCTTTCACGGCGAGAATACCGTCAAGGACAAACCCTGCATAGCCGTCCTGCATTTCGCTGGTTGGTTCCGCATTTGGGTCACTGGCGAGATTATAGAAAGGTTGTAGGTATCTGTCGTGCCACTCTTGCGCTGTTATCTTGTCTGTTTCCATAAGTACCATCATAGGGAACCCGATATCAGATTTACAAACCACCTCTTCCGCCACCGTCAAGATAATAAGGGTGGGTAGGTAGTCGTTTTTTTGCAGAGCGATTTATTTATTTTTTGCGATTTTTTTTATTTTTCTGGATAGCCCCGCAGCACATTCTGGGCCGTACTGAGGCCGGGGCTCCTGGTGGAAAATAGCTCACTCCCTCACCAATGGAGTTGCCCATCGGTCTTCGCTGTCGTAAAAACATGTATTGCAGACGAGACTATCTATGTCGTCATCCCAGACTGGCTCACTCCCGAAGGAACGCACGGACATCTCCATTCCGCATGAGTCGCAATTACCACCGTCACCACGAATATGCACCGCTCCATGCACTAGTGGTAGTGCGTTTATTTTTGCGATATATGCCTCGCTCATGTCGTTCACTCCCACGCCCTATTGAGCAGTATGCCTGCGAACGGATTGGGATATCGCACTTCGTCATTGAGCCAACGCTCGCTATCGGAGTGTTGAGTCTCGCAGTCACGGAATGTCTTAGTAGCGAACGCCTTACCGTCCTTCATGAGGCGAACTAGCAACTTGCCAGTGCCGTCTTCCCATAGGTCCAGTTGGTAGGTAGCGTCAATGCCGCCGAACGGGTCAGTTTGTTCACCGAATACGGAGAGTTTGTGAGTCATTACTGCAGTGCTCATTACTTGCCACCTCTTTCGGAGTAGCAAGCAACGGCTTCGGTCAGTGTGGTGCAGTAGTCACCGCTATAACGCTCCCAGCCACTAGGGCGAGCCACAACGGTCCATACGGCGAACTTGTGGAATGGGTTGCTTGGGTTATAGCAGACGGTAATCCACGAGGCGTATGAGTCGTCAATTTCACGGTCATTCTTTTTCGTAAGTGCCAAAACAATTATGTCATTGGCAATTACTTCACCAAGTTTTAGTTCAGCGAATGTCAGGTCCACTGAATTGTCGGTTAGTAGGTACAAGGTATTTCCTTTCGTAGTAGTTGAGATAGACACTACACGAGCCGATATCAGATTTACAAAATTGTTAGGAGCCCCGCTGGGTAGGTAGTCAGGCATCGAGGCGGGGCTTTTCACGCGCATAAGGAAGCCCTGCCCACCAGTTACGGCAGGCAGGGCTTCGGTTGTTCGTAGGGGTGAAAGGGGTAAAGCCCTAGAACAAGCCCATTATTGCGTCAGCGAGTGCGCCACGAGCATTACCGTCATCGGTAATCGTTTCGTCAGGTGTGTCCGAGAAGCGCATAACGCTAGCCCAACCGTCTTTGCCAGCAAACACCATTAGGCGTACACGCCTGCGCTGTGGGTGCTGTGAAGGTGCTACCTCGTTTTCAGGGTCATCGCTTTCGGTGATAGGTGAAGCCCAACCACAAGTGACGAGGGCAACATAATCGCTCACCTTCGCTACTGCTCGGCTGTCATCGCTGTCAAGTAGGTCGTACACATCGCCGTGTTCGCCTGCCAAGACCATAGCCACGCCTTCATCGGTTTCGTTGATAGCAAAGAACAATGCCGTTTTCAGGTCAAAGCCCCCCTCTAATTGCTCGGAGATAAGCCTCTCGGCAAACTCCGCTTTATCCAGTACATCGCTCATCGGTAGTTCCTTTCGGTAGTAGTTGATTAGATAAGCACTACTCACCTTAGCCAGCCCGATATCAGATTTACAAAACACGGGTAGCCGATATGAGAGCCCCGCTGGGCTAATCTCTTTGGGTGAACGAACTAGAGCAAGCAAGAAGCCGGGGCTTATCAAAAAGAATTGCCGAGTTCGATATCGAGTTGTACAACCTTTGGATACAGATAAGAGCCGTAGAGGAAAGTAACGCCGAGTTCACTGCCGACAATTTGCGCAAAAGTTTCAGGGTAATAACAAAAGAGGGCTAGAGATTTCTCTCTAACCCTCTTTCGGTAGGTGGATAGGACTAGACCGCTTCGGCGGTTTCGGTTACTGCGCCTTTAGCAAGGTCACGGACAACGATACGAGTGTAAGCCGATGGCTTCACACACGCAGTTTCCACTTCCTCACTGATATCGCCAGCCTTACGAGCCTTATCAAACTCCTTGACCTCAACGGCAGTCTTGGTGACTGCGCTGAAAATCTTGGCATTGACAAGTTCCGAAAGTGTTGCGACATCAAAGTTGCGACGAATTGCCTCAACAAGTTGTACGCACTTGTCGTTCACTTCCCAAGAGTTCACGCCTGCTTCGGCGTACGCTTCTGAAAGCAATTCCTTCGCAACTGCGACGGCTTTCTCGGCAGAGGCGAGAGCCTCAACGGCACTCACATACTGACGAGCAACGGCAGAAAGTTGCTTGGACATATTTTGTTCACCCCCTTCGGTGTCTGTAGTAGGTAGTACCACTATATACCACCCGATATCAGATTTACAAAATCGCTTGACGAAGTACAGAGCCCCGTCTTTGCCTTTGTTTGGTTGGTTTGCGGGGCTTTTGGGCGCACGAAAAAAAAGAGGGGCAGGTTTCCCCACCCCTCTCTCCTTTTCGGTAGCCAGTTGTGACTAGAGGTACTCCGACACCGACTTGAGAGTAGATGCGCTCACATACTCTTGGTCAGTCATCTTGAGGACACGGATTGCCTGCTTGATTTCGTCAGTCTCGCGCTCGTACCTGTGTTCAGGGTATGTATCAACCTGTGTAGGTTCGGTTGGGAGTGCTGACTTTGGCAACTCCATAGTGACGCTGAACTCCACCGTCTTGCTCTTGGAGTTGCTGGAATACCAACGCTGACGGCTTGCGTCAGTTATCACGCCCTTGCTCTTGACGAGTTTGAGGATAGCCAAGTTGTAGGCTTCCTTTTCCTTCTCAAAACGGGCTTCCTCTTTTTCTTGATTGGCGAAACGCTGTTGGCGCTCTACCAATGCTTTCTCTAGTGATGAGATGAGAGTACCCACCTTCACCTTGACGGATATTGACTTACTCATTATGCCCTGCCTTTCGTAGTAGTTGATTGGGGCAGTAACGACATTACAACACCCGATATCAGATTTACAAAGTGCTTTCCGCCACCGTCATCTAAACACCGATACTTGACAAGCCCTCTCACACCTGCTAGCGCACCAACTTTTTTCGGCTGGTTGGGCGAACATATGTTCGGTGAGCCCCGGTGGGTCAGCCCGCACGGCGGGGCTTATTCATAAAAAATGGCAGAGAGCTCGAAGCCCCCTGCCTAATTTTTATCGAGTGTCAGTCTCTCCACTCCGTGACCACTGGCGTCAAGTCCATGCTCTCTCTGCTGTTGTTTATCATGGTGCCCAACTCCAAGTCATGTGAAGCCTCTAGAGCCATGTTGGCAAAGTGTTCTGTCATGAAGTCGCTCGGAACGTCAGTGTCATAGCCTTCATCGTCAGCGATACCGACCAGCACAGCGTCACCAGCGAGAACCCTGCGGAACAACAAAGACGTGATGTTGTTTGTCGGCAGGTCAATGAGCAAGCCTTCGTCATGTACGTAGGCAGTAACGCCCATTTCCCAATCGTTCACACAGTCAAACCAGCCACCAACTAATTCGTGAATGACGGTATGCGCACCGTCACGTGGAATGTCAATAGCGGTTACTTCACCGCTTGTTTTCACGAGTACTGCTTTCATTTTTTCCCTCTTTCGTAGTAGTTGATTAGAGATTACAGGAATAGATATCAGATTTACAAAACAATTTGATTAGTGAACTAAATTACTTTCGGGAACGATTGCGAGTGGGTCAAACTTTCCTGAACCACTTACACGAACCAAGTAACGCAGGTGATTGTCGTAACCAACAACCACTCCACTGATGATGTTCCCGTGATTGTCACGGTACGCCACCTGCGAACCCTCGTCTTTCATAAGCACCCCTTTCGTTGAGTAGTAGTACCTTACAGGAACCGATATCAGATTTACAAAAATACATAGCCCCGCTAGCTTTGCGACAGGTTGTACAGCGGGGCTTTCATAGCGGCAAATAGATTGCGCTGCGCACCCATTACTAGAAGTGGGTTCTGTTGCCAAGCCCCACTCGGCTCCGTTTGTTAGACAGTGATGGTTCCACCTTCCCAAATGCCTCGGGTGCGGTGTCCTACCAGTGGATACTCATAGTTGAGGTATCCAAGTGGGTAGTCCGCAGCGAAGCGATTTGTTGCGATGACGGTCGCCATGTCAATGCCACAGCGCTCCAAGTCACGCACAAAGGACAGAATCAGGTGTGTGTAAACCACACGCTGACGAATCATCTGTCCATCGTGGAACTGAAGAATGCTCTTTTTCATATTCACCCCCTTTCAAAGAAGTGTGGTTCGAGCGGTTCTCGAACGCAGTAGCACCTTAGTAAACCCGATATCAGATTTACAAAACAGCAAGGGCGCAAATAAGCCCCGGCACAACTCCTACCGCATGCTCCCTGAATACATTCTGTCCTGAAGGTCTGCGAAGTGATAATCGCACAATGAAACGGTAATAACGCCACTCTCATACTGGCGCACAGTGCCACCGCACATATCTGCGCTATCGGCATTGGTGTCGTATTCTCGGCATTGTTGGTGTGTTTGGTTATTCATAGTGATATGACCTTATCAAACTAGATATCAGATTTCCAAATTGAACAATAAGCCCCGGCATTAGGAGAAAGCAATACCTCTAATGAGGCGGGGCTCCTGGCCAAATAAGTGACGCAGGTTTCCCCACGCCACCTAATCGGTTGAACTTGCTTCGCTGATTATTCCTCGTAGCGAAGGTCGTAATCCTCAATGTCGTCACACCATGCGCCAAGGTGGTGAGATTCAATGATTGCCCATGCAGGCGCACTCGTCTTACCCTTCCACGACACACCTTCAGGCAATTCAATGAGTTCATCCCCACTGAAGTCTGCGTTGTAACTGTCAATTGCTTGAATGCACACTGGCACCATTGACAATGGCACTGGCGGGTAGTGATTACTCCGCAGGTGGATTGCTAGGGCTGTATCCAGTGATAGGCCCATGTCGTTGTCGGCTAGTTCGCTTGCTAACTGATTACCCATTATTTGCCCCCTTCAGGACTAGTAGTAGTGAAGTTGGTGGGAGCCTGTCGGGGGACATTTCCATCCCCCGATTAGCGTTATAGGACACTCTTCAGTCCCACCAACAGTAAACACTTTACGGTATGCGATATCAAATTTACAATTCACGACTGGCCACCCCTGCGCCTTCAGGAGCGTGGTTTGAGCCCCGCATACCAACTGTCTTGGGTGTTGGAGTGGCGGGGCTATAAAGCCAAAAAAGTCGAGCAACCTACTGGCTGCCCGACTTCTCGGAGGGTTTTACTGGCGCTTACTGGCGCTGGAGTTTGTACAACTCGTAAATCCAGCCAGTGCCACCGCCGTAGTGATACTTCTCACCAACAGTGTTCTTCATTTCGTACAGCGCGTCATCCAACATGTAGATGGCTCCCTCTCCTTCTTCGCTCTCGAGATTCCTGAGCATTTCAGTCATCTCATCGAGCAAGGTCCTAAGTTCTTGGGCGATTTCCCCAACACTCTTTACCTTTTCTTCTTCCAGTATTTCGTCTATGTCTTTCCCCTTTGTTCGAATGTTCCACGTGGAACATTTCCTTACAAGACCAACTCTAGTACACCTGATATCAGATTTACAACTTCACTTTTTAGCCCCGTCTTGGGGCGAACATATGTTTGCAGCCGTAGGCGGGGCTATAAAACTAAAATGTCGGGCAACCGATTTGGCTACCCGACACTTTCAGTCGATTTGGATTTTGTCAAACACTTCGGCTCGAGCATTGAGCATCGCCCAATGAAAAGCGTCCATGAAAATCTGCTGCTTCTCTGCCGACCTGAACTCTCGCTCGGCGTGGGCTCGAGCCTCGGCGGTCTTAACCGCCAAGAGCCCGACCCACCACTCGACCTTCTCGTTCACCAGTTAGCCGAGTTAAACGGCTCTTTGTTTGGTTCTTTGAGCGCTCGCTCCCAGCCGTCGGCACTGCCGTACCAGTAACTTCCCTTGTAATCACTGACGATGTAGCCGAGTTTCCCTAGCACTGCTTCCTCGATTGTCTCGTCCTCGGGTTGGCTGTCGAGTATCTCGAGTAGTTCGAGTACCGCTTCCCTGATTTCATCAAGAGCCTTCGCTCCTGCTTTCCGCACCTCTACTTGACCTTCCATTACTTTCCCCTTTTCTCGGAATGTTCCACGTGGAACATTCGGTTTTTCTTACAAGACCAACTCTAGTACACCCGAAAGAGAATTGCAACTTTTATTTATAGCCCCGCAGAAGTTTTTTTCATTTAACATACAGATGACATACAGGTAACATACAAATTTTCGTCAGCAGAAGGGCAGGCGGGGCTGTTTTGAGAAAAAAATAAGCCACACCAAAACTCAACGCAGGTTGAAAGGGGTAAAACGCGGAGTAATGGTGTGGCTATTTATTAGTAGGTATTGCTACCCACTAAACCTAGTTTGACATTTCGTGAGTTTGCTCGTCAAACCTTCCAACTAAGTGAGGCTGTAATACCTCGTTGTATCCGTCTGCAATACTGCAAGCCTGCGAGTGAGAAACACAGGGCATTGAGTATTGTAGGAAGTCGCTACTGTCTCCAGTAGGTGACTGAATATGAAGCATTACTGCCCAAGTAGTAGAAACCCCATAAACCTGCATTGGGTCGTGGACTACTTGTGCGCTAACGATAGAACCTTTACCTGATTTCATTACTTGCCTACCTTTCCAGTAGTGAGTGTTTGCTCTAGGACTAGCCACGAGTGACCAGAACTTGTGTTTGCGTGGATTTGGAAACTGTAAGTGTTGTAGTCGCCTACACTCTCCCAGTATTCCGAAGCCTCGTCAGTTGCCAACCAAGCCTCACACTCTTTACGAGTGTCTGCCTCAAAGGCTGGCGTGTCGCTATCTGGGAGACAGCCTGCGCTTGCCCACCAAACCTGATAAACGGTATGTTTCATAATTTCCCCTTTCCGAGAAACTTACGGGGATACTTTCCCCGTTGAGATAACAGTACAGGACTAGATATCAGATTTACAAAATTACTTATTGCGCTTTATTACTGCGTAGATATAGGTAAAGATAACGCCACTAAGAAACCCAATAATTAGCCCTTGTGTGTACATAACTGCTTGCACGATTTTTTCTTTCCGTTGTAGGTGATACTAAATTACAGGCTTGTAGTGATTATGTCAAGGATTTCGATATAGCCCCGCATATCGGGCTGAGCCCGTCTAATAGCCGGGGCTCCGGGAAAAATTTCAGCCGGGTGAACAGGCTGAAACTGGTGGGCTCACCAAGTCGAAAGGTCGACGCCCCCGTGTGGGAAGTTCTCGGCGAAGCCTGTCGTCCAAATCGAGTTGCCTGTTGGGCACCTGTAAGTGTCGTGCTCCCCGAGCTTGTCCAGTATGTCCACGATGACTTCGTCACCAGCGACTGTCACCAGTATCACATGGCCCTCGTAGACCTTGTATGAGCTGTCGCCAGCGTTGATGTATGTACCAATGCGCAGCTTCTCTGCGTCTACGAGCTGTGGCGTGTAGTTCATTCCCAATCCAACCCGTCTGTGAAGGCCTCGTTCTCTGCGTACCACGCAAGGTCGTCCTCTTGTACGAGGTGCCCGTCCAGTGTGTACTCCCCGTCATCCCACGGGTTGAATTCTGCTTTCATTTTGTGCCCCTTTCAGTTGGCCTTGCTTCCGTGCTCCAAACATTACAACACGCGATATCAGATTTACAAAACGGGCGAACAGGCCAGCCCGGGCGAACATGTGTTCGTGCGCGACCCGGAGTCCCGGCTATCAGGCGCGAGCGCCGGGGCTCATGGAAAATTTTGGGGGTGTAACAAGGTTTTTATTCCCTGTCACACCCCCTCGGGTTTAGAACTCGTAGGAGTAGTAGTACCTGCGACCGCTCAGGTGAAGCACAGCCCAACTATCCAACGAATCACCAATCTGAACCCACCTTCCGTTTTTGCGGAGTGTAAAGCAAGCGGTTGGGTTGTTTGGGTTTGGTGTAATTTCCCAGTCGTTGCTGTAAGGCTTCGCACCTTCGGCTGGCTTGACATCGTCTTGCTGAACGATAATCTTCTTGCCGTTTTCACTGACGAAAACAATCGTTACTGAGTGAGTGTCCACTCCGTTGCTTACGTGTGCGCCGTTTCCGACTACTGGCTTTATTCTTTCCTTGGTTTCCATTGTGTCCCCTTTCGTGGAACTCGTTTACAAAATAAACTTTACAGTACGCGATATCAGATTTACAAAAATTGGAATTTTTTACATAGCCCCGCTGCCGGATTTTTTATTACTATGCCGGGGCTAGCTAAGAAAAAAGAGCAGGCGCTTTCGCACCCACTCTCTCTCCGTTATCGGGTTGCGGACTGCACTCGGTCAGCGAGGTTCTTGATGGCGATTTGCAGACTAATCGTTACCATGTAGAGGTAATGATTTTCAATTTTGTCCTTTTTGTAAATCTCTAGGATTTCTTCCCGTGTCTTGATGAGTGACAGGATTTCGTCTGCGCATTCTGTAAGACTGAGTGTGTTGTCTGTTTCCATTTCGTGCCCCTTTCGTAAGGCTTGTTGTTGTTACTGATTACATTACAGCAAGCGATATCAGATTTACAAAAGCGAACATGTGTTTGCCCAGCCCCGCTGCACCTTCGTGTAAAGAATTTATGCCGGGGCTTTCAGCAATGAATATCGTTGACTGAATAATTCATAAAGTGAAAACGCAACCGGGGAGACTCGGTGGTGAAGTCTCCCCGGTCAGGATTTAGTAGACGACTACCGAGGCCTTCGTCCACTTGGTGAATGAGTGAGTGCTAGGCACTCCGTCAATGGTGAGCACTAGGAACTTTCCTGCGTTGCTCCACTTTTTATTCTCAGGTGCAATCTTTGAAATTGTTCCCGTTGCGTATCCCCACGCCTGTCGCTCACGGCGTGTGGTGTTCTTTCCGAACAGGCGAGCTTCAGTCTCGCCAGTCACCGTGTTGGTGATATAGCCAACCAGTATTTGGTCGCCGACTTCTAGGTCGCTTACTTTTACCCTTGTTGTTTCCATTGCTATCCCCTTTCAGTTGGATAAATAAATCGTACAACAAGCGATATCAGATTTACAAAATACCCTCGAGCCCCGCAGTCGCGGTTACAGACGCGCTCTCTGCTGTCATCAAGTGAAGTCGTATGTCAAGAAGCAAGTCCTGCATTTCGCTTGAGGCTACGAGTTCACGGCTAGAGATATTGACTAGCGCCTTATCAAGAAGTGTGATTATTTCTTTTTCGTTCATTGTGGGCAGTCCTCGTATGGGTTGGGGTTTCCTTCATTGTCCTCGCAAGAACAGAAGCCGAATAATTCTACTTGAGTTTCGTGAGTGAGTTCAGTCAAGTCCTCGTATGACGGGGAGCCCCGTAGTTCCTCTATCACTAAACTCCAAAAATCCACAAAAAGTTTCTCTTGTGAGTTCACTTCTTGCCCCTCATCTCCAAGCCGATTAGTACTACGGCAACTCCGACTAACACTTGACTTACTCCTACCCACTGAAGGATAGAGGCGAGTTCGTTACCCGTGAGAGAGGCGTAGGCGTTCTCTTTCTGCCAGAACCAAGCACCGATTAGTGCGCTTACTGAACCAAGTCCAATAATCCAGTCGGGCTTATTCATTACGCACTCCTCATTGGGCATACTTCCCAAAAAGCACGATAGAAATCACTTGCCGCGTCATTCACATCGGTTATGTAATTGTTCACCGATAGGTCACGCCTTTCTGATTCCCAATAAGCGTTGTAAGCGTCTAGATATTCATCTATGACATTTACAAAAACACTTTGCTCAAAAGACACGGTTGGTATGTCAAGTGTTCTCACATACGAGCGAAGGTCTCGTAAGGCACTCACCTTCGCCTCATATTCAGACCGACTTGGTATTCCTCCGTTGTCTGTTGCGTTTTCCCACGACGCTTCTACATCGTCTGCGAGTAGTGAGATTTTTTCAGCAACAACCTTATTGCAGTCTTTGCCATAACTAATTGTTGTAGTTGTCGCAATGGTTGTTTCCACTGCTACGGGCTCACTGTTGCCACAAGACGAAATACTCATTACGAGTATCGCCCCTAGTAATACTGTCTTTACTGCTTTCATTACTTCGCCCCCTTGACTTTGATAATGAGCGAGCAAACTCCATAAACCATTCCGAACCATAACGCTCCACCAATCGCCATATCCAAAAAGACATATGGTGATGTTGTGTTTATGCTCCCAGCCGAAGCCGCTAACGCTCCGACTACTGCTCCAATGTTTGACGCTTTCTTTCGTGTTTCGTGTTTCATTACTTATCCCCTTTCTAAGGGCTTGTTGTTGTTAGTAATAACTTAGGGCAACGGATATCAGATTTACAAATCCACTTATAGCCCCGGTGGATGTTATGCGCACTCTTCCATAACTTGACCACCATCAGTTATGCGCAACTCACAAGTGTTGTGTGTTGGTAGGTAAATTGTGTCGCCGATAGCGAGGTTTGTTCCGTACAACTTCACGAGCCTGTCCACTACTTCCATAGTGTTGCCCTCGCAGTTTGTTCGGGCTATCCAGTAAAGCGTGTCGCCCTCTTTGATAGTGACTGGTGTTCCGTCACAAAAGAACTCGCTGTCTTTTGTATTCAGTCTGTCCAAGTATCCAAATGCGAATACTGACGCAAGTGTTATTGCGATAGTGATAAGCACTGTCTTTGCTGTTCGGTAGGTTTGTTCGTTCATTGCTCTCCCTTTCAGTAGGTAACTAAATCATATCCGAGCCGATATCAGAATTACAGGATACCCGTGCGGGGCTATTTCGAGCCTTTATGGATTTGTAAATCTGATATTGGGGACTATATGCTTTACTTATCCACGAGAAAAGGGGAAAGAAATGAAAGTATCATCACACACAAAAGCCAAGTGCCAAGAGTGCGAGCGAGTATTTGACTTGCTTGACGAGGAACAGGCAAATGAGTTTTTTCACGGTCACGATTGCGAGGGACAATGAGCAAGAACATTATCTGCCCTACTTGTAGTGGCTTTATTCCTAACGGGCACACGCCAGGTTTATATCCAGGTGCTATCTCACGGAAAGACAACAAAACAGAAATTTGTTCGCAATGCGGTGAAGACGAGGCAATGGAAGATTTCTTCCGTATGATGAAGAAATGAGCGACACACCGAAAAAGCCATTCAATGATGTATTTGTTGGAAAAGAATACGAAGATTGGAAAGCAATTGGCGAACAGCGAGGCTGGGAGAGCGGGGCTAAAGCGCCCACTCGGCAAGAAATACAGGAAGCACTTGAGGCAGGTGACGAAACTACCTTGCTTATGGACGGGTTTGACGAAGCCTTTATCGGTTGGTCACGCCGTATCAACGAACCACTACTTGCCGTCTACGACTATGACGCAATAATCAAGGTTTGTGTTGAGCGAGACGGTATGGATTTTGAGGAAGCCGTTGAGTATGTGGACTACAATGTCATAGGTGCTTGGGTTGGCGAACAGACACCAATAATCGTTATGCCGTTTATCCACTAATTTACTATCGGAGAAAAATGACAGCAGTAGCAGTAAGAGTGAGCGCACCACCGAGTGGCGATTTGCCTTGTACTGGCAGGCAGGATTTGTTTTATGGCAAGTACGCCGAAAGACCTGAAGCACGATTGCGCCGTGAAGAAAAAGCCAAAAAAGTTTGCGCTACTTGTTCACAGGCGACTATTTGCCGTGATTACGCCCGTAGTAATGGCGAAGTGTTTGGTATTTGGGGCGGAGAAACAGAAATGGAAAGATACAGCGCAGGATTTATGTTGTCAGTACCACCTCACTTGTCACGGAGAGTTGTTACTATGAAAGAAAGATATGGGAACTTATAACGATTTCCTCGCCACGATTTCTATTTACTACGAGCGACAACTTGTAGCAGGTGGAGACTTGCGATACGGGCAAATGTATATGAACCACCTTTGGGAGATAAAGCCCCGCATAGCAGAGAAACTAAATGGTTCGTTGCTTGACCCGTTTCATAGGGATAATTGCCCACCTAAAGTCCACGAGTTTGTAGAAAGACTTTGGTCTAGCGAATAGGACAGCAAGACGAACGGCGAGGTTTCTGAATAACCCGTGAAGGCTTTGGTTCAGCCTCTTTTTTCTTCTTTTTTTCTTCGTCTGCCATACAACAAGAATACACCTTGCGTTTCGAGCTGAGCCCCGCTAACATCTCGGTATGAGTATGCCCCCGCTTTATACCTGTATTGTTTGCCAAAATGGAATTGACCCAAGCGCAGCGAGTTCTCTTAGGTTGGCAACCGTTTGGCTAAAGAGTAGCGGTAAGACAGTTCACGCCGTTGAGACCGAACTGTATCGCTATCGTCACAGTTTTTGTAGTCTTGACCCGAACTTCCAGCAGGACAGTTTGTTCTAGCCAAGCCTCATTGCGCCAATTGTTGGGTTCATTTCTCCAAGCGTCTTGCCAGCCGTATTGTTCGTGACGGCAACCCGAGCGTCAAGGTTGTTGAGTGCCACCTGAACTGCGTCAAGTTTCTTGTTTATTTCCTCAACCGAATTCATTACCGACTTCATTGCTTGTTCTAACGAGGCTTCTATTTCCATAACGCCAAGCATAGCAAGTATGATGAGCCAGTGAGACTTTATCTTGACCACGATTTACTAGCCCTTGACTTCCCGTATGACCCAGCACAAGTTGCCGAAGTCAAGTCAATAGCCGGGGCTAGCTGGGACAAGGTGGACAAACTGTGGAAAGCACCCGTAGCCTCAATTGACGAGGTGCGAGCCTTTGCGATAAAGCACGATTTTGAGATAACAGACGAAGTACTTAGGTTCACTGCCCCAAAGAGAGCGTCACGAAAAGGTGTGTATCTCAAAGGTGACTGGACTTATATCCAATTCCCCTATGACAAGGTTGTACTCAAAGCAGTAAAGCAAATAGCAGGGGTAACTTGGGATAACAAAGAGATGGCGTGGAGAGCGCCACTTACCTCAACAGCCGAAGCAATAGCGTGGGCTAACTCATTTGGAGTACTTGTGTCGCCCGAAGTACACGGAGTATCTGCCTCAATGACTAAGAAGTTAGATGAACTAAAGGAAGCCTCACGCTCAACCGACGCTGATATAGAAGTGCCTTCACTACAAGGAACGCTACTGCCTTACCAAAGAGCAGGCGTGGAGTATGCGTCTAAAGCCCGTAGAAGTTTTATCGCAGACGAAATGGGACTTGGAAAGACGATACAAGCGATAGCGACACTGGAATATTCGTCAAAAGATAGCGAAGTGTACCCAGCAGTAATCGTCTGCCCCCCTTCACTTGTACTGAACTGGAAGTCGGAGTGGAATAGGTGGTTGCCTGATAGACGAGTTGCCGTTGTAACCAACCGTAGAGAGATACCAGAGCCCCGTTCATATGATGTGCTCGTTGTCGGATACTCAAATATTTCTCACTGGGAAAAGCAACTACTTGCGCATAACTCTTATGTGTTTGACGAGAGCCACTACGCCAAAAGCCCAACGGCACAGCGAACTAAGTCGGCTATAAAAATGGCAAAGAGTGCCCCTAAACACGGGATAGTCCTATGTCTTACTGGAACACCCGTAACCAATAGACCAGCGGAGTACGCCAGCCAATTAGACATAATCGGAAAACTAAAAGAGTTTGGTGGCTTGTGGGGATTTTATAGACGGTATTGTTCAGCCTTCCAAGACAGGTTTGGTCAATGGAATATCAGCGGTCACTCGCACCTTGACGAACTCAACGACAGGCTTCGTGGTACTTGCTATATCAGACGAACCAAGTCGCAAGTGCTTACTGAACTGCCACCCGTGATACACAGCACCCTTGTAGTAGAGGGGACTGATGCGGGGCTCAAGGAGTATCGGAAGGCAGAAAAAGACATAATAAAGTACATAACCGATAGAGCAAAAGAGATAGCGATAGAACTCGGGGAAAGCCCGTACTCGGCTTCGGTTATTGCGAGAATAAAAGCAGAAAGCAACGAACATCTAGTAAAACTCTCGGTACTTAGACGGCTCGCTGCGAAAGCCAAAATGCCAATGGTTGAGGAGTGGGTACAGTCCCGCATTGACGACGGAAAGAAAGTGGTAATCGCAGCGCACCATAGAGACGTGGTAGATGAACTCGCACGAAAGTTCGGCAACCTTCGTATTCAGGGTGGTATGTCGGTTGAGGAAGTGGAAGCACAAAAAGCACGATTTCAGAACGAACCCGTAGAGACTGCGCCAGTTATTGTGTTATCTATTCAGGCAGCGAAAACTGGTCACACGCTTACAGCCTCGCAAGACATACTCTTTGTAGAACTGCCATACACGCCAGCAGACCTAGACCAAACTTACTCACGCCTTCACCGAATTGGGCAGACAGGAAGCGTTACGACTACTTATATGCTCGTTGACGGGACTATTGACGAGGAAATCTATGCGCTCATAGAAAAGAAGCGCAAGGTAGTGAACGCTTCAGTTGAGGGTGGAGAGTTCGCTGAAGGTGGCAACGCTACGCAGTTGGTACTTGACTTACTCAACCGATATCGATAAGCCCCGCACTCGCTTCCGTTCTGTAAATCTGATATCGGGCTTACTAGGCTTACGTTGCCGTAAGGCAAACGAGCCCAATGAAAGGGGGTGAGCAAAATGGAACAGTGGCAAGAGGAGGGTTTCGCTTCAGAGGAGGAATTCTTTGAGTTACAGCGAAGCCTTTGCGAGGAGGAACAGCGGGCGGAATTCATTATGAGTTACGTCGCTGGTGGTGGCTTGTCAAGCGAGGCGCAAATCGCTTGGTTTCACCACAACCACTCGTGGGGCGAGTAACCCACAGAGGCAGGGGCTGGGGCTGGCAACCCTTGTCCCTCGCCTGCGCGTGTGGCGGGGCTTACTCGGTTTCTTTGGTTGGAACTCTGCCCATAAGTTCGTCAGCAATTAGTTTTGCGTACTTTCTGCGCAGTTTCCATACTTTTTGGTTCATTTCAGCCATTGCGTCAGTGTTTCGTGCTTTCTTTATGCTGTCGCTGTCAAACACGCCGTACTTTCTGAACAAGATGTCGTCAATATCGTTGTTTTCTATCATTATGTCGGTAATCCAATGGCCCCGCTTGTCAATGCTAAGCAACAGTTCGCAAAGACCCTCAAATCCAAACTCGTTATAGACACGATTAGTCACTAAGTCACAAAAATGCGCACGATACATAGTCTCGGCTTCGGCAGTGTGCGTCATAAACTCACTCAGCCATACGGCGAGTTCTTCTTTTGACGGAATATCACCGTCTTCACTGTCAAACTCAAAGTCGTCTTCCATTAGCCTGCCTTCCGTTGCGCCGGGGCTCTAGTAATCAATGATACTTGTGGCAACTGTCAAGCCAAAGACAGAATAACTTCTTGCGCTAACACTTTCTTTTGTGTCACCCACGAGTTGTTGTTCATTGAGGCAAGCGCCCGTTCATCTGCTTTTGCGTCACGATAATGGTCAAGGTATTCAGCAATAGCGTTGTAAGCACTCCACCCGTTATACCCGTAGCCACCTGCGTTGCGTTCGTTGTCATACACGCCACGAACTAATGCCACTACCCCGTCACGGTTTTTCTTTTGTCTCTCCGTACCGTTCATTTCGTTCGGGAATACCTTGTCAAGTATCGTTGCGAGTTGCGCACTTCGTGGTGGAACGTTGATAGCAAGCAAGCGATTAGCCGTAAGTTGGAATGACTTCGCCCACTCCGTTGATATTTCTAGGACTTTTTGCGCTTCCTCAATAGCATTATCAGCGTTACGAGTGTGTCGTGCCGTGAATACCCGACGAGCCGACGACTGCCCTGCGATTACCGTGTTTTTACACACCGCACGAATTGAGGTATTGGCAAAGGTGATAGCCGTCTTACCGTCGTGTCCGTTGCGAACTAGCAAGTAACGGTCTATCTTGTCGTTGATACCCGTAGGGTCTATGACGAGTTGCCCCAAGTCAAGCGAACTAAAGAACTCTCTACCTTCGTCAAGTACGCCACAAGTATCTACTACTGCGTCGCCCTTAGAAGCCCCGACTATTGCGAGGGCATACTCCAAGCACTCACGGTTTTGCTGTACGACATAGCGAGTGCCAACCGTAGCAAGTCCGTCAAAAGTGCCGTCGGGGTTCACTCTCACGGTTGCCCGACTGTCCTCAATAACGACTGGCGTATTATCAGGATTTCTGATTAGGTTGCCCTCTGCGTCTACGACTGCGACTTTAGTAGTGACGACATCAAAGTCTGCTTGCGCCGCCTGAAGCATTGCCTCTGCTGTTTGTAGCCCCTTCATAGGCACTCCAAGCCTATGCCACGGGACTTCACGGTCTGCGTAAGCCATTTTCGCTACGCCCTTAGTGTCTACTTCTAGCATATGCGCCATAACTTCGTGCCTCTCGCTGTTACTTCTAGTTAGATTTATCTAAAGGCAAGCATACACTCGCCCCCTGCCTCACAGTGTATGCCGGGGCTATCTCGACATAACAAAAAGGGGGGCAGGCTGTGACACCTACCCCCTTCGCTTTCGTTTTGTTAGTTGTATTCGTTGGTTAGCCAGTCATCACTTGACTTAGTGACTGGCGTAGCGAACTGACCAAATAACTGGCGAGCATATGGTGCGACAATTTCAGCGCCTCGCTTGACGGTCTGAAACTGCGTCACCTTTCTACCTGCCTTGTATCCAACGGCACTACCTAAGCCGAACGATACGACTGCTGTCATTGTTAGTAGTACGAGTACTGCGATTATTTCTATCACTTGCTTCCCCTTTGTTAGTAGTAACTTACCTACCTAAGTATAGGGATAGTCATAGTACTTGTCAAGTCACCCGTACGACACCCGTAGGCACTTGCGAACTTCACAGAAATACGACTTGTGCCGTGTTTGTGTGGTTGTATAGGTGGCGTGGTGGCTATAAGCCCCGGCTTTTCACTGCCTCTTGTCGTCTACGAACTCTGCGTATGCTTTCAGTGCTTCATCAGGTGCGCCGTCTACTAGATATTGGTGCATAACGCCTGCGAGGTCACGCCACTTGCCGTCACTTAGTACCTTCTCGGTAATCGTGTAGCCTTCGTGTTCGGTTGCCCAACTTATTGAGTGGGGCTGTGCCTTGTGTAGATAAGCAACGGCTTCGTAGTAAGTGCCGAAACTCTCAAGCACTGCGCCGTCTCTCGCTACTTCGTAACTAATCTGCGCTTCTGTGTTCACTTGTCAAACCTCACTTCTTGAGACACTCGGATTACTTGTCCGTACTTCGCCACTAGGTCATCAGTCGCTTTCAGTGTGTTGCCGTGACACCACTTGACTGCTAAGCCACTTAGGGTATCGCCTTCCTGAACGATTACTCGGTCAATATCGCAACGATAATTTTCGTCGCCTCGCATTGAGATAATCATTGCGATAATCGTCACGAGGAATACGAGTGGGAGTGTAATCAGGTCACGCTTGCTTGGTCGGTTTGTGTAGTGGTTGTTCATTGTCTGCCCCTTTCAGTAGGTACTAATTACACTAGGGTAGTTTGTGACAAAGGTCAAGGATTTCCGAGCCTTATGGGCATTGGGTTATACCCGTAGGGCTACCCGTAGGCACTGCGCCAACCTCATAGGGATTAGTAGGTGGCAGGGTGAGTGTGTTGCCACTACCTATGCCGGGGCTTCGAGCTTGCTGTTCGGTAATGGCAGGTGGATTACTTAGTGACGGTGCGCTTCTTTGGTGACTTCTTAGTGACTTGCTTCTTTGGGGCGGTGCGCTTGCTCACTGTCACTGATTTGTTTGGCGTGGGTAGCACTGTCACGGTAATCGCTCTAGCACTCTCAACCACTAGCACTGTCGTTGTTGTCGTTGTCGTAGGTGCTTCGGTAATCACTGGCTCACTCTCAACCACTGTCACTGGCTCACTGTCTGCTACTGCTTCGGCTGTCTCGGATACAGGGACTGTCGTAGTCGTGGGTGCGATAGTCGTTGTCGTAGTCGTAGGGGCGAGGGTAGTCGTAGTCGTAGTCGTGGTCGTAGGTGCTTCGCTCACGGCTTCATTACAACTAACTGAACAGTCGCCATTGGTGACTACTGGATTACTACTAGCACCAACCAACTGATAGACGGCACTACGAGCGAGGGCGGTATCTATTCCGTCACGCCATAGGGCGAGCATAAAGTTAGGGCGATAGCCGTTGCCACCTGAACCGTGACCAATACCAACTCCGACATATTCGCACACTGCGAACCATTGGTGCGCTTTCGCTATCGCCTTACCTAGTGCGCTATGACCACCATTGGAATAGGTAACTAATCTCTCAAATGCTTCAGTGCCTATCTCGGTGTCAATAATCGTTATGACTGTCGGTTGCTGTGACGAGGGTGCTTCTCTCGGCTCACTACACTCACTTGCTCTCGCTTCGGTGATAGTGACAAGGGGTAGCGATAGCGATAGGGCTAGGGCTAATGCGATAAAGGTTCGTGCTTGCTTCATAGTAACTCTCTCTCGGTATGGGCTACCCGTAAGGCTACCCGTAGGCATTGGAATTTTTTCACTTTTTTTCGCTTATCCACTCACCACCACTGGCGAACACTGTCTCTCCCTCATTGGTGAAACTCCAAGCGTAATCGCAACAAGGCTTTTGCTCATAGGGGCTAGGGTGTGCGCCTTTCTCTAGCGACTTCGCTAGTAGTGGGAATGTCTCTAGTAACTTGACGATACAAGCGTGGCAGATATTCCACGACTTAGGTTCACTATCAGACATTAGAAACTCAAGGTTGTCGGTGAAACCACCATAGAAACCAAATGCTTCATAGGGTAAGCACCAACCACTGTCTAGTGTTGTTGCTGTCGGGTGACTTACGAGCTTGACTTCATCACAAGCGTCACACTTCACTGCGTTGCTCATAGTGCGTACTCTCCACGCTTACGGCGATAGTGCGATACAAAGTCATCACTGTCGTAGTCACAAGGCGTCCACACTATGTCGGCTTCGCTAAAGGTATCGTCAAGGTGTAAGCGAACTACTACATAGTCAAATGCGTCATAGGCGTTGTATGCGATAAACCTCATACAGCCTACGAGGGTAGAACGGTGTTCGTAGTGACTAGGTAAGTCATAGCGACACATACTCCAAGCGTCACCATAAGAGGGACACTCAACCACTGCGTACCTGCGTCTATCTTTCTCAATAGTCATAGTGTAAGCGTAGGGTAGGTGATATCAGAATTACTAAATGGGGTAAGCAAGTAGGTAAGAGTAAGCAACGAGGTAAGCGAGTAGGTAGGTAAGCGAGTAAGTAAGTAGGTAGGTAAGTAGGTAGGTGTTACCCGTATGCTACCCGTGTGCCTTGCGTTAGTCATACTCTCTCAACTTCAGTGCGAAATAGATAAGGGCGATACTTGCTAGGCAGAATAACTCAAGCACTGTCTCACCACTCATTAGTCATTGCCTTGCGTATCGTTGCTATCCACTGCGTAGTCACTGCTGTCAAGCGTGAACTTAGGCATAACGAATAGCGTGTTGCCTATGCTGTATGCGTTACGGCTTGCGTTGTAAATTGCGTCAGGGAATAAGCGAACTAAGTCAATTGCTTTCAGTGGCGTATCGCTTAGGTGAACTATGTTGCGTATTCGTGCCATTGTCGTTGTCGCTTTACTTCGTACTAGCGACTGCGTGTGCGTAATAAATATCGTCACACCACTCTGCCAACTTCACTAAGTCGGCGACTAACGAACCTTGCGAGTTGAGCAACCCACGCAACCCATCAGGCAATGTTTGTGAATTGCTGTCACCACTGCGTGTTGTGTTGTGTATCGCCGTGATTAGGTCGCTAGCAATTTTTGCTATGTCACCAAAGTCGTTTGCGTTGTATACCATAATGCCCCCTTGTGTAGTAGTTACGGTAAGCATAGCGTATGCGATATCAGATTTACAAAACGCCTTCCAGAGTGGTAGGCGGGGCTCTTCGAACACCTGTTCGCCCTTGGTGGGCACCCGTATTCCAAATTTTTCACTTCACCGTATTTCAACTAGATTTATCTAAAGCGGCTCTTAGAGGTCTTCTTCTTGCCTTTTGCTGCCTGGTAGGCCTCCATGTCGTCTATCGGCGTCACAAGCTCTCCTATGTTCGTCCAGTCCGCCTTCTCGCCTAAGTGCATGACCGCTGTCTTGACTTCCCAGCGCATCTCAGCATCGAATGCAATGTCTAATAGTTTGATATGCAGCTTGTTGAGGTCGTATATGGTCATCGGTGATGAGTCGCCATACCTGAAGTGTTCTCTGAGTGCTGCAGATAGCTCTGCGTAGTTTCCGTCAACATGAATGATGTCTTCAGGCTTTGTGATGTTTGTAGCTATGTAGCCATATGGCTCTTCCATCAAATTGAGAAACGTCCGCATGAGTTCTCTCATTTTTTGAGTCCCAAAACCGGCTTCTTCTAACTGTCCAAGGAGTAGAACAATGAAGCATCCTTCATAGGTGAAGCTTCTGTCATAGCCTGAGACACCTGTCTGTATGTAGGCGGGGGGGATAAACCCTTCTTTAATCCAGTTATCGAAAGTCTTGTACTGAGTTTCGGTGTAAAAGGAGAGCTCTTGCAGTGTGAGTGTAAGAGTTTGTTTCTTTTGTAGATGGAGAGCTTTGATTCTCTCTGTGTCCATAAGTGCCATTGTGTTGTTCCTCTAGGTGTAAATATAACAGAAGACGTGGCAAACCAGGATAAATTTAACTGAAAGTTGGCGCGCCGTTTTTCTCAGTTTCGTTATGCGTGGTAGCTACAAAATATATAACAGCTTGCTATTGCTGTTTAAATTTATCCAATAGAGGGCCAAAAATAAAAAAATCGCGGGGAAACCCGTCGCCTAGATTACAAGTCCCCGCCGTTTCGTTTTAATTTATCCAGAACTCTGAACTCAGCAAGCGATTTTGACTTGTATCCATTTGCTGTCATTCTGGCGTTCATGGCGTCGTGTTCTTGTTTCTTTCTTGTTTGTCCTGTGAGCTGGAGAACGTGCTGTCCATAGAGCGTGATTCTGTATTTCTCTTGTCCTTTTGACCCTGTCTCTTCCAGACAGCCGCTTCTTGCCAGATGCTTGAAAGACTCCTCAACATGATTGATGTAGTCCTTCCTGTTGAGTTGGAAGCTCCGGTAATCAGCACGAGTGAACCAGCCTTTTTTCATCTTTGCATAACACATGACAACATAGGCCTGGCTGCCCTGTTTGATTGGCTTTCTATTTGGGATTTGATTTGTCATATTTAGTCTTTTTTGGTTCCTTGCCAGCTCAGTGAGTTGATGATTCTCGACTCCTCATGCAGTGCCATTGCGTACTCCCCAATGACGGTGCCCGTAGAATCGTCCACAATCGCATTGTGGAGCCTTGTAGCGAGCCCTTTCCATAGTTCTATTAGTTCTGCCGCATTTGTGGCGTCATCATGCATTACGCACTTGCTCACAGGGTTTCGTATCTTCTCCAAAAACTCTGGGTAATCAACTTTTGCCTTTGGTTTTACCTTTTTTGCCATTCCGATTGACTTTCCGGTGGCTGTAACTACTTTTGGTTCCGTCATGGACCAGAGCGTATCTATTTTTTGGTTTTTAACAACCTAAATTTGAATTAATCATACTTTGAGCCAGATTTCCGGTGCGCCCATAGGCCGTGGAAAAAGCGTTGTTCAGGCCTGAATCCGCCAAGTACGGCGTGTGCCATGAGGAACAGGTCAACAACGATTACATCGCCCTCATTCCACTCGTGAACCTGTCGAATATCCTCGTTGTTGTGTATTTGTTTTGTAAAGAACAATGACAACTCAAGAAATCGTGCATCTTCGTAATCTGAAGGCCGCCTTCCATCAAAGCTGTGCAAGTAATAGGTCTCTCTATCGTATTTAAAAAGGGCGCTGAGTCTTAGGGCGTTTCTGCCAGACGGTTCGTACATCTCAACGGCATCATGGAGTGCCGGAATCTGTTGGCGCCCTGGCTCATCGAGCGCCCAACCGTAAAACGCTGCCACTTTGCATTTTTTGAGAAAATCGGCATCTTCTTCACTGAGCATGTCGTATACATCAGAGATGTTCACAAACAAGGTATTCCCAACACCGGTTTCGCACTTGAACTTCTCCATATTCCAAGTCGCCCCGACTGCAGGGTTGTGGTGACCCATATGCTCAAGGTGCCAGGACAAAAGTATTTCATCTTTTTTAATGTTGTGCCTGTTGTGCATATTCATTGAGTGTGAGTGGTTTTCTTCATATGACCAAATTTGCTCACCAAATTCTGACGAGTTTGGATACCAGCCCATTCTGTCGCCGAATATCTTTGTTAAAAGCAGCTGTTCGGAGCGAGAGATACTAGTGCCACGAAAAACAATCAGTGCGTTCCTCTTGAAAGCATCTACGTAGCCATCAATGTTCTGAATGATTGACTCAAATGAATCAACAATGACTGGTTCAACAATTTTCATACTCGCAATAATCCTATTCCTTCTGTCAGCTACAACGATTCAACCAAATTCTTAGCCCAGTGCCAATGAGCATGTGAGCCAAAGTGACCCATGGGTCTGTTGTCCTCAAAATGAAGGGTTGACTTCTTTAATCTATCCAGTTCGACCTCTTCGATAATCAGGTCAAACTTTCTATGCTTCTTGGGTACCAAATATCTGTCATAACCATAATTGAAGCATCCATTAGACCTGTTTTTTAGGTCAACACAGCACTCCCCCGACCACATGTTATGTGAGTAATTTCCAAGGATTTCATTTGTCTCATAATCGACATAGGGGTTATACAGCTGAAGATAGTTCACTGTGTATTTGTTCTTTACGTAAGATTTAAAGTTCTCTAAAAATTTGTACTCTAAATACTCACTTGTGTCTGTCCACATTTGCCAGCGCAGCACAATGTCGTTCGCCGCACACATTGCCTCCAACTCGCTCAGCGCTACTACCGACTGTGTCGATGCTTGTTCATTCGTGTAGGAGTTGTCGGTCATTCCCACATGGGTATGGCCATCGACTATCTCACCAGATTCCGTCGTATGTTGGTATCTGGTAATTTCTGGGAAATTGCAGAGAACTATTTCAGGGGCACCGTAGGTTCGGATGTATGTGGCCAGCATCCTTACCTGAAGGGCAATTGACGAACCAGGTTTTCCGAGGTTCACCACGTCGTCAATTCCAGTTAATTCTCCAACCACCGAAGGCCATATGAAGTTTTCCGGGACACCAACACCGAGAGTGTGCGAACATCCAAGGGCTATAATCCCCGTATCTTCATGAAAATCTTTTGACCTAAAATTGTTTATGTTAAAAGAGTAACTAAGAAGTTCCGGAGAAGCATATTCGCTCTTTAGGTTTGATGTATACGATGTATACGGAGAATAGCATTTCTCAAAAGATACGTGTTTGAACCCGGCACTCTCCCATGTCATTAACGGCTGTGGCGGTTCATGTTCTGCTTTGCTATTTATCATCATAGTGAGTCGACTAGGTTTTTTGCCCAATGAAAATGGGCATGCGAGCCAAAATGAGCCACTGGTATAGTGCCCCTAGTATTCAAGGTCGATTTTTTTAATTTCTCTAGTTCATTTTTTTCAATAATTAAGTCGTGTTTTTGGTATTTTTTAGGGACCGAATACCTATCGTAACCATAATTGAAGCATCCGTTTGACCTCTTTCTCAAGTCACTACAGCACTCTTCTGGCCATGAATCATGCGAGTAATCTCCGCAAATTTCATTTGTCTCGTAGTCAGTATACAAGTTGTGCATATGGAGATAATTTGCGGTGTACTTATTCTTTACGTAGGAGGTAAAGTTATTCAACAATTTATCTTCAAAATTTTCACCTGTGCCCGCCCACATTTGCCAGCGGAGTAAAATCCCGTTTGCATTACAGATTGCTTCTAAATCTCCAAGCGCCAATATGGATTGTGTCGATGCTTGCTCATTCGTATAAGAATTATCTGCCATACCCATGTAGGTGTTACCATCAACTATTTCTCCAGATTCGGTTATATGTTGATACCTGACAATTTCTGGGAAATTGCAAAGAACCATTTTGGGAGCACCATAGGTTCTGACGTAAGTGGCCAACATTCTTACCTGAAGGGCAATTGACGAACCAGGTTTTCCGAGGTTCACCACGTCGTCAATTCCAGTTAGTTCTTTAACAAACGATGGCCATATGAGGTTTTCTGGAACACCGACTCCGAATGTGTGCGAACACCCAAGTGTCACCGTGTTTGTGTTTTCATGGAAGTCTTTTGACCTAAAATTATGTATATTAAAAGAGTAACTAAGCAGTTCTGGCGACGCATATTCAGACTGGAAGTTTAACGTATAAGAGGTGCGCGGTGAGTCACGCTCCTCAAATGAAATATGCTTGAAACCGATGGTGTCCCATTTCGGTGAAGAAAATGGAGCGTTTTTGTCAAAATGCGATGGTTTCAATGGCGCACTAGACACCAAATTTTTTTTGTACTCCTGCCATGGGCTCATGATGCTCTTTAGTATGTGAATCTGGATTTTTTTCCAAATGCACGTCTCCAGAGAATCCGGATTATTTTACGGAATTTTCTAACTTTCATACCGCTATCCTACATGCAGATATTTATAGTGGAATGTAACGAATTCCACTTTTTGATGTCTTCCACATCGTTTAGTAACGGCTGACCCTTTATATTTAGGCTTGTATTGAGAAGAACTGGAATGCCTGAGTATTTCTTCCATTTTTTTAGCAGCTCGTATAAACCAGGATGCTGTTCCTTGTTGACGGTTTGAACCCGTGATGTTCCGTCCTTATGGACAACCGATGGGATTAGCTCTGGTTTCTTGCATTTAAATGCGTACTGCATATACGGGCTTGGCTGACTCATTTCAAACCACTCCGATGCATGTTCCTCCATAATCACGGGGGCAAACGGGCGAAACAGTTCCCTTTCTTTTACGGTATTAACCAAGTCTTTGCACGAAGGGTCTCTTGGGTCGGCAAGAATGCTCCTGTTTCCTAGCGCACGTGGGCCATACTCGGCTCTTCCATTTGCGACTGCCGCAATCTTGTTGTTCACAAGCTGACTGAATATTGAATCAACCGGGTATTCTCCGGGGACTGTTTCCCCAAGATAGGGGCTCTTCCAATCAAGGTGTTTGCCGTATATTGCGGCCGCCGCACCAAGACTGCTTCCGGCATCACCTGGATTTGGCATTATCCATACCTGATTGTAGATATCGAATAATTTCGTATTTGCCGAGCAGTTGAGTGCGCACCCACCCATGAATACCAAATTCTCTTTGCCTGTTTTTTTCTTTGCGAAGACCATGAATTCAATTAGTCTTTTTTCGTAGACGGCCTGAACGGCTGCTGCGATATGAAATTTATTCTGCTCTGTAGGAACTACAGAGAATCCCCCAACCCCGTAATGGAATATTTCTGTCTGCTCTTCGATTGTTGGGAATAACTCATTGATTTCAGAGAAGTAAATCTCGGGGTCCCCATATGCGGCCATTCCCATCATTATGTACTCTTCTTCATTGGGTTTTAGTCCTATGTATTCAGTAAAGGCCGAGTAGAACAGGCCGAAGCTAAATGGGTAATTTCTGGAGTAAACCTTTTTAATTGTTTTTCCATTCCCCGACCAGATACTGGTTGTTTCAAATTCCCCAATGGCATCAAGAACGACAATCACGGCATCTTCAAACGGGCTTGTGTAATACCCGGCACAAGCATGGGAGTAATGGTGTTTAAAGTTGGTAATTTTCGAGTCGGGGAAGTATTTTTTTACAGCAGAATAAGAAGAACCGTAGCCACCAAACAGATTCATTCGCAATTTCTTTAGCCGTGGCTTTTCGTAGTATCCGATTGCGTCTGGCTTGCCGTACTTAAACGCCTCTTTTACTATCTCGTCGTTTAAGTGCCAATCATTTTTTATTTTGCTATATCTCTCAGAGTGTGAAGCAAAAAGAATCTCACCATTCTCGATAACGGAAATTGATGCATCGTGAGAGCAGGCGTTCACGCCAAATATAATCACTGGTTATCAGTATTTATTCCGACGACCGAGTACTTTCCGTGGCGCAGTGTCTCTGCGGCATACTCTGGGTTGAGGGTTTTTCGCCATCCGCCGATTGATTTCATGAGGACTCCAGGTCCACCGGTGGCACTGCACGTTTTAGATGCAATATCTTCGTATTTGGAGATGATATTACCGATTTGTATCAGGGTGTGCTTGTCATCCATGTTTGATGGCTTTATGTAGAAGCGAAGGCCGCCAAACTTTTCCTTGACTTGGTAAATCTGGTAGTTCGGGTCCACTCTGGTCAGTTCTTTGTCGCAATCCAGGACAAGCTGATACCAGCCTTCATCGACGTCTATCGATTTCCAGTATTCAGGAACTATCTTCTTCTTGAGCTCCTCTATCTGTAGTTGCAGCTCATTCATTTCTTCTCCTTTTTTGATTTATCCTAGTGGGCCCGGTGGGGATTGAACCCACGACCAAGGGATTATGAGTCCCCTGCTCTGACCACTGAGCTACAGGCCCTTTTCTTATCTGATTGCCTGCCACCAAGCATCTTCTTCGTCAGCGGAATAATTATTTTTTATTCTCTCGCGGACCCTGTCATACAACCCATCCTTGATGTCCTCGTAGACTTCTGTTGCAATCTGCACATCACCAAGGTCCATGGCGAGCATCTCTGCTGTTTGTTGCCAGTCAGTAGCAATCTTTTTCCAGTTCTTTATCTCTGCAACCATGTCTTGCATATACACCCTTTCGTGCCCCTGGTTGGAATTGAACCAACGTGGACCATTACGGTTTCTACACCTTATAAGAGTGAGCCGATACAGGGGCGAGCATTACTCTGCCAACCTTTGTATTCGACCAGTTAGAAACATTAGTAACGAAAGCCCACCCCTACCATCTGTTTATGCAATTTTAATTTCATTTTGCATCTTCTTCCGGTGTTTGCTTGTCTTCGGTTTCTTCTAAATCTTCGTATGTTTCGTAAACTTCAATAAGCGCATCGGTTCCATTTGTCATCCCAGGTTTTTCGAGGCTAATAAACCTGCGTACAAATTTACGCTTCTCATCCACGTCGTCGTGCTCTGTGGTTCGTTACGGCGGAGGCGTATTTTTCTGCATAACTTTGGTCTGTATATTCCATTCTTACAACATCATAAAGCTCATCTGCTAGGTCGCGCTCTTTTTGGTAATCGTTTCTCCAGTTGTCCCTGTCTAGGCGAAGCAAGACATTGTGGTCGCGCAGCGCTTTTATTTCATTTATAACTGTCTGCGCAAATGGACTTGGGCTCTTTCTGAGCTCTTCAATGATGTCTATTTGGTCTTCTTCTGCTGACACTTTTCTATCCTTGTTCGTCGTATCTCTGGTTAATCATCATGTCTTGGACATCTTCAGGCATAAGAAGAAAACCTTTTGCCGGATTGTCCGCGCCACCAAGATTTATCTTATTAGAGCTGTTGAACCTTTCCGGGAATGCTCGTAGGTATCTTTTTAGCCTCGCTACAGAGACAACAATAAATGCTCCCTCAGGTGAAAAGATATAAACCCACCATTTAGCGGTAGTTATGTTTATGCCGCTTTTGTTCCAGACCTGAACGCCGTTAACGTCCTTGTATCCGCGTGGGTTTTGGTCTGTTTCAACAACCATCCTCCCATTGCGATACCTGTCGCTCTTCACTTCAAACGAACCGTCTGAAAGGTCGTCGAGGAATATTGACACAAGGGATTCACCTTGTTGCCCGTAGGCCAGGTCTTTTTTAAAATCAAATTTTCGTGCTGGAATATCAAACTCTGCGGCCATTAACCAATCATGCCAGCATTAAAACTTAATTGCAACCCTAGTTTTTGTATACTCGCCAGTTTCCTAGCTTGCCCTGAGAGTTGTCCATAATCCATTTTGCAAATTTTACGTTGCAGTTAACGTCTTTGAGACCGCTCATTCGATTTTCTACGGCATCTTCTCCGCAGACATCAGCAACTCGCGACCTCCAGGAAGAATTAATCTGAAGTAAGCCAGTGTCGTATGACTTATCCTTGTTCAGAGCGTAGGTCATGTTGCCATTGGCATCCCATCTAGCGTTTTGAGCAGCTGGATTGCATCCACTTTCACGCCATGCAATATACGAAAACACCTCAACCGGCTCAAGCCCCACCTGTTTGAATAGCGGCTCCCACATCGGACAGCGCTTTGACTGGTCCGCTGGGATGTTGTATACGGCGCTCATTGGCGGAGTTGGAACGTTGCTTACGGGAAGATTGAGTGATTGGAGCTTCTCTATATGCTCTCGGCGAGTTATCGGACCGTAAGTTCCATCTATTCGCACTGTGCCTATCGCCTGTTGTAGGCTTTTGACTCTTTCACTCTTCTCTCCGAATGAGTAATTGTCCAATAAAACATGCCTATTTTTGGCCTCTTCCATTCTGTCTGGAGAAACAACAGAGACAGCTGGTTGAGGCGCCAGCATGGCTACCTCCGCCTTTGTCCCACCCGGGATTGAAATCCCTAGGGCTCCAAAAAGTATAGAAATAGACCATCCTGTGATTTGCTTCAATGTTGTTCTCCTGAACTCGGCGGATAGGGCAACAAGCTTTAGTAAATAGCTTGCCTATGTCAGTATCGGGTACTTCAATATTACCAAATTATTGCGCAATAGCAACTTCAACGATAGCTTAACTCTTGACGAGTGGCCCTAATCCCCAATAACCGTACGGTCTTGAAGGCTTGTCATAAATTTCTCAAAATCTTTCAGATTTACTGAGGTTTTGAATGAATTTTCGGACTCAACATCATGAATATCGAGATTCATTGATTGAACAAGAACGCTGGCAATGTCGCCGCAGTTATTTGATGCATCATCAATTTCTTCTTCGCTCATATCTTCATCTATATAAAAGTACAAAAGCACCCCTGCAATATGCTCAACGAGATTTAGGCGGGCTTCATCATTTGTTGCTGTCATGTGTTGCATCCTATCACCCGTGGTGATAAAGTTGCACTCGCCGAAGTCATCCGACCTCGGCATACGTAAACCAAGGAGAAGAAATGAACCCGGCACCAACGGTGATTATCGGTAACGTTACGGCGGAACCAGAACTCACCTTCACATCAAACGGACAGGCACGCCTGTCATTTTCAGTAGCCGCAAACTATGTTTGGTACGACCAGGCAGGCGAAAAGCAGGAAAAGGTTTCCTTTTTCAACATCGTCGCATGGCGCTACACAGCCGAGAATGCTGCAAAGACACTGGAAAAGGGAATTGGTGTAATCGTAACAGGACGCCTTGAACAGCGTTCATGGGACGACAAAGAGACAGGTCAAAAGCGTTCAACAGTCGAAGTTATTGCAGACGAAATTGCAATTAACACTCGCAGTGTTGAAACTGTTGTCCGTCGCACCAAGCAGGACGGTGGTCAAGCGCAGGGCGGTTCATCCGCTCCGGCACAGCGCCGCTCAAAGCCAGCAGCATCAAACCGCCAGCCAGTAGGCGTCGGCGTAGATGGTGAATCAGAACCATTCTGATTCCTGCTATTTAAATAAACAAAACCCTCGTTAATTTCGTGCAGAGACGCGAAGACGAGGGTTTTTTTATGCTCTTTTTAAGCCATGCAATATTTTCGTAAGTTCATCGCCGTCAAACGGAATGGCATAAGCATCGACATAGTTCTTAGCATCCAAAAGCATGTCTATGACCTCCGCCACTGGGACTGAAGACCTAGGGTCTTTGACTAATTGCTTTGAAAGCCGCTGTAAGTGAGTATCTATGGAATCCATGGGTTAAGTATAAACATAAAAAATATCTGCTTTGGGGTTGCCAATGTATTTTTTAGTTATTAATATCTAAGTCAACCTACAAATAGACGGACATAAAGGAGTTATTACTAATGTCTGAATACAATAAACTAAAGAACAGCGGACTTGGTCGCGGTCGACCGAAACTCAAAGAGGAAGAGCGTGTTCTGCGCAAGCAGATGAATTCTGTTCGCCAGGAAGCCCGCAGGCGTGCTCATCTCGTTCTTCAGCATCGCCATCAAGTTGAGTATGACGAGATTTTCCAAGAAGAACTTAAATCCCTTTTCAAAAAGGGACGCTAGTCAGATTCTTGTTCCCTGGTGGCTTCATATGCCTCCAGGGACTTTGCATCATGAACTAATTCTCCAGTTTTAAATCTAAGAACAAGGGGCGGAGGTTCTTCAGGGGTAGTCAATGTTCCCACTTTTCATTGAGCCTCTACCCTTTTTTGAGGGCTTCATGACTTTTGACTTTGATTTTCCATACTGAGATTCTAGCCATTCGTCGAAGTCTTCTACTTCTCCGGGCTTAGAAATAACGTATTTTTCGTATTGCTTTATTAAGCCAATAAGCTCATCGTCTTCTTCATCAAATCGTGGCATTTCTATCTGGACCTTCGCGCTCTTCTTCCAGCTTTTGCCGCTCTCATCGTATTTGGAACGAATTGTTTTCCTTTTTTGCTTCCGGCAATCTTTTTCCTGTTTGTTGCATTTTTTTGTGCTGGTGTTAGTTTTTCCCATGCCGCTGCAGGAAGATATCTACGCATTCCGTCTGGTCGGTTTGCTGGCTTACCATCGCTGGTAGTCCATTTTTCTTTCGTCCACTTCTTTAGAGACCTCTGAGTCTTGCTTAATCCGCCGCGATAACCGCCACCAGCTTTTCTGTACTGCACAGCAAGCAATTGAGCTTTTCTGGCAGACCACTGGCCAGGTTTGCCGCCATCAGAGCCGGCAAGAATGCGAGATTTAATTCTTTCTCGTAGCTCCGGTTTTGTGTATGAGTTTTTTGCTGATTTTTCCATTAACTCGGAATCAACACCAGCTAAAAATTCGCCAACAGCCTGCTCAACCCACTCCGGGCCGTAATCTTCTGATTTATCTTGTCTGCTGGCCATTTGTTTCTCCGCTTAAAATAATACGCGATATAGAAGCGGATTCGTGTTAAGTGTTTATTGCAGTCTTTGACCGCATTTTAAGCAGGTAACAGACCATGGGTAGCGCCTGACCGAAGGGTGCTCACATTCAAGTAGCGTCTTTGCCTTCGCATTTAGCACGTCTCGTATCCACGCCGACATGGTTTTACCATCGACGGCCGCAGCCTGCCTCCAGCGCTCCCTGACCTCGTCCGTGGTTCTGATTAGGACCGATGTGTTGGTTGGTCCTTCGTCTTCTTTTTCTAGTGGTCTTACCGACAAATCTGTCGAATCAGCGACGGCCTTCATTGCAGCTTCAAGGTTGCTGTCACTCATCTGTTTCCTCTTCGTTTGGTTCTTCTTCTACGGATACTATCTCAGCATCAACGATGTCTGCTTCACCCAACATTTGTCTCACAGCGCTTTCTGGGAGAACTCCAGACATCCCCATTAGTTGAAGAAGTTGCCTTGCTTCTGATTCTGGGTCAAATGTATTTCCAATTTGCTTGAGCTGTTCAGAGCCAGCAAGTGTTGCCTTTATCGTTTCGCTCGTCTTATTCCCAACATCCATCTGAACGCTGATGTTGGTTTGGTCCATGCCTAGAAGTTTTGTGCGCCTATCCATGATGGAAAGAACCTGCTGTATCGCCTTCAAGTCCGGCTCAACGGCAACTTCTGTTCCATCATCCATCACCTGTCTTCTGTGTTGGGTTAATGGCCAAATTGCCTGCTGAAGACTGTCCAGTCTTTCAAGTTCAAGCCGAAGAACTTCCGGGTAAGCCATCAAGGTCTCGCGGTTCATTTTCTCTAACTGACGAGAAATTGCTTTAGACACAGCGCTCGTTGTCATTCCAAAACGTCTTGCTATTTCGGATGTCGAAGTGCCAGCTTGGCGAAGCTTAAATATTCGCATGTCTCTTTCACCAAGAAACTCACGCGTAGCAATTTTATTGCTTTTGTCTTCGCTCATTACCCTATCTTAGTGACTTATTTGTCAACTTTCATGAACTCAATCACTTCGAACGGGAATACCTTGCCTCGTTTGATTTTCAAAGGCCACTGACGTTGGTCGCGAGCTCCTCTGAAGTGCCGAACGTCGTAAACGTATGGCTCGTTGGCTGTCGGGTCCGGTTGAAGAGAAATACCAAACTCCGGCCAGCGCGACCAAACAGCAGAACCAAAAGGACGCAATTCTCTTGTATTAAGAGTTGTTCCAAGTGGTGCGTGGTGCTCGAGCCAAAGAGCGCATCCATAAACTGTTCTAATTGTGTCTAGGTACTTGGCAACCTCAACAGCAATGGCCTCTGAGGTTCGTCCGCCTGGGTCGACGAATGCCTTATACAAAGGACCCATCACCAAAATGTCTGGCTTGACTCGCTCAATCGCTTCTTCAAGAATCAATCTGTCTTCTGGCTTCAATAGGTCCATTCCAGACGGTTTGGTTAAAACCTCTCCATAAACCCTGGCGACATGTCCGCGACGCATTGCTTGCGTAAGGATTGCAGAAGATGCTCTTCGAATAATTCGCTCAGGGTTTTCAAGGTCAACGGTCAAAGTTACGACGGGCTTCATCTGCCCGTACGTGAAAGGGTGAATACCAGCAGCAGCACAAAGCGCAACTTGCCGCGCGAGCATAGTCTTGCCAACGCCTTCGGCAGCAACAACGATTACTCTTTCGCCACGTTCAAGAAGACCAGGAATAACCCAGTCGTAAGATTCATCAACCTGCTCCGCAATAAAGTCGTTCCATTGAACCAGTCTGCCTGGGTCCGTGATTTGCTTCGATGTAGTTGCAGAAAGAATCATCGACATTTTTGAAACCATTTGACCAGGACTTAAGTCCTCCCTACCAAATAGTTCTTGAATCTTTACGAGCGCCGAATCAAAAACAGATTCTTTCTTTTCTTCGATTGGCTCGCTATCTTCTTGAAATTCATTTTCGACATTTTCAACATGCTCTGATTCATTTTCTTCAGATGGCGAAAATGCGACAAGTGTCTCAAATGTCCCACCTGAAGATAGGTGGTCAGTAATGTCTTTTACATCTGGGCAAACCCATGCCTGCGCATCGCACCCTGCATCTGTTAAGACTTTCAGCAGTTTTGAAGCATGCTCTCTTCCAGGGGCATCGTTATCTGCGACGATGTCTACAACTGCGCCTTTAAGCGCTTCTGTGTGGATGTCGAGCCAGTGTCCAGCTCCACCGGGCATTGTTGTTGCAACATACCCCAACGCAATAAGTGTGTCTGCGTCTTTCTCTCCCTCAACTACCCAAATTGGCGTTCCAGAATCTTTTGCAGCAAGAACAGCTGGAAGATTGTAGAGAATTTTTGGAACTTCTGAAAGCGAATATGACCATCCGCCATTCTCAACCGGTTTTCTCTGTCGAAAAGTCTTAACACCATCCTGATTTGTATATCGAACTTTTTGAAACAGCAATTCACCAGATTCGTCGATGTAGTCATAAGAGCAAACAAATTTAAGCTCCTCTTTAATGATGGGCTTTGGCGCCTGCGTTGACGTTTGTTGTTTTTCTTTTTTAACAATTGGCTTTTCGTAAATTGTGCTCGTGCCGTTTTGGGGCATTATGTCGGAAATCGCTAAACCAACCGAAGCACATATCTCTGCGACATCGCACCCATTGCCTCTATGGCAATGAACCAAAACGCGACCATCTGTTCCCTCACTTACAGAAAGAGATGGGTTGTTATCGTCATTCCTGCAAGGGCAGCGTGCCATAAAGTTCCCGCCACTTTGCCTGACCCCATCAAGTCTGTCAAGGAAGTTCTGGACGATTGGTCCGGGCGTTGTCACTGTGCTTCCCGCAGGGCTTTCTTTATTGCCGCATCCTTAAGGCGATAGTTGCCCTTATATGCAAACCCATTGGCGTTTCGCCTTCCGATTCCAGGAAGGAAAATTCTTGCTTCTCGAGATAGGAGAATCCCTTTGTCACTTCTCATCATTGCGCGTTCAGCTTCTGTTTTCCCTCCCCAAATACCAATTGGTTCATGACGAAGTGAATACTCAAGACAGTGCTCCATTGATGGGCATGAGTTGCAAAGCTCAATTGCTTCTTTTGTATCTGCCCTAAATTTAAGCCACTGTTCCCTTGGCAAACCTTTTTCGATTACTGGGAACCACTTGTCAACATCGTGTCCTTTGCAGTTTCCCTCTGCTGGCGGCGCATCGTAGTTTGGCAACAATTCAACTCCTTACGTCGGATTAGGTTTGGTTATCCTAGCGACGTCGGATGAAGAAAGAAATACCAGAGCGTGTTTTACTACAAGATTTCCGGAGATGTCTGTTGCGACAATATCTATTGCTTCTAATGGTATTTTAAACTTTGAAGCAATTGCAGCTTTCATTTTGCTTATATCAATTTCTTCTTCAACAAATTTTACATTGTCATCAATGTCTGTTGGAATGGCTCCGGCGGTAAGAGCTTTCATTTCGCCATCTTTTTCCACAGCACGAAGACACCATGCACAAGCTAATTTTGGCGTCGAAGCAGCGCGCGCACGTGTTTCAGTGTGCCCACAAGAAAGCAAGTGTCGGTATTCGACTTTTCCCCAAGCACCCTCACGGGTAATTTGAACCACATCTTGGCGTGGCGCTTTGCGATGTTCAGTTGTCACAGCCCACCATTATGGTGGAAGAGGAAGTTATTTTGCGATACCCTTAAACAACTTTCGCAACCACTTCTTCAAGCCGCGAGCATCAACTGATACTTGCGCTGGAATGCTGTCGATAAGTTGTTCAATTTTGTCTGCATGCTCAGCCACTTGCTTTGCTGCTACTGCTTCTACGAAGTCTTCTGCTTTTGCAAAAGTGCTTTTTGGAGCAGCCTTCTTTGCAGGAGCCTTCTTTGCGGCAGCCTTCTTTGCAGGGGCCTTTTTTGCTGTTGTCTTTTTCTTTGATGTTGCCATGACCTTGACTTTATCAAACCATTTACCACCGTGGCGGAACCACCTCCCCTGTAGAAGCGCGGTCCGACCTAGGCTGTTGCCGTGGAAGGCTCTTATGACAATGATTATAGTAAAATAGCTCTTGCTATAACTGCCGCCCAACTAGCAAAGTCGACCAGCGTAAAAGAATTCGGAATCGGCGAAGACCTGGCTATCAATTTTTTTGGCTGGGATGAAGAGCGACTAGCCATTGTCTGCCAGATAAGGCAGGATTTGATGAAGATTGACCCAGAAGAGCGTTTAGCACGCTGTACGGAGCTCTGTGCGGTTCTCAGGCGATACTGGGGGGTGTCTTCGATAACAATGGTGGCCGAGGGTTACTGTTCTGCAGATATGGCCGAGACAGAGGGTTTATCGCTAGCAGATGCATTTCTGGACGCATCAAAACCAGTGAAAGAGTGCATTACGGTAACAAACGTCACTTTAGACCAGAAGGCCGTAGAGGATGGCGGTTTTGTGACTACAATTCTTGCCGTTCCTTATGCATACGAGCTGGGACGGACACTGAAGTGGTTTGACACCCTCATCTACACCAATGGTGGAGGCAAGAATTTTAGGAATTCAAAGTATCCACAGTCAATGAGGCGAGCCTTGAAAAACAAGGTTGTTGACGACCTCCCGGACGAGGCATACGAGGAGCTGGTAAGCCTGATTAATTCAAATGGATTTCATATACAAGAATTTTATTAAAGTATAATAATTCAAATGCCATTTTATGACAACTCATACGACGACTTGTATGGTCGTTCGCGCAATCTATTCGACAACGTCACAATTCTGCCAGCTGATAGGACTCCGTGCCTCGTGTGTGGGCATCCAACTGGGGACTGTGCTGGGGATAACTCATCCCATACGAGGATAGCTGGGTTCGGAATGATTGAATCACTTAAAGTTGTTCAAACTTTTTTGGTAGAAGAAGACATACACGAAGAGAGACAAATAACACCTTCGATAAAAACAAAAGTTCTGTTGCACAAGAAGGGTAAACAGATACCATATGCCGAAGCCGAGCGACTTGGGTTAATAAAAAAATGGACAAACTAAGAGCAAAGTTACTACGACTTTAGACCCTTTCAGTATTCTCGGCTAAGTTAAAATCGATACCTACTCAAATCACTATCACAACAGGACAAATCATGACTTCGCTTGACCAATCATTCGTGGATTCGTATTCTCTAAAACAAGCTCCTTGGGGCTTCAACGGTATGGGGGAAATTGTATTTCTTCGTACTTACAGCCGCAAGAAAGAAGATGGAAACAACGAAACTTGGCCAGAAACCCTTCAGCGCGTAATCAATGGAGCAATGGAAGTTGGAGTTGAGTACACAAAAGAAGAAGCAGAGGCACTGTTTGACCACTGCTTTAATCTTCGTTGCTCATTCTCTGGTCGTTCGCTTTGGCAGCTTGGAACGCCTCTTGTTCAGAAGTTCAATGCAACATCACTTAACAACTGCTACTTCACCAACATCGAAAAGATTGAAGACTTTGAATTGTTGTTCGAATACTTGATGCTTGGTGGTGGCGTTGGCTTCTCCGTTGAGCGCTCAAAGATTCACGACTTGCCAAAGGTTAAAGCAGGAGTCACAATCACGCACGAACGTTCCAACGATGCAGACATCATTGTCCCTGACTCACGTCAAGGTTGGAAGCGTCTCTTGCATGCAGTGTTGAAGTCATATTTCGACACGGGTAAGTCTTTCTCATACTCAACAGTTCTTATCCGTGAATACGGTGCGCCATTGAAGACATTTGGTGGCACTGCATCTGGCCCAGGAGCACTGATTGATGGTATTGCCGACATTTGCAAAGTGATGCAGAATCGTGAGGGCAAGAAGCTCCGTTCAATTGATGTCCTAGACATCTGTAACATCATTGGCCGCATTGTGGTTTCAGGCTCATCACGTCGTTCAGCACAGATTGCGATGGGTGACCCGGACGACGTTCTTTTCCTCCGTGCAAAAAATTGGGCATCTGGGAATATTCCTGCGTGGAGAGCGAACTCCAACAACTCCATATACGCCGACCACTACGACGAAATCATGTCGGAACTGTGGAAGGGGTACGACGGAACCGGCGAGCCTTACGGCTTGTTGAATCGTCGACTTGCTCGTAAGTTCGGAAGACTTGGTGAAGCAAAGCCTGACAACTCAATTGAGGGCTTTAACCCTTGTGCTGAAATCGCACTTGCTGATGGAGAGTCGTGCAACTTGGCAACAATATTCCTGCCAAACGTTGAGTCCCTTGAGCAATTTAAAGAAATCTCAAGCTTGCTCTACAAGACACAAAAGCAAATCACTCGCATGGCTTATCCATACGAAAAGACAACAAACATCGTGAGCAAGAATGCACGACTTGGTCAGTCTGTTACTGGAATCCTCCAGTGTTCAGAGGAACAAGTTTCGTGGTTGTCCCCTGCTTACGAGTATTTGCAGGAATTTGATAAGCAATACTCCGCAGAGCGTGGATGGCCAGCATCAGTTCGTTTGACGACCGTTCAGCCATCAGGAACGCTTTCATTACTTCCTGGAGTGACTCCTGGAATTCACCCTGCATTTGCTCCTTTCTATGTGAGACGTGTTCGCTTTGGTTCTTCAGACCCACTCGTTGAGGCTTGTCGCAAGCGTGGATACAAGATTCAGTGGGATATTGGAATCGACGGCAGAGAAGACCACACTCGCTATGTTGTGGACTTCCCATGCATGTCACCAGAGGGTTCGACACTTGCTGCGGCAATGACTGCTGTGCAACAGCTTGAATGGGTAAAGAAGATGCAAACTGAATGGGCAGATAACGCCGTGTCGGTTACTGTCTACTACCGCAAGGAAGAGCTTGGAGAAATCCAGGAATGGCTTTCAAAGAACTACGACAAGAGCGTTAAGTCAGTTTCGTTCCTGCTCCACGTAGACCACAACTTCTCTCTTCCTCCATATGAAGAAATCACCAAGGAGGAGTACAACAAGATGCTCGCCAAGGTTGACTTCTCTGCGCCATTGCAAGATGTAACTTTTATGGGTGATTTGGACCTCGACAATTGCGCAACAGGTGCTTGCCCGATAAAGTAGAGGCATGGCAGGAAGAAAACCAATACCAGAAGAAGAACGTTTTTGGGAAAAAGTGGACAAGTCTGGACCAAATCCAAATTATCCAGATTGCTGGGAATGGACTGCGCATAAGGTAAAAAAATACGGTCATTTTGTATGCAAGCAAGATGGAGTCAATAAAAAACTTGGCGCCCACGTATACAGCTGGCAAAAAGCAAATGGTAAGCGGGTGCCGAAAGGGCTTGAAGTCTGCCATACCTGCAATAACCCACCATGCGTTCGCCCTGACCACCTAGAGGCCGAGACTCGTTCCCATAATCAGCGTTATTCTGTTACGAACGGCAACAACACGCAGAGAAAAAAAACACACTGCCCATATGGACATCCATACGATGAAGCGAACACAATCAAAAAAATAAGCAAACATACCGGTCTTGATACACGAGATTGCAGGACTTGTCAAAAGAGATGGAAGAAAGAACGCGTTGCACGCAGACAGAAGGAAAAGGGAATAGAACCCAAAAAACCAAATCACTGCAGAAAGGGTCACGACTTCAGCGTTTACGGGGAGAAGTGGTACGTAAAAAAAAGCGGACGCCCATACCGAACGTGCGTAGAGTGTATGCGGATTAGAGAGAGAAAGAGGAGAAATGGCTAAGCACATGCCACATATTGAAAGATTTTTCCAGAAAGTTGATAAGTCTGGTAATGAAAAGTTTCCGGATTGTTGGATTTGGACTGGTGCGCCAACAAGCAGGAATTATGGTTCTTTTTCCTTCTACACCAAGAAGCCCGCGATTGGGGCGCATGTATCAAGCTATCTTTTCCACAAGGGCGATGTCCCAAAAGGAATGCTTGTGTGTCATCATTGCGACAACCCACCGTGTGTTAATCCAGAGCATTTATTCCTTGATACAAACTCCGGGAACATGAGAGACATGATGAAAAAAGGTAGACATGGCTGGACGAACAGGGAGAGAACCCACTGTAGGCGTGGTCATGAATTCGAAGTTTTTGGAGTGATAAAGCGCACAAAAAAAGATGGGACAAGCTACCGTACATGCAAAGAATGCATAAAAATAAATAGAAAGAACAACAAGAATAAGTAAATATGCGTCGGTGGCCAAATGGATAAGGCAACAGACTTCTAATCTGTAGACTGTAGGTTCGAGTCCTACCCGACGCGCACAGTGGCAAGTAGCTCAGTTGGCAGAGCAAGGGACTGTTAATCCCTGGGTCGTAGGTTCGAGCCCTACCTTGCCAGCCACTATACTGACGATGGCCTCTTGCTAGAGGGCGTCATTAATATTTCTGTCGGTGCGCAGTTAGAGCGTCTAGCAAGCACTATTTGGAGCGATGGCAGAGAGGCTTATTGCACCTGTCTTGAAAACAGGAGTCCGTTTGCGCGGACCGGGGGTTCAAATCCCTCTCGCTCCTCCACTTATGTTACGCTTTTACGCACGCAGTAGCATCAGGGGTAGAGCACCCGTGGAATCTAACGGGAGGTCTCTGGGTTCAATTCCCAGACTGCGTGTCTAAGCCCGTTTAGCTCAGTGGTAGAGCTCTTCACTTGTAATGAAGCGGTCCTCGGTTCAATCCCGAGAGCGGGCTCTAACTGGGGTAGAATTTAGCCCCTATGGGCATAACGATTTACAGAAACCAGAGAATTGGCGTAATACCGCCAACCCCAGCTACCTCTGTTATTGAAGACTCGGTCACCCCTGAGAGCGTAAAGGCACTAATTGAGTACGGCTCCATGCTGGGTCATCCTGTTTCGTACGCCCAGGAACAAAATGGAAGATTAATCCAAAATCTTGTTCCAGTTCATAAGACTGAATACCAGCAGATATCAACATCATCGAAAGTTGAGCTGGAGATGCATACCGAGTCATCATTCCATCCATACAGGCCTTCATACGTCCTTCTTCTTTGCTTGCGCGGTGATGATGCGGTGGCAACCACTTACGCTGATGATTTCGACATCGTTCCAAGATTAAGTCAAGAGGCAATTTCTGTGCTTCAAAAAGAATGGTTTACAACTCAGATTGACCAGAGTTTTAGGTCAGATGGACAGCCAGATATCGATGTTAGGACGGCGATACTTGAAGAAACAAATAGGGACGCTAATCCAGGATGGAAGATAACTTACGACTCTTGGTTCATGAAAGCCGTTGGAGATGGGACTGAAGAATCTCGCATGCAGGCTCAAAGAGCACTCAAGGAAATGCGTGATGCGGTTAATGATTCAACAAAAGAGGTTGTCTTGAAGACCGGTGACTTACTTGTTATAAATAACGATTGCACCGTCCATGGACGAAAGCCATTTCAACCACGATATGACGGAACGGATAGATGGGTTCAGAGGATGCTTGTGGTGCGTGAAATGCCACCGCCAGAGCACGTTAATGGCCATATGATTACCACCGAGTTCAACTAATGATGGATTTTGACGTGATGTTCGAACCAAGATACGACCTTTATCAGGTCGCAATTTTTCAATCCAGATATAGCGGGATATATGAAGGTGGGGAATGGTTCGCAATTGCTAATTTTAAGAGTTTTGACGAAACTGGAATTTCGGAATATGTATTCGGCGATGATTGTGATGCCGTAGATTTTTGGATGTCTGAAAAATCAGAAATGATTGGAGTTGGGAGTACGCCAGATGCTGCTGTAGCGAATCTCTATGAGCGGTACGAGAAAAAGGGTGGACCTACTCAAACATCTCAGAGTTGATAAAGCTCATTTTATTCCATAGTTTTTTTACCAATGGAATTGAAGTTACAGCAACAAATAGAGCAATAGCAACAGTAAGTATCAATGAGTTCTTTTTACCAATTTTTAGCTTATTTACATTCATGATTGGTCCCATCTATTCTAGAGATACTATCTATAGGTTCATCTTATAACAAGATTGCACGCCATAATGTACGTTATGTTCTACATCGTCTTAATTTTAACAGCAACAGCAGTAGTGTCCATTCATAGATTCGTTATGAACTCGGTTGAGTCATACGATGGCTACGGTGCAGGTTCGTTCCGTGAATGGAAAGAATTCGAGAGGCAGAAGCTAGGCTTCTAGGCTACTTAACGTATATTCCTATACGTTCTAACTCGGTCCCCTCGTCGCTGATAAACCTATAACCCTCTGGCTTTGGGTCTGGCTCGTCTTTCCATACTGGAATCATCGAATCATTGCCATAGGCAAAGTCCGAATTTTCTCTTAGGTGAATTTCGATTAGTTTGCCACCAATAAACTCGCAGTTGATTGTCCTGTACTGAAGCGGGATTAACCCTATGAACTGTGGCAGAGGGTGCCATTTATCTGTTTTTTCCCATTTAGTGAATCTTTGATAGGGGCGCTCTAAATGCTTTGTCCCAACTGTTTTAAGGATTGGCTGATACCCCTTGTAGTCAATGCTTAGGTGTTCTCCCTCGAAAACCTCACACCAGAACTCGCCTGGGTGCAGAAGTTCTGTTGTGTCTTCTTCTATGTATATTTTTCTTGCTTTTTCTCCCATGCCCTCGATATTCATTACTGGTTTCACGAAGTACTCACCCGGCTTCGGAACGGGGGTTCCACGTGGTCCACAGATATGTCCGGAGAGCCTGGAAACAATTAACTTGTCAAATAACCAGAGGTGTTTTGGGTCGCAGTTAAGCCATGCTTTTGCTTCTAGTGATTGCTCCACATTTACGGCTCAATGAAGATGCACTCGCCAGGGCACTCTTCGGCGGCTTCTACTACGTCAGATAGTCTTTCGTCTGCGAAAGATGCCATTCCTTGTGCGCCCTCTGGATTCCCCACAGCGGCCGCATAAATCTTGTCCCCTTCGCGCACATACGCAAGACCGTCTGGCATCATGTGAAAAACATCTGGGGCTATCTCTGCACATAGTCCGTCTCCAGTGCATAAGTCTTGGTCAATCCACACTCTCATTACTTAAATTCGGTCCAGGTTTTATCGCCGACGCCGAAATATTCTCTTGCGTAACCAGACTGAATGATGTCCTTGTTGAGACATGCTGTCGTTGGGTCGTCTATCTTGTCTGAGCTGTAGATTCGTGCAAGAACACGCCCATATTTGTCATTCTTGTCTGGAATGGTGTTAACAAATACCCATTTATGGCTTGTCAACCAGTCCTTGGTGAACGACTTAGCCTTAAGACCCATCTCTTTTTCTGCAAGGTCTTTGGTTCTTGATTCAGGAGTATTTACTCCATACAAGCGAACACGAATTTTGTGATGGATGCTAAAACCAAGGTCTATCATCAAATCAATCGTGTCACCATCAACGACGTTGAGGACTGTAGCCCCATACCAAAATCGCTGCATCAGAAATTTCTTATGTTGCGATTTTGGCCAGATGTTCTTTTGTACTGATTGCCCGGCAATCGAGGACGGTCTATTGTTGGTCCTTGGCTGCCGCGTGATTCACCAATTCTTGGACGGTCTATGGTTGGTTTGCCAACAGGGCGAATATCGTCCCGTCTACGGTTACCCGGTTTAATCTTGTTTGGATTGGAGCGGTCGATGTTGTCAGGACGACGTTTATCATTTGCTCCTGTTCTTTTGTCAGGACCATACAGCTGGAGTGTTCCATCACGCTGTTCTTTGATGTATTCCCTGTCTTTTGGGTCCTTTCCGTCGTATTGCTGCAACTGTCCATCAGCGTCTTCCAGAATGTATCCCGGCTTATACTCGGACCGACTGGCTCTATCAGCCGAATCTGGTTTTCTATTTGGGGCTGAACGGTCTGTTCTGTCGGCGCCTCTGCGGTCATCTGCGCTCGTTGGTCTGCGCGAATCCGTCTGACCACGACGTGTTGCAGCATCTCTTGTTCCTTGAGCTTCTTGACGGCCGACACGAACTGGTTGGTCTCCTGCTACTCGGTTTCCAGTTCCTCTGTCAACGCTGTCTGGGCGTCTCCTATCGTCGGCGCTTGTAGGGCGGCGTGAGTCTGTTTGACCGCGGCGAGTTGCGGCGTCTCTTGTTCCCTGTGCTTCTTGACGACCCACACGAACCGGCTGGTCACCAGCAACTCTGTTGCCAGTTCCCTTGTCAATCGAGTCAGGACGACGTCTATCATCGGCGCTTGTTGGTCTACGTGAGTCGGTTTGACCGCGACGTGTAGCAGCGTCAGAAACTCCAGTTGTTTTTCCACGATTCGCCTGAACTCGCTCTGCCGAATCGATTCGACGAGCTGGCGGAGAATTATCGATTCTGTCCGCTGGTTTTCTATCTGCAGCAGATGAGCGCTGTGCCTGACCGGTAAGTCTGTCACTTTGCGCTTGATTTCTTCTATCTCTTGCTGCATCCGTGTTTGCTCTACCGATTTGTGCTTGCGCTTCAGCCCCAGCTCGCACCGTCTGCTTGTCAAAAGCAGCTCTTGCTCTAGCTCTTGCGTCTCTTTCTTTCTTTGAACGGTCTGCTACGTCCCTGTTCGGCTTGATGCCTTGAGATGCAAGCTGTCCACGTACAAATTTTCTACGTCGCTTTTCATAGTCAGTGTTGCTTTGACGCTTGTACGGAACTCGCTGTTCATCTGGCGTGCCATCAAAAATCATTCCGTCGCCGTCAGCATCAACCATGTCGAGCGAACCCTGGGCTGTTGCGCCAATTGTTCCACCGCGCTGCTGACCTATGGTCTGTCCTTGAAGTTGCTTTTCTTCTACTGATTCAGAATCATCTTTTTTCTTTGTGTTCTGGTATCTCTCAAGAAGTCTCTTGCCCTTAGCGGCGAGCTTCGCTGCATCTTCTGCATTCTTTGGAACTCTTTCACCCCAAGCTGCAGCAGAAAGAGCCAAACGTGTTGCTCTACCTTTTTCATCGACCATTGGGCCTGATGGATTCGTAAAAAATCTTGTTAGGAATGAACCCTTGCGACGCATCTTCTCTGGCGTATCAGCAGCACCCTTCACTCCAGGCTTTAGGTTTGAGCCTTCTGTTCTGTTGAAGTGCGCTCTCCCAGCTGCTGTCAAACCACCCTTTGGGTCTTTTAGTTTTTGCTTTGCTGATTTCTCATCTACCGGAACGCAGTTTGGAACCATCTTTCCGGCCTTGCTTCTCTTCATCCCGATTTGCTTATAACCGTCCCAGCACGGACTGTCTGATGCTTTTGTTTCGTTGTCCTCGAAAGAGTCAAAATCATCCGAGTAATTATCAAACACTTTTGACGAGAAGTACTCGTCGTATATAGGCATTAATTCTTCGTCATCTACTTCTGATACCACTTCAACCTTGAGATTGAGCAATTCTTCGAAAAGTTGGTCGTCATCTATTTCGTTCATTTCACAATTCTCCCATATTTTTATTGGTTTGAAGGACAATAAATGATAACACTAGCCAGCGTCAACAATCATGTGAATCCTATGAGTGGAGCCATTGTTGTCGACTCTGTGAACCCTGTTGGTGTTGTCTATCACCCAAATCTCCCCTGGTTTTAAATTCTTAGAAATACCACCAACCGTGAATGTGCAGGAGCTATTTGTGACAATAGGTATGTGTATTCTGTGAGTGTTTCTGGTGACCACCCCCTGGTCTTTATGCGGCTTAATAATCCCTCCAGGGTTCATCCTTGTCAACATCGAGGACGTTTCTGAAACTTGACCAATGGATTCTCCTGCAATTTTGCATATTTCCATTATGTCCGAACTGAATTGTTCGTAATGTTGGTGCTTTTCTGGACTGTACTCATTGGACTTTGGAGAATACTTCAACGGGATTGTCTCGGTGTGATAACTGGCTATCCCCCCTGTGTTTTTTCTACCCTTATATTCACTCCAATCTAGGTCATTGAAGGATAAAACCTTATTCAGTAGATTCTGAAAGTCTGGGAAAATTCCCACATATCTAAATGCTTCATTTTCTTTCATGAAATCATCCTATATAAAGCAAAAACCTCACGCCCCCATTGCTGGAAACGTGAGGTTTGCTTTTACTTGGTTTGAATTACGCTTCTGGAGCTCCGTCGAAGTCAATCGAAACGAACGCTTCTGGACGCTTAACAGCGAGAGCAAGTCTCTGTTCTGCAAGAATCACGATTGCGTTGCGCACGAAGAAGTCTGAGTGCTGTTCCGAAATTCGGATTGAAGCCTGCTCGCGGTCGTACAGCTGTGCAGCAGTACCGAAGGCGCCGACGAGGCCGGTTCCTTCTGTCATTGCTGGAGTGTCGATAACTGGCATTCTCCAAACGCGTGGCTCGCCACCCATTGCAACCGAAACTGCGATGAGGTATTGACCCTGCTCGTCCTTCGTCAACTCGATGTCTTCCCAGTCGTTCGGGTGCAATACAACGCCCGATGGCTCGTAGTAAGCCAAGAACGAGAGTGTTGCGGCACGACGGATTGCATCAGCCTTGGTGTCTGCTACTGGAAGTGTTGCACCATCTGACCAGGCGTATGTCTGGATGTTTGGTGTGTTCAAAACGCCCAAGAGGTTCTCGCCAGCGCCGTCGCCATTGAGGATTTGGTTGTCTTCCAACAAACGAAGGCCGTACATCAATTCGTTGTCGATGATTGAACGCAGCTGTGGCTCATCGGCAAGGACGTTGCGGTGTGCAGCTTCCCAGTGTGCCAATGTGCGAACAGGAGCCTGCTCACCAACGAATGAGAATGATGACTGTGGCTTCAACGCGAATGCGTTGTTTCCACCGTTACGCTCTGCGATTGTTGATGCCGAGTTAACACCAGCAGCGTAGCCGTAACCCTCCTGGATAGGAGTGGTGAAACCGAGCTGACGGAAGTACTCAATAACAGCAGCAGTTGTTGTGCGAACTGGGAACAAGTCACGAACACGCTTTGTGCGCATTGGCTGTGTAATCATCGCATCGCGCTGTACTGAACCAAACGAGCCAAGACGGCTGTTTGTTACGTCAGTGCCAGGAAGTGCTGAGTAAACGTCCTTCACATTGTATGAACCAGATGTGAACGAAGCCTTTACCTGCCATGGTGCAACCATGTTTGCGCCGTTACGGCCGTTTGCGAGTGTCTTGAATTCAGCTGAGTCCAAGAACATTTCGCCGATTGACTTGATTTCACGGCTTGAAAGCTGTGCAACTTCTGCACTTGCTGCAGCGAATGAACCTGCAACACTTTCTGCTGGCTGTGAAGCCCAAGAATCAACGCTGTTCATTGTCTGCATACCGTCAATGAGGCTCTTGATTTCCTTGATGTCTGACATGTTCTTGTCGAACGCTGTCTTCTGCTCAGGGGTGACGACAACTGTGCCGTCTTCTACACGGAATGAATCCGCAATGGCCTTATTATCGGCCATCTTTCCACGAAGTGCACCTTGCAGTTCGTTTAATCTTGCATTGTCTTGCGACATGTTTTGCTCCTATTGGAATTGATTGAGGGTTGGGTTGTTAACTTTTATTGTGGCTTAGGTAAGCACCCAGCCCTAGTTATATAAAGTAACAGAGATTTACACCTTTTAGTGGAACTACTTTATTTGCAAACAAAAGTGTGTAAATGATTAAATTAATCTTCTGTTAGTTCTTCTTGGATTGATTTTTTTCTTTTTAGTTTTCCTAGCTCTTCTCGTAAAACTGTTCTGATTACATTTCTTTCTTGCGCAGCTCTTCCTCTTCGCCCAAGCGAAGTTGTGCCGGCTAAACGGGCGTAATCACTCATGTTTGTGCATGGCATCCAAACTGCCCTGCCAGTTTTGGATATTCTTCTGCTTATCCCAATACACCCCATTTGACGCGAACGAGCACGAGCTGATTCTGGGTCAGTAAAAACATCTGGGTCGTTGTCTCTAACGTATTGAGGTCCAGTCATTGCCGCTTTTGCCATGCTCGCACCAAACATGTTCATTGTTGGGCCGCCAGAAACAGTTGAGCCGCTTGATACGGATGAGCCAACGGCTTGGGGTGGGGCGAACTGATTTGGGCCAGAAGTTATTCCTGGAGCAGAGCCGTTAATCCCCTGTATTGGCCGTTCATTAAGTTTTTCCCAACCATCTCTTTTTTTCTTGCGTTTCTTACGACCTACTTCTTCTCTTTCTAAACGCCCTTCGAACGATGACTTCTCTTTCCATTTAGAAGTTTCGGCTCTATTGGAAATTCGCTCCAAGGAATCCATTGAAGCACAAGGCATCCAATTCCCGTCTTCGTCTTTGTGTGCTCCTCTGCATCCAATCATTTCTGCAACACGAAGAGCTTCCATCTTCTTGACTAATTCTTTTTGCTTAGCCATCTTAGAATCGCTTCAGTCTTTGCTCTATAGCTTTGCTTATTCTTGTGCCATGGCTTAATTCTTGGTTTTCAGATATTGATTTAACTCTTCTCAGCGAGCGGTTGCTCGTGCAGCCAATTTCTGACTTCTCGTCAATAAATCGAGATATCTTTCTTGACATGCCAAATCCTGCTGTTTCTTGAATTTTCATAGATTCAAAGGATTGTTTGTATTCTGAGCGTTGGTCGATAAATTTTCCAGATTTAGTATCGATTGAGACTTTTTTACTTTTTGCCTCTTTTATCAAAGAAATCTTTTTAATTTTATTTTTGAAAGATTTTGCTCTGTAGTCGAACTTTGAGAATTCTGATGAATTTTTATCCACTTTCTCTGATTTAGTCTCAATTTCTGAATTCTTGTTAATTATGGTTCTACCAACAAAAATAGTTTTTGAAGCAAAAGTCTTCTTAATTACCTTTTCGGCAAATTCATTCAATTCTATTTTCTTTGACAATGTTTTATCAATAATTGATTTTGCTGCATTATCGCTAACAGACTTGAATGTAGTTGATTCAGTCCATTCTGGAGCTTTTATATCAGCTTCTGAAGAAACTGTCTTTTGGGCGTGCTCAGCCCAATCCGAACCCATTTCATGGAAACCATAAAAAGACAAAGAATCATCACTTTTCACAACTAGTGCAAATGGAGTATCTCTGACTACATCTTTAATTACGAGTATTTCAGGCATTTGTTCCACCTTTGAGTACTTCAACAATGCTTCTCTTGCTGTTAGAAAGTGTTTCTAGTCGGTTTTTGTATAAAGTTTCTACTATCGACAAGTGTGTCTTTTCTCCGGCCGAGAGACCATCTTTTTCGAATCTTCTACGTAGCTCATTCATCTTAAAAGAGCGTGCCCTCTTGAGTAGGGCTTCAATGTGTTTTCTATACGCAACCTGCTGGTCCTGTTTCAAGTTGTTGTAGTACTCGGAGTACCTGGCACCGTTTGAACCCTGGTAAAAACCAGCGATGGTCATTTTTGTTCTCTTGGATATTTGAATCTTGTCAAGGTCAACCAACCCAGAGGTCACGTTCTGTGCAAGCATCGGCACTGCGCCTTCAGGGGTTGTTAATGGGTAAATTGAAGAACTTGGTCTGTCTCTTTGGTCTGTCAAGAAATCAGAAATCATTATCGTAGCAACATCTTCTGGCTTGAGGTCCGAGAACTTTACGTCAGGGCTAAATTTTGCGCCCTTTAGCGCTGTTTCGACATCTTCTCGGATATATCTTCTCTTATCAGACGGCTTGTCAGCAAAGATTACGTCAGGGGATTGTAGGCCAAGATGTTGCTGAACATCTGACGCAAATCTTTCAGCCAAGTGCTGATACTTGTCTGGAGATGAGTAAAGAAAGTATTTATCTGCGCCAATCGTTAGAAGAGACTGGTTGTTTGCAAGTTTTCTTTCCTGTATAAGCTTGCTGTTCGACAATAGTTTTGGCATGATTTCCGCTGAAACCATAGATATCGAGCCACCAGCAGAGATGTGTTCAATTGCAGCTTCAAGTGAGGTTATTTTCTTCCCAGTTTGAGCATTTGATGACGACTGTCTCGCAACGGCTGCACTTTCTCCTGCAGGAGCTTTTGGCCTTCTTTTTCCGGAGAAAGCCTCTGTGGCCCAACGAAATTTACCTTTTACTATCTCGTTTGGATTCTTTAGTCCTATAAAGTTTTCCGAGTATCTAATTCCATCACCCGTTTCGTCTGCAACCATCTTCAGCTTCGATGCAGGGTCGGATGTTGACTGCGACTCAATTGCCGTATTGACAGTGCGACCAAGTTTCCTTCTCTCACCAACTGAAAGCTTTCTTGCCTTCTCTAGCGTGATTGTGGAGCCACCAGGCAAAACATAGACAAGAGACTTAACGCCAGTATTCGAAAGAAGTCCAAGCTCGTCGTTGCCTATGTCATCTGGAGAAAGAGCTGAAAGGATGTATGTTGCGCCTTCCATGTCTCTGTTATCCGGGATTGCTCTCAAAACCTTTGCAGGGACTACTGGCTCTAAAACAAAACCGTCTCTTCTAACCATTCTTGTAGCCTTGCCGTTATATCCACCAATTTCTGAAACCATTCCTTTTACTTGTTCAGCAGCAGAACGTGGATTATCAAGAGATACTTTTGGAATCTGTGGCTTGCGTGATTCAATCAGATTTCCAGGCAGGTCGCCACCGGTAAGAGGTTTTCCTGTTACGGGCTCTGGTTTTGCTGGTCCGCGTCCTGCGCGTCGAAGAGCAGCAACGAGCATCCTTAGTGGTGACGGAATATCAAAAAGTTTTGCTCCGCAAGTTGATAGACGAGAGTCAGTAAATCTTCCACCGTACTGGTAGCCCTCTGGACATCTGTAGCCACGATTTTGTCCTGGCTTTGAACCACCGACACCACCAGGCTTTCCAGGGGTAAGTGTTCTGTATATAGCAGAACGAACTGGAGAACGAATTGGGTCTGAGTCTCCGGGTATAGCAAGGCTTCTCAATGTTGAACCAATGCGTGATGCTTTTGTCTGTATCTCTACAGAGTCAAATGCACTCTTTCTGAGTATTCTGTCCGTGCCATTACGCTTGGATAAAGCCTTGAATGACACTACATTTTCAGAAAGCTTCATTCTTGAGCGCGCAATATTATGCAGATTCTTTGCATCAATATCTGCAATTACGATACGCGCGACAACTACGGCACGCTCAGGGCAGCATGGCAATGAGCCATCAATTTCACTCATAATCCCCACCGCAGCATTCTGCAGACTTGCGACCAGAAGGGATTTCAAACTTTACGGTTTCGCCTTTTTCGTCTTCACCCTCCATTTCCCAGTTATTGTCATCCCTGAGCAATTCTGCAAACTTTGGTTCCATCTCAATGAAGTCACGCAAAACGCTAAAAGCGTGAAGAATGTCTGATTCGGTTACTACGTCATTTGGCTTTTTGTCATTAGCGCCTTTGAATTCATGGAAGAAAACATCATCTTCGTAGTACGAGTCATTTAATGACTTCTTTGCAGTTCTCTTTGCGGCGCTGCGGAGATGGCTGGCAAACTCAGTGTTCGTCCAATTTCTCTTCTTGAGCTTTCCGCGGCAATTCTTCATGCCCGGATGATGGCATCCCTCGTTTGGCCAAAGACCAGTTGTTTCATGATGTAACCATGCGCAAATATTGTTCAATGGGTATAGCTCTGGGTGGTTTGCAAGAATCACTCGGCAACGACGGAATCCGCCTGGTTTGCGCATGATTGGTCGCCAGTAGCGTAAAAGTCTTTCTAGGTTTCCACGACGAGGGCCGTATCCACGGAGCAGGTCGCCAGTAACCAGCTCTTGAGGGATTATTCCGCCAAGAGGGTCGAGTTTCACTTCGTTATTTTCGAATTCAGAACTCATTGCCATCCTCGTGTTTATTTGCGGAATTGTCTACCTTATAATCTACCATTTTAATGAGACTCTTATTATTTATAAAGTCAATTGCTCGTGCATTCTTCTTTTCGAGCTTCACTTTTGTTTCACCAACTGTTGACAGTGTTGTTATGCCCTCAAGAACTTCTTTTTCTATTTCGACATCTTTCTTGATGAACGTCTCATACCACTTGCCCTTTGTTGGATTCTTGGGAGCATCCCATAGAGAACGATGAAACTTGGTGTTTCTAATCTTGTTTAATCCTTGCGCTTTTGAAGCCCATGAAAAGAAGTGAATCTTTACAGAAGAGCCATCTGGCCTAACGATTGCTCCGTCCTTTTCTCCAGCCTTTGCGTCCACGTCGTAGTAAACCTTATTGCCGTCGTATGTTCCAACAAGTACAGCTTTCATGATTAGTCGACCATCAAATCTAATTGTCCGCTTTTTCTGATGCTGTCAAGTGTTTTCTTTAGTTCTGCTTCAACTTCTGCATCGATGTTTCTTTTAATTATCTCATCAACCCTGGTTGTTGGACTGGCTGTTTTGTCGTAAGAGCGAGGGTTCTCGATGTTTATTCCCTGTGGGTGAGCGAACTTAACATAACCAACTCCCATGCCTTCATACTTCTCTTTAATCTTCTTGGCGGCGCGGTACTCCTTGAGCTTGACCATGCTTGCCGTATTCAGTGGTTTGCCCCCAGATATTGAATAGAAGTAGGCAACCTCTTCTGGCGTGAATCCAAGTTTCTCAAGTTTTGATGCAAGCGACCTGTCGTTCACCACATCTGAGATATCTTCTGATTCAGCAATCTTGGCCACCTTTGAATACGGGTAGTGAATTCCCTCAACTTCATTCTTCTTGAATCCACCAAGAATCTGAGCCTCAAATGGCTCATGGGAACGAGCCGATGAGTCAACTGACCCAACTGGTGCCATCTTTCCATTTTCATCCATTGACGCATTGACGGAAGAAAAGTTCTTATCCATCTTTGCTCCGAGTAGATGAAGCATTGCTTCAGTGTTCTGTTTCTTTGAAGAAATTCCGTCAGCATTCATGATTGCGTCGGCAATGTCGTCAGGGTCGTTGGAGTTCATCGCTACTGGTCTGTGCGCCGACTGTAGAGCCTCTCCACGCCCATAGGCGGTGCGATTAGACACTTCAGGCTTAAGGATTACCTCTATTTCTCCGAGTGCAGTAAGACCGTCGCCAACCACGTCATTATCGCCAATCTCAAAGATTGCATCACTTCCGATGTTCCCCTTGCCAGATGCGGCTATCTGCCTCTTCTTCTCTTCGTTGTGTGAACGATGCACAACATATCCGCTTACTGGTTTTGCAGAGTTTGGGGTTGATTTGCTAATACCAATTCTGCTGTTGTACTCATCTCTAAATGCATCAGATGAGCGGCCAGCTCTTTTCCCAGAACTGAAAGCAGAATCCCCAAATGGGTCGTATTCTGTTTTTGCTGGTGTGTAATCGTTCTCATTGTAACCATCAAATGGGTCATCATATTCACTTGATGCTGGTAGTGACTCGGAGCCAAAACGACTACGCAGCTCAGCGAGGTCTGGTCCATCACTAATACCATCTTCGCCAATACCATCTTCGGTGTTTTTTTTCTTTTTTAGTTTTTTGAATTTCTTTCCAACTTTGTCTCTGGCTGAACCGACTATCTCGCCAGCATTTTCCAAAAGTTCAGCCCCCTCACCGCGTATGATGTCACCAAATTCATCAAGCCTCTGCTTGTTCTCATCTGTAACGACTCGCTCATCAATAAAATCTGAAGCAATAGTCCAAGCGTCTGCAAGCTTGTCCACCACTGGGTCCGGAAGGCCATTTGGTGCGACTCTGTCCACGGCGGACATTGCAACATCCATTTGGTTTTGAGTTATCTTCCCTCTTTGAACTGCTTCTTCTAGACCACGCTCGGCAACTTCTCTTCCAGCTCTTCTGGCAACGTCAACTGCAAGCGCGGTTGCAAAACCAACAGGACCACCAGCCGCAAGAGCGCCAGCCATATTCACGCCGTACTTAACGCGTTCACGAGTGTCTTCGTCTGCTCCAGAACGCTTCAGAACTGCGTCCAACACTCTTCCTGTTGCGCGACTGCCAGCAATTCCGGCAACTCTCTGTGTTTTACTTGGCTTGTTCGTGGTTCGACGGCCAGACGAAAATCTATCGCCTACCATGACCCCTGTTGTCCCAGTAAATTTGTCTGATATGCCAACGCTCTTTTGAGCATTTTTGCTCATTCGCGCTAGTTCTTGTGGCCACAGTTCAAGTGTTGACGGTCTGCCTAACTGCTCTTCTGTTCCGGAAGCATTCATTTCAATATATGCATGTGGCATATTTGAATGCATTTGATAATTAAATCCCTCGCCTTTTGCAATTCTTCTCACGGCCGATTCCGCTCCAGTAGATGAGCTGTATTCTCCGGGTTTAAAGAAATGTTTTGCACCAAGTTCTTTTAGTGCTGTTCTGACCATTTCATTTGAATCACCGTCTTCTGTTGTTTTTACAACCTGAAAACTACCCTTTGGCATCTTTATTCCGCCACCTGGTTTAGGTGTTAAGACGGTGTCAACTGGGAAAAGAGAATCTACGCTGTCTGGATTATTTTCCAATACATCTCTAAGTCGAACAACTATCACATTCGAACCTGGTTTTTGTTGGCGAGCAATATGACCACCAGCCATATGGTTGAGCGCAAAGTGTATAGTGTGTCTTTGGACGGTTACCTTTTCTCCTGAATCAGAGGTCAATTCATAGGCGCTAAGTGGTTTAAGTATTATGTTCCCGTCAGCGTCCAGTGGTGGGTCGTACTGAGTTTCGTGAACCAAGTACAAATCATCCACACCAATCTTGTCCAGACCCTCTTTCCGTTCTTGCAAAAGGTCGTCCTCAGAGAAAGATATTCCTTCAATAGATTTTTCTCTTTCTTCAGCAATAAGCTTCAAACCAATTTCAGAAAGCCTGTCGAACTCTTTTGCTGCGTCATCATCACCACGAACAGACGCATAAAGCAATGCGTCAACATTTGTTGACCTTCCAGGACTTCCTCCTTCACTGAGGTGCGCGGCGCGGGCAGCTACCCACTTCTCAGCAAGTTCCTGTCCTTTATCACTTGTTCTATCCAGACCGGTTATGGCGTAAGGATTTATCGGCACATTTTTTATCTCAGTGTCTGACTCCATTTCAAAATCATTAGTCGGACCACCGAATACGACAGACTCCCCTCCAATGTCGTATACATCAAATGCCTTCCTTTCTTCTCCGAATCGTCCTTCCTTTTTTGCAAATCCTTGAGTTGGAGATTTTTTAAGGTCTCCAGGTTTTAGCGTTCTCTCTATTGCCCCAGATGAAAGTTTTTCTGGTTTTTCAGAAATTTCTTTTCCTCTTTTTACTCCAAGCTCATCCTCGTCTTGAAAAGTTTCGGCTCGTTCAATTTTTCTGTATATATTTGCTCCAGACGACAGTTTTGGAGCTGTGCGCCTTGTTCTTGGGTTTAATCTTCTCTCAAGTCTGCGACCAATTGGGCCACTTTCAAGAACGATATCGTCTGTCTCAGTTGGCAAGAATTCGCCATCGTCAGCAAATTTTGTAAGTTGATTCTCTGTCATTCTTACGCGTGGACGCTTGTCTATCCCTGCGTGAAATTCGACCGCTGCATCTTCGATATCTTTAAGAATTGCTTCTACTGATTTTCTGGCAACAACATCAGCTACTGCCGGGTCTAATGATTCCCTCGACATGTCGTTCATTACTTCTTTTGGACTCTCGCCAGCCATGACGCGCTTGATATCTTCAAACGTCATATTTGCCCTAGTGGCTCTTACGACTTTTCTTTCTTCGCGCGTCTGTGGGATGCCAAGAACCTCACTTCCCGTAGTTGGGTCTAATGCTGCACCTGCTGAAGTCTTGTATGGTGCGCGCTTTTTAGTTCCAGGTACATGGTCAGGGTCGAATTCAGGTGGCTGTGGAAGATTTGCAATTATTTCTCCACGCTTTGCAAGTTCGTCGTCAATAGACTTGAGGGTTGCCCTATCTGTTCCCTGCCAACCTTTTCTATCATTTGCATAGTCTGGGTTAAGGAGCCGTCTGTAAACATCTGCTCTTCGATTAACCAGCTCATCAACGTCCATGCGGAATACTGTTGTCAGCCGCGGTCTTCCGGTTATTGGGTCGACCGGGTCTGGTTTGATGTCGGCTTCTGCTGGTTGGACGAGTGGGACCCTCGCGATAGACGTCTCGTATGGGGACCTTTCTAAAGTTCCAGGAATGTAGGGATAGTCTCGCGGTGGTGTCTTTGGAAGATTTGCGACTATCTCACCACGATAGGCTAATGTTTTATCCACTTCGGCAATTAGGCCATCATAGTCATATGGGTTGTCATCTCTATTTCTAAAGTCCGGGTCAAGCATTGCTTTGTACAGCCGAGCTCTATAATTAAGCAGTTCTTCTACGTTCAAAAGATATATTGAACTTAAATCAAACTCTTTGCCAGTTCTAGCTTTATACATGTCTCTGGCATCTTTAATATCAGCTTCTGCTGGTTGAACCAGTGGGGTCTTACCAATTTCGGCTATGTAGTCTTCGGACGGTGGCTCACCGAAAGAACCACCAGCGCTTATTACTTGACGTTTAACTTCTACGTTCTTATCTTCAATTTCAACTTCACGTTTTGGTCGTGATGGTGTAGAAGAAAGACCATTCTCTCTTCTTTGCGCAACGTACTTATTAGCAACTCTGTCAATTTTCTTTTTTGTCCCCTTTGCGTGCTGTCCAGCACCAGGACCCTCTTCGCCAATCGAGGAAGAGACTCTGTCCAAGACGTCGACGACATTGTCCTGTTCTTGGACACGCAGAACGATTGTCCCATCAGGCCTTACGTCGACAACTTTCATTTTTCCTGGAGGAAGAACAAGGGCTCCTTCTTCTCCAAGTTCAGTCTCGTTTGTCCTGAACAGTCCTTTATCACCTTTTGAAACCTGGACTATTACGCGAGTCTTTTCCTTGCCAGCACGAGTAATTACATCTCCATCAGCATCACGTGCCTCACCTGGTTTGTGTGGTGATTCATCTGTAATGATTCGTCCGCTTACAAAACTCTGATTATCAAAGTATTCGCTTACATCCTTGAATCCGCTATCTGTTACACCAAAATAAATCTCTGCTTCAATTTCTAGGTCATCAGGGATTGAAGACTCGTCCATTGCCTCCATTGCTGGAATAAGAACTTTCTCGATTTGGTCTTCGAGTGATGCTGTTTCGCTTTCTGGAGATAGGTCGCCAGCGCTTCTTTGTGCTCTTCTGTAACGTCGATTTATATTCTTTACCGCAGAAACATTCCCGTCAGGGTCAACAAGGTTTCCGATGTCAGTGAGTTCTGGGTCGCCTAGTCGCTCTACTGCAATAGCCTGTTCTTCAGTCATTGCTAAAGATTCGTCTCTTTGAATCTTCTTCGCGTAACTAGCGCCAGCTTTATCTGTCTTGACTTTCTTGGTTTTCTTTAGCGCCTGTTGCCTTGGTGGGTTTACGATTTCATCTATTCTTGTATCAAGTTCACGTCTTTGCTTTGCCCAAACTTTTGCGTCATCAGAGCCTTCAAGTTTTGACTTAAATATTGCTCTCAACATCTTCTTGTCTTCAAGCAGGACTGATTTATCGTCGGCGGAGAGTCCTGGCTCCTTCAGGGATATTTCGATATCAGCAAGCTTCTGTACAAACTCATCTTCCGTCATATCTTCGGCTTGCTGTTGCAGATTCTTTATCTCTTGCTGGCGAGAACGCGCAGCCATTTCTTTTGGTCTAAGGTTCCCTTCTGAGAACATCTTTTCGCGAACTGATTCGCGCATCTTTTTAACGTCGCTGCGCCGTCTGTCTTTGTCTTCGCTGCTAAATCTTTCAGCCCATTTCTTTTCTATCAAAGCAATCTTTGCGTTGTTTTCTTTGATTTTTCTATTTAAATTCTTGAACGCAGGAGAATCCTTGCTTTCGCCAGTTGCCTCGAGATTGTCAAATGCATCGTTGTAGGCTTCCCTGTTATATTCGAGACCGGCAAGGGCGTCGATAAAATCGCCATTTGTTGTAGAAGAATCCTGTGACCATTCTTCAATTAGCGACAGCTCTTTCTTGTGTGCTACTTCAAGTCGCTCTCGCACTTCTGCAATACTGTTTCCAGATAGTTCTGGGTCTGGACCAAGGTTCTCGTAGTAACGAGCCTCAATTTCTCGAAGACCATCTGCATCAGACCTTCTTCTAATGTCAATGTACCTGCCGTCAGATACGTCATCCATCCACTCAAGCGCAGCGTCAATGTCGTCACCGTAGATGAGACCAAGGTCCCTGAGAGCCCAAAGTTCTGCAGCAGCCTCTAGAGCCCAATGCTCTGCTCCGTACTCATCATTGAAATACATTTTTGGATACTCTCCAGCGAGAAATCCGACTACATCCGTTCTGGATAACGCATTTTTAAGCGACTCAAGGTCAATCCCATCGCCAGCCTTTGCCATAAGACTCATCACCATTCCGCTAGTGAGGTCTCTAATATTCTCCACCCTTACAGGCTCGCCCTTGTCGTTGAGGACAGTAATGAAACCGTTGGTTCTAATCTGTCGTTCTGCTTCTCGGTTGAAAGCCTGCATTTGAATAGTGTGGGCAATCTCGTGCTTCATAATATGTCGCGCAAATGCTCGTTCTTCAACCATTGCCGCAAGCTGCTTTGAATGCCCGTCAACGGTAACCAAGAAGTCAGTTAAAGCAGTTGCTCTTTCTGAATCGGTTTTACCACCAACAAAATCAATCCTCATTCTTTCGCCTGGAGCAAGACTTGGTATTAATGCTTCCTGATTATTCATTATCTCGGGAATATCAACATATATAACGCTCATCACGCGTTTGCTGTCTGGCGATGTGTACCCACCAGTAGATGCTTCGTCCATGCGTGGGTCGTCAGGACTTTTAACTTGAAAATCTATACGTGCAATAGTTCTCATATGTTCTGGGTCAGCAATGAATGAGTCAAGAGCCGATTCAAGTAGAGCTCTTTCGGTTGTGTACCAGCGCTCTGTGTCTGCTGCAATCAAGCTCTTTTGACGCTCTGGAGTTAGGCCTGAAAAGCCCGGAACGTGCGCAAGTCTTGCTTTTACTATCTTGTCAATGTCCTCTGCGGATAGTCTTGTGCTTGTATCTATCGTCCATGCACCGCTGTCTCTCAGCTTCTGGAAAACCTCAAATACGTCGTCGTTTGTTTTTATCTTTTCATCTGTTCTGATTACCCCAAGCGAGTCCATCAGGCTTGCGATGTTTATGTCCTGCTGAGCAAGCTTGTCTTGAGCGCGAATCATTCCATCAACAAATACCCTGCTATTTCTGTCGCTGAGGCTCGCTTCACGCCACTTTTTGATGTTCTTGATTCTTTTGCCGTTTTCATCACGCCATACGGTTCTACCGATTCCCGGTATTGCTCCGTTATCAAGCCATGATAGAAACTCAAAAAGTTTTTTTGTTGTGTGTTTTACACCAGTTTCTTTGCTGACATCAATCCCACTTGCCATCCTTTTAGCAAAGTCGAATATCTCTGATGCTGAAATTCCGAAACAGTTTGTTCCTGCATTGTCGGTGAACTGGTTTGCCGCAGGTGTACCTGGTGGGCATCTAAACTTTCCATTTTCATCAACAATGATTCCAAATGCGCTGGCAGCCCTAGCAATTAGAGACCTTCCTCTTTGCCCAATCGTTCTGCCTGGAAGCCTTTTTTCACTGTAGCCAGAAGGGTTGACAGTCTTTTCTCCGTTAAGACTAAATGGGTCAAGAGTTTGTTCTGATTCTTCGATTATCTCATCAGTTTTTTGGTTGACCTTATATTTTCTTATTCGTAGTTTTGGTTTTGCTGCGAGGATTTTTGCATACTCGTCAGCTGAAACAGAACGTGGCTCATCGACCCATCCAAAGTTTGGTTTCTTTACTGCAGTATTCCGCAATTTAACTGATGGGAAAAGATTGAGGATTTTGCCTTCTTCCCACTTTTGACCTGGAAGATAGTTGTACCCGTTTAGACGTTCAACCATTCCAGGCGTTCCGCCTTTATTGGTCCTCTTTTTCCCGTCGGTGTCTTTGTATGTCTCGTTACCTGTTGCGCCATCAAGCGCCTTTACAGACAGCCCGGCGTTTAGCGTTGGCCTTGTTATTGATTCAGTTACAGCCTTCTTGAACGCAATTGCTGCGTCGTTGAGGTCTCGTCTGCCAGCGAGCGGTGATACAAGCCTCTCGGATGTGATTGTACGTGTTTTATAGAACGGCTTACCCGTCATGGCGGGCCGCCCTTTCTTAGATTGTGTCAGTTTCTGCTTCGAGCAGCTGGAATTCAACAAGGGACTTCATGAAATCTCCATCAAGAGTTTCATCTTCCTTCTTGCTCATTCCTTCGCCACCGGCAACCCAGCCTGCTGGGATTAAGTTTTCTTTGCCGAGTTCGCGAGCGCGCTTGAGAATGTGTCGCTTTGCAGCTTCTTTATCCTTTGCGCGACCAAATGCTTGGATTGCATTTCTGAGGTCAGACTCGTTCGAAATTGGGTATGAACCATCTGGAAGCGCGTTTCCTTCTTTGGCCATCGAATCACGCTGTTCTTCTGTGAATGCGCGCTTCAACGCAATTTCTGCTGCTTCAGCTTCAATCTCTTCTGCTTCTTCTGGTTCGTACTTGTCGTAACCAAGAACTTCGCCATCAAGAGCAACGAATACATCGTATGACTTTCCGTCAAATCCTTCGATTTCAACAGCGTATGAGTCGATGCCTTCGAAGTTGTCTGGCTCAACAGCAACTACATGACCGTCAATTGACTTGACTGCGATTTCAGCTGCATCGGTGAAGCTAATCAAATTGAGTTCATCAATTGCTGTCTTCTGTTCAAACACGCTTTCATCGAGCTTGTGCCAGCCCATAACTTCTGCAGAAGTTCCGTCGATGAATACTTCGACTGCCTTGCCATCCTTGCCCTGAACATCAATGACGAACATGTCAGCATCTGGTGAGTAACCTGAATCGATTACTTTTCCGTCGAACATTTCTTCAGCCATCCCCTCAACACTCAAGAGGCCTGGCATTCCTTTTTCTGCGATACATCCGCCTGGGCAGTTGTCGCAAACAGAAGTTACAGCAGAGTAAGACTTACGCTCAATTGCGCAGATGTAATCATGTTCGCCAAGCTCATCTGACTTCATTCCCATTGTCGCCATGCGGCGCTTGCGGAATTTTTCCATCATGATATTTTGCTTCTCGGCTTCCGCCATGTCCTCTTCATCCTCGGAGTCCATGTCGTCCTCCATCGAGCCTTTTTCTTCTTCGGACATTTCTTCTTCGTCGTCCTCTTCGGACTCCATGTCCTCTTCTTCTTCGTCCACCATCTCTTCTTCATCGCCTTTTTTCTTAAACTTCTGCATGGCGGTATTGACTTTTTCCCCGCCATCCATCATGTCTTCTTCTTCCATGTCATCCTCTTCGGACTCCATGTCTTCTTCCATGCCCATACCCTTCATTGGCTTCTTCTTTGGCATCATGCCGTACATCTTTTGCATGTCCTCTTCGGTCATGTCTTCATCAGCGATGTCAAGGTCTGTTGCCGGTACCATCTTCATCTCTACTGGCATAGCGCCACATTTGCCGCACACCTTTGCTCCTGGAGTGAAACCGCACGCAGATGCATCAGCTCCTTTGGCGCACTTGAGCACAGCCCCTTCGCTGTCAATACTCACTGTTGCCTTGTCGTCGTAAGCCATAAAATAGAGCTCCTTGCGCCTAATGGTATGCAGAAGGCTAAATAGCCAACTGTTTATTAAATTATTTGTTTGTAAAAGTATAACCTACCATAGCGCCGCTATGGGAAGTATTAATAAAACGCTTTTCTAATTATCTATTAACGTCTTCTTTGTGAGTTGTCGTGAAGCTGAAGAAGTTTTGTCCATTGAGTTGGAGACAAGAATCCTTTGGCTTTGAATTGAGAAACAAGGCTTTGAGCAAATCCACTCCATTTGGCATTTTCTGCCCAGCCCATTATTTCTTTTTGCATTCTTGGGGTTATGTTTTCTGGGGCTCCGTTGTTTTCTCGCCCGGAAGAGAGTTTTGTAACTGCTTCCTGACCAGAATTGGTTATTCTGCGAGCGGCTCTTCTTCCACTGCTCATAGAACCTCCACCCTTGACTGAGTCAACGGTTTCGCTTAAGTCGTACTTCTTGTTGAGTCTGTCAACTATTTCCTGAACTTCTTCATCAGAGTAACGAAGCGCTTTTCCAACACGAGGGCTGAATTTTGGCTGCTTGCCTTGTTCAAAGGTCTTTAGACGGCTGATTATCTTTGCCGCACCAAGCACCTCATCGATATCGTCCCACTTAACCTTTTTGCCACTTCTTTCAACGGCGTCAACAACGTTTCTCCAGAGCGAGAATTGGGGAATTGAGTTGTCAAACTTGGTGCCGTCTTCACCGAATACTTCGCCAGCGCTTGGGATTATGCCTTGATTAACAAGTTGTTCAACTATTCCTGTTGGGACGCCTTCTTGTTTCCATTTTTTGAGCTGTATTGGTGTCGGCGTGAACGTCACTCCGTCAACTTCAAACGTCAGGGCTTCAGATAGTTCTGCATCTGACTCGACGCCAAGTGAATCTGAAAGCGCGGAAACAGAGAATCCGCCCTTGGAAATTTCTTGTGCAACGGTTTGCTCAGTCTCAACCATGTCTGCAGGGGACATGAGTCCAGCCATGTAGATTCCCTCGTCAAGGAAGTCATCATATTGCTCACGAGTGAGCTGGTTTCCGTCCTTGTCGTACCAGTACGGCTTAGCACCAAAGCCCCAAATTCCATCAATTATGTCGCTTGTCTGGAAAGGGTTTGAACTGTCAGAGAATGCTCTGTCAATCAAGGCGTAAGCATCAGCTTCGGAAATGCCTGCTCCTTCTTTGAACATCTTCTCTGCTTCTATCTCGCTTATACCGAGGTAATCTGCAATTTGTTCTTTGCTCAATGGCTTGCCGTTTTCGTCTTTCAGAATTTGCTGCAGCTTCCTGGCGTCAAGCATCCACTTACCATCTGGAGACCTGTCGTTATTTTCTGAAGTTTTTCCAAACTTTATTTTGACATCAGCTGCCAACTCTCGGCCAACCTTGTTTCTTTGCAATTCACCAGGCATCCTGAGTCTTCCGGAACTGAATTTTTCAGTGCCGAATTCGTCTTTGCTTGGTCCAGGTCGCTTCTTGCCCGGAATTGTTGCTGCTCTCTGTCTTACGCCATCAGCAAACGCCTGTCTGTCGGCATCTGACATTGGTCGTCGTTTTGAACCCTGTGTTCTTCTGTTTCTTCCAGAGCTAAGTCCTGGAGCATCTCCTGGCTCCAGGAAGTCGGCTACATCGCCTTCAACCATGTCGAAGTTAGAGAGGTTGCTAGGTGAGAAAATGTCTTCAGGAAGACCGCCCTTGCTCTCTCTGTTTAGTGATACTCCGCTTTCCTCGAAAGACTCACCTATCCCAAAGAGGTCGCTTAGCTCTCTCTCTAGCCTGTTGATTGCACCGTAGTACATGTCGCTGAGTTTTGCAGCAAAATCTTCCGGCTTTGTTGTGTTGTTGATTGAGTCAACCAAGTCTTCAATTTCATTTATTTGACTCTGCAGTGAGGAGCGAATGAACGAATCGTCGATTGCCTCGATATCTTCAAGTACTCCTTGGATTTCCTGAGCATCAAATCTCATCGAATCAACGGCATCAGCGGCATCCCCGTCAGCATCGTCTATATGCTTTTGCATTGCTGACTCGAAGTCAACCTTGCCGCCATCTCTCCAGCTGTTTCTGTACGAATTTTCTAGAAGGCCTATCTTTTCGCGCAAATCATCGGTTTGCTGATTCAGGAGTGCAAGATTCTCTACATGGTCTTCCAGCTGTGATTCGATGTCATATATTGCTGAATCAAGTCTGTCAATAAATTCCATATCATCATCTGAAATTTGTCCAGTCAAATCATCGATGCTTGGTGTACTTTGCTTTGTGATTTTCTTACCATCAAGAGCTGCGCGGATGTATTCATCCCTCGTAGCAACTAAGTCATCGATTGCGTCAATAGCTTTTTTATGGTCTTCTAGAGCAATCCTTCCACGTCCACCATTTGGAAGGAAGCCAATTTTCCCATCAAGAGCATCCTGTGTTACTGGATTGTTGAACTGCCCGCTCTTTTCAAACTCGGACTTGATGTCTTCTGGTGACCTTCCAGAACTCAGGCGTCCACCGCCAGGAATCCTGCTAGAAACCAAACTTCTCGTTCTTCTTCCAGAAGAGAAAGACGTTCCTTGAGGGACTCCAGGTTGTGTTGGATTGATTGGGGCAACTGCGCCGTCAATCAAGCCCTCAATCTTGTGGAGACTGAAACTTCTATACTGACCCGATTCCTCATCAAGTCCTATGAAGTATATTCCTCCGCCCTTCTTGGTCATCATTCCGGTTGGATAAACCATTCGTGGCTTGCCGTTGTAAGTAAATGAGATGACCTCACCGTTTCTGCGTATGGAATCAAAGTCATACTTTTCAACAGGAACCGCAGGCAAGTTTGCCGCGATGTGCCTTGAGTTTGAGCCAGCCTCATCCGTTCTCTTGAGAGCGTCTGTGACTAAGCCAATTTCCTCAGCAGGAGTTTCGTCGTATCTAGAGCGAACCCCGGATGAAAGTCTGCTGTTTTCTTTCATCAATTCAGCCTGGATATCGCTAGCTTCGTCTGCCCAGTCTTCTGCGCTCCAGTCAAGGCGTGATTCATCTATCTGCGCCATCATCCGGACATATTCCTGTCTGTCTGCGCGCTCTCTTGAAGCTCTCTTGTAATTTTCGTACTCTGCGTCTCGGCGTGCTTCCTCTTCTTTGAGCATTTCGGCAATTTTTTCAATGTCGGTTTCTGCTTTAAACTTGCGTTGCCATTCTATGCGGCTGTTTTCATAAGAGTCAGCCCATCGTGCTGCATCTTCTGGGGACTTAAAACCCTCCGAGCCAACTCCGGCAATGTCCCAGTCGATTTCGTCGTCTTCACCGACACCGTCCATGACCATCAATTCAGCAAACCACTCACCGGATTCATCCTGGCTTACATTCCACTGACTCGGGCGCGAGCGTCCACCTAGGAAGGCGCTTGCCTCAAACCAACTTCTGTCGCCATCGCGATAGCCTCTGCGCATATCGAATTCAGTGAGAACCTCATCACCAAATGCGCCCATTTCATCAGCAAGAGTTCTTACTGTCCCCTCAGGATTTAGCACATACTTGCTACGTCTTCCAGACGAGAGAGCAGCAGGTGCTCCGTCATACGTAGCATCCCTGTTTCCAGGTATGACTCCAGCCTCAGCAACCTTTCTACCAAGCTTTTTGCTCATCGATGGAGAGAGGGATATTGCGTAGTCGTGCGCTTTCTGCGCTTGCTCAAAAGCATTCTTAAGTGCATCTGGGTCAGACTTGAGTTTCTTGAGCCATGATGCAAGGTATTGAGCATGGTCTTCTCTTGGCTCAGGGGTCAAGCCGTGAGCAGTCATAAAGAATGCTGATGCTATTTCCGCAATAAGCTCTTCTTGTGCATATTCAGGGCTTCCAAAGTCTCCCATGTGGTCTCTGTTCAGACGGCTCTTGCCACCCGTCCAGTGCATCAACTCATGAGCAAAGACTGCATAATAAGCTTCCTTGCTCTTAAATGACGAAAAAGGAGGAAGTGTTATTTCGTCTGTTGATGGTCTATAGAACGCTCTATCTCCACCGTGATTGACTACTGCACCGATTTCTGAAAGTGCTTGTTCAAGTTCTGCAGCACGCTCTTCTTCTGAGAGTTGAGGCATCTTGAATTGTTCTTTATCAATTCCGTCAATCTGGTCGAGGTTGAAAACATATCCTGTTTTAAAGAAAATTGAACCAGGCTTTATTTCATTGCCATCAGCATCTTTCTTTGCAGGAATGATTGTTGGGATGATTATCATCGTCCCCTTTTCACCCTTACGAACAGTTCCGCCTTTTTCTTTCCACTGATTAAATCCAGCCCAAAGCCCTGTCTCGTAATTCATTGCATCCTTCTGGAACATCAACATCAACGAGTTGATTCCAGAGTATGGGCGATTGTTGTTCATAGCATTACGTGGAAGAGAAGCATCTCTGTGCCAAGGGAACTCCCACTTGCCACCTTCTGTCTCTGCTTTTTGTATTTGCTCGATTAGCTTTTCTTGAACGCTTCTATAAACCTCGTCCAACTTCCCTGAAGACAAACGCTGTCCAGGTTCCATGCCCTCAAGCGGACTTACGTACTTTTTGCTACCCGAACCAAGCGTGTCTCCGCGTTGTTTTTCAACCCAGGACTTTGCTTCCTTGTCTCTATCACGCAAAAGTTTCATGTGCTTTTGCTCGCGTCTTCTCACAGTTTCACGGCTGAGGCCAAGAGCCTTGGCAGTCTGGTCAAGCGATTCTCCACCCATACGACGGTCGTAAATTGACTCGTTCAATGCAAGCTCTGATGCTTCCTCTGCTGCCATACGTGCTTGGTCTTCGCGGTAAGACTCAACCTCGTCAAAGTCTGGTCGTTGCAGTGTTCCACGTTCGCGAGCCATGTGGCGCATTTCTGCCTGTCGCACATCTTCGCGTGTCATTCCAAGAGCCGAAGCAGTGTCCATGAGCGATTCCCCACCCATGCGGCGCTCAAATATCTCCCTATCAGAGACACCCAGCTCCTCTTGGTTCTTTCTCTTTCCAGAGGACAGATTTCTTGCTTGACGATTGTCGTACTGTGTTTCTAGATAATCCTGATACATCTGTGACGCAGCGTACGCAACGTCTTGAGCAAATCTTTCTCCACCGGCACCATACTCGTTAATGTATTCATCCCGTGTTTCGCCGTCGGTATCCATCCAGTGGTCAAGGATTCTCTCTGCCTCCATGCCGGTGTGGCCAATCTCTCCCAATTCCCAAAGCTGGTCTTTTCTCACTGCTTCCTCTGGGTCTTCGTATCTCTCGAACCCAGTTCTAGTACGTCTGCCGGAGCTGAGACCCTGACGATTTTTGTCTGCGAATTGTCTTTGTCGGATTTGACCTAGTTCTCGGCGTAGTTTTGACTTGTAGTTGTCGCTAAGACCAAGTTCAAGGCTGCGTAAGATTTTTTCTGCTCTGGCGGCATCTCGGATTGGCTGAAATGCTTTAAACTTTTCATCGGCCAAATCATAAACGACATCTTCGTCGACCTTGTTGTCGTCAATCTGTATAAGAGTAAATCCTTCATTTTCTTTGTTGTTAGGCTTGCTCCAGATGTCTTCGTCTGCGATTAAGAAACCAGTTCCATTATCGGTATCAAAATCTATCCCATAACCGTCGTTGATGTATTCTGGCGTGTCTAGCTGCTTACCATTTTCGTCATGCGTAATCACGATGTCGATTGAGCCGGCGTATGGCCGTGGAGTGTCTCTTCTTGAGCTGTATTCTCCCTCGACTAGTTCGATTTCGAAATCGGAACCATTAACGATTACACCCCTTCGCCCGTCATTGAGGGTGACTGTGTTCCCAATAAAATCCCTTCCGTTTGCTGAAGAAATAGTGTCAAGGTCAACTACGAACTCATCCGCATACGGACCACTGTCGTCCCATCTACCGGTAGGGAAAGAAGCGTCCATATCCCCGCCGTATTCATCAAATAACGCAGGCTTTGAATCTCTGGACATTGCTTCGTCAAGAACTTCTTTTCTCCTAGAAGAAAGACGAGAACCATCAGTGTCTTGATTTTTTTCTCCTGCAATGAATTTCTTTATGTCGTCAATCGAGATGTTCCCAGTCATGTCTTCGTAGTACTGGTCGATAACATCTTGCTCTGATGGC